CCTCCACCGCCTCCGTAGAAGCCACCTCCACCGAAGCCGTAACTCGGAGGCCAGTTCTGCGACGGCTCGTCGGTCGTCGCGACCGGGTAGATAGACTTGTCTTCGACCGGAGCGAGCTGTGGTCCGGCCGCCGGCTCGATGTTGATCGGCCCTTCGGCCACGGGCTCTTCCTTGGCGACGACGCGGTCGACGAGTCCGATGTTGTTGCAGGCAAGCGGCACCAGGACGCACTGCGAACCCGAGCCGCAGTATACGAGCGCGAGTTCACGATGATCGGGAGCCCAGCTCTTGGTCGTCACCGGCCCGTGGCACGTGCTGTGGCCGCTGTGCATGTCGCGAAAGGCCGCGTAGTGTTCCTTGCGCGTCGTCGAGTCGACGCCCTGAGGCGTCACCGCCACCATGTCGTCGTACTTGAGGGCGTCCATCTTCGAGCCGATGAGCTTGCGGTCTTCCGGACTCAGGCTCAGGTCGGACAGCGCTCGCGTGACGTCGCCCTTGATCCGGTACGGATCGGAGCCGGGATTCGACCACTCGCATGGGTCGTGTGGTGCAGCCACGATGGCTGCGGCGAGGATGAAGGAGATCATTCGAAAACTCCTGTGTTGCGACGAACCCAGTCGTCGAGGTCCCATTGGGTGAGGATGACACCAAGCTCAGCTTCGTACCGGTATCGCAGGTTGACGATCGTATTGTGTAGGTTGAGCCGCTTTGGATCTTGCCCCTGGCTCAGCAGCTTGCTCGTGTCGACGACTTGCCGATGCCGATAGGCCACTGCTTCACGTCGCCAGTCGATGGCAGTGACCTTGAGCCCTGAGAGGCGGGTGATGCCGACAGGGCTGAGCCAGAGTTCGTCGGCGGCCCAGCTGTAGATGATGTGCTTCGCGTTGGGGACGAGTGGGGACTCGGACTCTGAGACAGCCAGCTTGGTGCCCACGGGCTCTTGGAGCTGAACATCGGGCTTCGGATCATCGGGTGGTAGATTGAGCTGGATCATTCGCCTCCCTTCTCGGCCACGGACCTGATCCATGTCATGACTTCGGCCGGGATGCGAACGGGCTCGCGAGTGTTCTCGGAAATGCGAGACAGGACTTGAAGGCGCTGACGCGGCGTCGTCGTCCGATCGAAGATGCCGTAGGTCGCGAGGTAGTCGGTCACCTGTTGAAGCATGACGACCGGAGCTTCACGAGTCAGGAGACCGATGCGATCCTTCTGCACCGACATGCCGGCCCACAGGGCTTCGTCGGTTTCGAACACGCACACCGCATGCTCGCGGATGTAGAGCGGCAGCTTGTAGAAGCTGAGGTCGACCTTGAAGGCTGCGAGGTCGTTGTGGGTGTTGAAGAGGATGTGCAGCATCTCATTCCTCCTTCGAACCGGACAGGCGCTTCTCAACCTCTTCGACGTCGAGGCTGACCGACGTGGGCCTGTACTCCTCGGCGCCGACCAGCGCGTAGATGTAGACGATGCTGATGCCGGCCGACACGACCTGCTTCTTGATCGTGGTGCGGACTTCGTCCAGGCTGGTGACACCGATCATGGGCTCCAGCCCCTCGCCGCGATCGACTGCGAAGCGATTGATCTGGCGACCGTTGATCTTGAGCTTGGGCTCGACACCCTCAGGCATCGGCGGAACGTCGTCGACCTCGTTGGCCTTGACGACGTGCAGGGAAGAAGTGGTAGACGTGTTCATTGCAGACTCAGCATCTAGATGCTGCGGTTGGGTGGGTTGGAAGTCGGGCTCAGCCCGCATCGGCTTGGCAATGGACTTGATCCGATCGGTCCAGCGCGGTGGGTTAGACAGGCCGGGAATCGACGCATTGCGTCGGATGATGAGAGTGCTCACGGATTGGATTCCTCGGCTTCCGGCTCTTGCGGCTCGTTTGGCTGGACGTGAGCGAGCCAGTAGCGCGTGATGTCGGAGGCACCCATGCCCTGGCCGGGACGGAGGCCGAGAGCGTCACGCACCTTCTTGAGCACGTCCTCGGGAGGATTGACCCGACCAAGAGAATTCCACCACTTCATGGCAGAACGGAGTTGGTCGAGCGTCGGTCGGACCTTGTCGCCGCTAGCCACGTTCGCTCTCCATGGGGACCTTGGCCAGCAGCTGCTTCACGTAGCCGAGAAGCTCTTCCGCACGCTGGATGTGGGAATCGTGCGTGCTCACCTCGCTGGCGAGCACCTGTTCCTCGGAAGCGAGGACGCGATCGCTCATAGGGCCGATGAAGACGTGACCGACACGATCACGCCAGGCGCCGGTCTGGATGCGGAGATCGAAGTGGCGAGCGCGCAGCTGGGACTGCGCGACTTCAGCCAGCGCGAGCTGGATCTGGATTTCGAGACGTGTCATTGCAGTGTTTCCTCGTCTTCGGGTTGAGGTGGCAGGTAGTCGTCATCGTCGTCTTCATCACCATGACGAAGCGGCGGCGGACGATAGCCTGGTTGCTTCTGAGGGGTCGAAGGTTGCGGGATCATTGCTGTCCCCAGTGAATGACCATGAGGTAGAGAGCGGTGACGATGACGCCGAACATCGTCGTCTGCAGCGGGTACGTGATCCACGTCTTGGTCACTCGATACAGGATGTACCAGGCCATGAAAGCCACAACGAAGGCAGCGATGAAGATGAACGCGCTCGTGATCATGACGGCACTCAACAGCACGCACCAGGCGATGATGAAGAGTGTCGCCGACCACAGGCCGACCTGGGCGGGGAAGCTGTCAGCGTTCTCGCCGACCAGGCGCTCCATGATCCTTCGGAGCTGCGTGTCGTCGAACTTGCGGGCCTTGCGTTCAGCGTTGGTCATCTCCATCCTCTTTACGGTTGGTGCGGCCTCCGTTGCGCCACACTTGGATCACGAACCCGAGAACCAGGCAGCCGATCAAGGTCAGTTGCCAGCTACAGGTCGGAACGAAGCCCGCTGCTTGCAGGCAGTAGATGAAGGTCGCAGCGATCAGCGACCATGCGCAAGTAACACGATCGTAAGTCATTCTCTCTCCTTCATCCGGACGTAGCAGATCATGACGACGATCACGATTGCGAACAAGATCAGTGCGAACAGCGCGGCTGCGAGACTGCCGACCTTGTTGGGACTGCACGCCGTGTACTGTGCGGCCGACGCCGCGAGGTCATGACACATGCGGTCGAGATCTGCTGCTGGTATCGTCGTTGTCTGAGGTACTGTCATCTCGAGTCCTCCTACAGCTTGGTGGCTGCTCCGTGCCGTCGCCAGGCATCCATGGGCATCAGCTTGTCAGTTCCAGAATCGCGGAAACGCCAGAACAACCAGCCGTTTGACTGGCTAGTCTTGACGCCCGCGCCGCGCGCTTGCTTCACAGCCACCGCAGCACGTGTTAAATTGAGGAACGGTTGCGAGAAGCCGTTGACCTTGATGCCCTTGTCGGTCACCACAGCTTCGAAGACCTCGTTGTGATACGTGCCGATCATGGCCAGGCCCATCGGCAGGTACTCGTCCTCGGGCGTGATGAAGAAGTTGAGCTGGACTTTCTGCCTCTGCTTCTTGGTCTTGTTCCAGTTCTTGAGCAGCTTGACGATCACGTCGTCCACGGTGTCGACCATGGGGACTGCGATCGCAGCCAGCTGCGCGTAGACGACTGGACTGACTTCGATGTGTCGCTTCAGAGTCATGATCTCAGAGAGTGTAGTGTTTGTCGACGAAACCGAGCTCCGGATCTCCGCGCAGGTGCCACGGGATGCGGACCACGGTCCCCTTGTCCTTGTAGTGCCGGTCATGGGCTCGAACGAAGTGTAGACGATGGCGTTTTGTCGGCTCGTCACTCTTGATCCTATCACCGACGTAGCGCTTGCGCTCGCGGTTCAGGTCGATGACGTGGAAGTCGTAGAGCGGGAGCTTGCCTTGCGACAGCCGCTTCTTGTTCAGGGCTGCAGGCGCCTGTACCAGCGTGTACTTCGCGGCCTGGGCCTCGATGACAACGCACGCGGCGTGGAACTGCCGATCCACGTAGGCGACGAAGTCGCGCGCTTGGTCGAGGATCGTCCAGTCGCCGCTCGCCATCTCGATCAGGCACGTCTTTGGACTGTCACCCAGGACTGGCTTGTAGCCTTCCTGCTTCGGGTCCTGCACCAGGTAGATGACGTTGAAGCCGCTGATGCGGAACTCGAACGCGCACCTCGGTGCCGGCAGGCCAACATCGCCTTCCTTGTCGCCTTCGGACGCAGCCATGACCGCTGCCCAGTTGTGCTTGACGATGAAGGGCGTGAACTCGCCACTGAACGTAAGGTCCCGCTTCTCCTTTTGCTTCGAACCCTGTGGCTGGATGCCGACGGCACGACCACCCTGCACAGCCTCGATGAGCTTGTGGAGACGCGAGCAGTCGTTGGCCTGAAGCACCCAGCCACCGTTCTTCTGCGCATCTAGGAGAGCATGCAGAAGGTCAGAGAGCTCCTTCTTCTTCGCATGATCGGCCTCTGCAATCTTGAGCTCGGACTTGAGCTGCTGTTGCCGTTGCTCAGTCTTCGACATCATGAGGCGCATGATGACCGCGCAGTCGATCAAGCGATCGATCCACGAGATGTTATCTCGAGCCGAGCTCTCGATGATGGCATCACGCTCTTCCTTGAAGCCCTCGAAGACGCCTTGCCCCTCACCACCGTTCGGTTTCTTCTCGTTGACGGCTGCGATCAGCGCCTCGCTTCCGATCTGCTGCACCATCTCTTTGGCTTGGTCCTCGGTCTGGACCAAGTGCGCCATCTTGTAGAAGTCGGCGAACGAGACCTTGTAGCCGTCACCTTCTTTCTTGTGGTTCCATCGCTCCGGGTGAGCGACGTACTCCATGATGTGCGAGAGCTCGGCCAGCTGCTGGACGATGATCTCGTCCGGTCCGTAGTAGAGGTTCTTGATCTGTGCCTTGAGCGCCGGATAGCGAGCGAAGATTGGTAGCGCCGCATCGGCATCGGGACCATCGAGTACGCGCTTGATCTCGCTGACGTTGGCTCGCGCCTGTTGGACAGTCATCTTCGGACTGCGCCACTTGATCCAGATGTCGTTCCACAGCCGCTTGCCTTGCGCGACGACGGCCGGACCCGTGGGTTCGACGTCGGACTCGAACACATCGGTCATGGCTCGGAGCTTCTGAACCCAAGTCTTGTCGCTGGCCCCGATCGCCTGGACCTTGTCCTTCACTTCCGGGTAGGCGACGAACATGTCGCGCACCGTTCCCTCGTCGCCGTCGAAGCCGAGGACGAAGGCATCGACCAGCTTCTTGGCCTCGGCTTCGTCCTCGATCTGGCGCCAAGCAGCGAAGGTCTCGGCGTTCTTCTTCGAGCGCTCCGCTTGCGTCAGTTCGTCGTAGGGCTTGGGGCCGAGAGCGCTTTCACGAATGATCTCAGCGCACTTGCGCAGCTGCTCCTTGGCCGAGTTGCCGCGGACAGTGAGGATCGCGTCCCTGACCTTCGGGAACCGTTGGAAGACGGGATCACGCCGCCCGAGCTTGTCACCACGGGCAGCGCGCATGATCTCGGTCAGAGCCTGGAGTGCATCGGTCTCGCTGATGTCCGGGTTCTGCCATGCTTCGATGGTCGAAGCCAACCGATCGAACTGATGCTGTCTCTTCTGAACCGAAGTCTCGATGCGAGCCTTCGACATTGCAGGGTTCGTCCTCTTCTGCTTCTTGTGCTTTGCCATTACGCACCTCAGTGTCGTGTCTGGTTCTGTGATTCGGCGTATGCCGCCATGCGTTCGTTCGCGGACCCGTATAGGACATTCATGAAGCGTCGCGGCAGGTCCATGCGCCGCAGCCTCGAGTTGTAGGAGTCGAGCAACGATTCGAGATCGTCACCCGACATAGTCGCTTCGATGGAGTCGGGATCATCAACGGAGATGACCTCCACGACCCCACCGCTCAGGTACAGGAAACAGTCCGTGTCGAGCCTCACCATCAACTCGTCCACGGACCACACGGTCGGAGACTCGTTGGTGGTTTGGATCATTGGATTGTCCTTACTTGAAACCGTCGGGGTCGTCGTCTTCGATCTCCGGCTGCATCGGAGCAGCCAGTTCTTCGACCGCGTCGAACTCCGGAGTTGGGATGCCGGTCGTGAGGGAGAAGGCGTCGCCTTCGGAAGCGTAGAGCGTGGGCTGGCTTGCCGTCTGCGAGTGGAAGGCCGACATTTTAGGGTCGGTGAGGACATCGCGGACGATCGTGCGCTCGCCGTTGCGCAACAGATAGAGCGCACCATCCTTGATCTTGACCGTCGGCTTCCACTCACCGACCACGTTCAGTTGATGGTCGTGACGGGTCGAGTCCGGATCGTCCCAATCGCCCATCAGGTAGAAGCCCTGCTGGTTATAGGCGTATCCGAAGTCAGACAGAAACCGACCCTCGGCTTTTGCTCCACGCATCCTGACGATGCTGCCGTTGCGGAGCCGATACTTCTTGCCGGCTTCGATGGCGAAGACCGGATCGGCCAGCTTCTCCTGCACCGGCGCGGGTGCTTGTGCGGGCGGCTGAGCCGCCGACTCGTAGTTGTCGCTCTCGTTGATGCCGTTGACCTCGAACTTGATCGGCCGCGTGACGTCGAGCAGCCGATCGTCATCGATGGCGACACCCAGAGGACTGTAGGTGACGCCTTGATCCGAGACGAACGTCGATTGGCCTTCGACAGCATGCATCTGAACCGCGCTATGGTTGCGCAGCTGGTACCGACCGCCATGGACCAGCGAGTCAAAGCCGACGTGACTCGGGATCACGGTCGTGACGTCCTTCGGTTCAGTCACGAGTGCCAGATGCGGCTTCACCGGCTTGGGACTCGTACCTTCTTCACCGACCGTAGGGGTCGTCGGCTTCTCGTCGGCGAAGAGAATCGTGTTGGCCTTGAAGCGCTCGTGGATGTTCGCCATCGTGTCTTCCGGGCCGGTGATGGTCTCGCCGGTCAGTAGGTCGGTATCACCTTGTTGGAGGGGTGCCGCCTGCATCGCGATCTTCGCGACGTCGCGAAGGAGTTCTGAGGCCGACAGCAGGCCCTGGTCGTAGGTATCGACTGCGATCTTGATCGCCAAGATGGCGAGTGCGTGGGTCGCCTCGCGTTGTTGCTTCTTCAACTCCAGGTAAACGAGGTCGATGCCGTACTTCTCGATGCTGAGGTGCTGTTGCATGTTCTAATGCTCGTCTGAGTGTGGTGAAGGGGATCAGCTTTCACCGATCCCCTGCTTGTCGTCTAGGGCTCTTGGTCAGCCCTGCTGGTCGAGGCCTTCGTGCGCCTCGTCGTCGGCCGGGACACGCGACCCGGAGTTCCTGGCCGCTTGCTCGGCGCGGGCATTCGCGTGACGCTTGGCGCCGGCGGCTCGGGCCTCTTCGGACGTGAACTGATGGGCGTTGCCGCTGGCGTGGGCCGCACGGCCGCCCATGGCCGCGATCTCGCGTTGACGCGCGCGATCCATGCCGGCGAAGCCGCGCGTCGACTTGGGCTGGTTGGTGGGGAAGACCATGACTCTCTCCTACTTGGGTTGATGACGGGGGACAAAAGAACGATGCGTATTGTATTTACGGTTCTAGCGGAAGACGTCGGTCTCCGTGATCAGCTCGCCGTTGAAGCGAAGGTAGATCGTACCATGCAAGAACGAGATGGTCAGGTTGTCCTTCAAGGCCTGCAGCAGCTGCGCCTTGTCCAGCACCTGGGCGCGATCGCCTTCACGGGCGGGGCGTTCGTTCTTGATCGCTGCCATGTGCGAGTCGAGCACAATCTTGTAGTTGATCACCGCGTCTCGGAACTCGAGCGGCGGCTTGACGTTGTGGATTTCGACGTAGTGCCGGAAGCCATCGGGCCACTCGAAGCCGTTCCAGGTGTAGGTACCACTGCCGTTCCTGGCACCACAGATGCGGCACTTGGACGTGCCTTTCGCGTGACGGCAGAAGAGCTTGCTCTCCAGCGCTCCCAACGCAACGAGAAACTTGCGTTGTCCACGCCATGGACTCGCACGCGCGATCGGCATCGGGAGCTTGTCGCCCTTCTTCTGGTCCCAGCTCTTGGCGTCCTCCGCCCAGTAGCCCACTTGCTTGATCTGTTTCTTCATCTCGACCTCAGAAGATGTCGAAGGGCTTCGTGTCCTCGAAGGCTTCCCGCTGCGCGTGCTGACGCGTCGGATTGCGGCGATCGAGTTCCTCGTCCTCCAGGCGCTTGCGCCGCTGGGCGCGGAGTTCGGCCGTGATGGCGAAGCCGACCTTGTTGATGGTGCGGATCGCCTGCGGCGTCATGTAGTGGGTCGGAACCTGTGCCATGTGCACTCCTTGTAGTTGTGGGTCAGAGGCCGGTGCCTCCGTTGGTGGCGACGACCAGGAAGATGAGGGCCAGTGCGACGGCCAGCACATCCTTTGCTCGAAGTCGGAGCGAGGATTCGTACAGGTTGCGCCGGCGCTTCAAGCCCCACTCATCATCCAGTAGCTCATCGTCATCGTACATCAGTCGCCCCGGAGCGAGAAGTCCTCATCCGTCCGACGCTGACCCATGCGATCGAAGTTGGGGTCCTGCTCGACGTAGTTCGGCCTGTCGCACGGCCAGGTCTTGAGATCCGGCATGCGGCCAACGTGCGAGAAGAGGTCGGGCCAACCCACGACATTGGCCATCGGGCTCTTCTTCTGGAAGCTGGTAGCTGACCCGAAGGTCCGACCACTCTTCGCGTGGGTGTCCTCGATGCGGGCCACGTTGTAGTTGTGCAGGAGGGCCAACGTGTTGTAGACGATAATGTGGGTCGTGTGATCCTCGCCTACGATCCAGATCGATGGGTGGGCATTGTTGCGCCACTCGACGTAGGCATGGATGAGCGGCAGCCCCGACCAGGCGGTACGTGCCATGGAGAAGCTCGACCGGGCGTTGGCGCCGATGAAGTTGGCGCAGAGGAAGCTCGCGTTGTCATCGTCGTAGTCGTCGCCGAAGTACTGCTTGGGCTCCTTGTAGGACTTCGAGTCCGGATCGATGAAGCGCTGCAGCATCCAGCAGGCGACGAGCACCGACTGGATGAACCAGGACGAGCTGATGTCGATGAGGAAGCGATTGGCGCCCATGTTCTCGCCGCTCTGCTGATAGAGCTTGAGGTCAGGTTCGATGTGCATGTTGCTGCTCCTTGAAGTGAATGGGAAGGTTGAGTGTAACTGGGTTGAGGTCTCAGCTGGTGATGACCTGCTCGCCGCTGTGCGTGGCCGCCGGGCGCCAGACCACTTCGTAGGCCGAACCCATGTCGATGGTGACTTCGACGAAGCCGGCCTGGTACATCTTCATCTTGTGCTCGTTGTTGATGCGGGCACGTTCGTTACTCGCCTGCGCGATCTTGGCGAAGCCGATGAGGACCAGGAAGAGGAGGACGCCGATGGCGATGATGCCGAGGATGTTGTAGGCAGCGATCATGATGAAACTCCTAGAGTGAATGCGTTGAGTGGATGTGACTGCGAGTTGTCAGGGATCAGTAGCGAATGGGATTCGGGTCCAGGGCGCGGCACATGGCCTCGGCCGCTGCCCAGCCCTTGTCGGTGGGAGGGAAGCGTGCGAAGACCGGGAATGCGCCGTCACTCGGAGCACTGAAGTGCGGGTCGAGCTTGTACTTGTTCGCCCGGTACAGCGCCGTCGTCGAACTCACGTTCTCGAAGACCAGGACCTTCATGCCTTCGAAGTTCGTGCAGTTCGGGTAGTGCACCTTGAGGATCAGGAAGCGACCGACGCGCTGCGACTGCTTGACCACGAAGTTCTCCGGCTCAGGGTTCGAGTTCGGCACCGCGTAGGGACTCGAACTGCAGCTTCTACGGAATGGAGAGCATCCCATGTCAGTACTCCTTCGCGTCGACGATGTCGTAGGGACTCCAGGCCTTGGGTTCGTCGGTCGGGCTCCAGCGCATCGCGCTCTCGCCGTTCGCAGTCCAGGCGAATTGCTTCGTGCTGTTGTAGAACATGTGGCCCTTGGCTTCGGAGTCGTAGTAGACTTGCATCGTCTGACCGTTGTAGAGACGATAGACCTTGCGATCTTCGAGCTCAAGCTTCGGCGCCAGCTCCTTGATGTCGTACTCGCTCATGAAGTCTTCATCGTCACGCAGGGCGAAGTGATCGATGCACCGACCGTCGTGGGAGTAGACCGCCTCGTTGCTGCCAACGAACTTTGCCAGACCGCTCGGCTCTTCTTTCAAGCCCATGAGGATGATGGTTCCGTTCTCGAGCACGTAGCGACGGCCGGCCTGGACCAGGAGGCGACCCCGCTCTTCGGACCTGACCTTCAAGGTGCCCGGATGCACGTCGAGGCTGCCGACGCCCTTGCGTCCGTCGTCCCGGTAGTGGAACAACCGATCGCGCAACGTCTTCGAGCGCGATTCCAGGTCATCGTGATGTACGTGCGCCATGCGCGCACGCACCCAGTCGATGAAGTCGTCGAAGTCACGCCCGTGCGTGAGCTTCGGGACCGGCAGCCCCGTCCCGTCAGGCGGCGATCCCGCCGGCCATTCCAGACCCGAGTTGAACTCGTGGCCGTGGCCTTCATCGGCATGCGCGTCGCACAGTGCCTTGACGTTGCGCTGCAGGTTCTCGATCTGCGACTGTTGATAGACGAGCACCATCGCCCACTCGCTGATGTACTTGCGCGGTTGGGTGCCACGGTAGTTCTGGATCTTCTGCACGAGGTGCAGGATCTTTTCGTTGCCCATACGGGCGATGTCGAGCAGGAACATGTCAGAAGCTCCAGGTGGGAAGATCGGCGCCGAGCGCGTAGGCAGCGGCGTACGCCAGGCAGAGGACGAGGAAGCCGATGGCGAGGGGACGCCACGGCACGTGGGCGAAGATCACGTCTTCGGGCTCGACCGCACCGTTCTGGTCCTCGGCTCCGGGCTTCCGCCAGTCCGCGTGCTTGTAGAAGAAGCCGCGCTTGGTCAGCAGCCGCACGAGAGTGATGTCGAAGCTCACCGCCGCCAGGACGGCCCACATCATGTGGGCGCCGCTGACCGCGCAGTAGGCGAACATGACGATGTTCAGCATCGCCATCATGATGGCGGTGAAGATGACGAGGCCATGGTCGACGCCTGTCACCATGTTGTAGTCCTCGGTCTCGGGACGACCCGGAACTCGGAGAGGGGTCGTGGTCGGGAGGTATTGCTTGATGTTCATGATCAGCTCCTGTGGTTGAGTTGGGCACGCAGCTCGCGCTGGCGCTTCTGATAGTAAGCGATGCGGGCCGGATTCGGCCCCAGACTGTACTGCAGGCTCGTCAACGTCTCCGCGTTCTGGCAGATGGCGGCGATGACGTACAGCCTGGTCCGGCCAGCCATTGGCTTGCGCCGCTTCGGCCGGTTGACGGCCTCGAAGTGAGCCCAGAAGTTGGTCAGGTCAGCGCGCGATCCGTAGTACCAGAGGCTGCCCTGTCCGCGCCCACGTTGATCTTGGGAGTTCCGATCGGTGACTTGGAAGTCGGAACCCTGAGGCCAGGTCCGGACCGCGCGCTTAAAATGCGCCAGTTGATTGATGGGGAAGCTGGTCAGGAACTCGTTGGGCAGCGTGAACATGGGGTCATCCCAGTCATCGTGCTCACCGCTGTCCATCACGAAGTCTTCGGGATCGTGATCGTCTCTCGGGTCGTACATGTCAGCTCCTTTCCTTCTGCAAGGCCATACGCGTCGCCGGCGTCACGGCCGGGCCGAACTCGTCGGCGAAGATGGAGGCCGCGACTTCCTCGGGATCGGGACCGGAGAGGATCGGCTCGCGGTCCTCTTCCATGGAGTCGATCATGGCCTCGTGCTCGAGATCGCCCGCCTCGTTCTCCGGGTCATCCCAGTAGTCGTCGGCGATGAAGGAGCCGGAGCGCTCCATCTCGGCCAGCTCGGCCGCGGCCTGGTCGTTGACGCGACGTCGGCAGTCGGCGCACGTCATGTAGACCGGCCCACCCATGCCCTCGTCCATGTCGCGGAAGGGCTTGAGGTCCAGGCCCCAGCCCTTGTGCCACTCGCACTGGCCGTCGCGCTGGACCGCGCCCGCGAGGCGGAAGGCCTCGTCGCAGGCGACGCACAGGTGCGCGTACTCGCAGCCCATGCTGTCGGTCTCGCCTTGGACGCGGAAGGCGGCCACGGTATCCGGGTGCTCGTCGCACATGATGCCGGCGTGCGGGTCGATCGACCAGCGGGTGCCCGGCATCGTCGAGACCGGCCCGTCGGAGCACTCGATGCGCTCCGTCAGCTTCGAGCTACGCTCACGCAGGGCACGGGTGATGAAGTTCGTTTCCATGTTCGTTCTCTCCTTCAACATTCGGGTTGTTCAATACAGCTCTTCGTGAACGGGCGCCACATCGATGCGACGCTGCACCGCTTCCACTTGTGCGGTCGGGCCATCAATGAACGGCCCGTCACGGTCTTGCCGACAGACGACAGTCGTCTGCTGCTCATGCTCGACGTTGTATTCCTTCACCGCAGCGTCGAGCGTCACCACGGGCATCGCGTACCATACGCGCTTCACGGCTTCTTCTCTTCGGTGCCATCGCCTTGAACGTCCCAGCGATGATACTCATCGACTTCGTCCTCGGCCTTCGAGGCTTCGTTCGGCGCCCACCGCATCGGGATCGGCTCTTCGTTCTTCGGAGTCGTGTCCACGTAGAGCTCGATGGGGCCGCCCTCGTCGATGAACAGGGGCTTGCCCGGCGGATACTTCTTGTCGAAGGCCGCCATTGCAGCGTCTCGTTTCCGCCGCTCGTCGCGGAGGTACGCACGCAGGGCACGGAGTTCGCCGCGGGTGCGCTTCCGATGGGGCATCGTCTCGCGCAGCCAGATGTAGGTGGTGCGCAGCGCTTCCGCCGGGAACTCGAAGCCCAGCATCAGCAGGAAGACCGGCGTGATGATGAGGAAGCGGACCGGGATCACGACCGCGTTATAGAGGTAGACGAGCATCTTTGTTCTCCAGGATCAGGATGCCGATGTACTGATCACCGCGCAGACAGGCGGGACTGCAAGCACACCGGCTGAGTTGTTGATGTGTCTGCCGCCGCAGAGCCCAGAGTTGAAGCGACATCAGAGTCGCACGCTCGGAGATCGGAGGCGGCGGGACATAGAAGACCAGCGGGCTGGCCATGATGTGTCCTCCTACATGAAGCCGAGCCACTCGCCGGCTTCGTTGCGCCGGTACGTGTCGTCGCAGTGGAGATAGGACGGGCCATCGCCCATCGCCTCGTCCGGGTGCCCGTAGGCGGCGAGGTTGAACTCGTTGGCTTCGATGCCTTCGACGATCTCTTCGTCGGTGGCACCGGCTTCGATGGCGCGACGGATGGCGCTGATGTTGATGCTCGTCATTACATTCACCTCAGATGCTGGACGGAGTGGCTGTTGATCTTGCATTCGGTAGCGCGACGACGCCCGGGAGCTGTGAAGCCGGACATTGCACGCTGCAGCGTCAGGTCGCCACGACGATGACGAGAGAAGGCACGGTAGCGCCTAGTCACGACATGAGTACGGAACGGCTGGTGCTTCATGAGCGTTGCCCCTTCATGTTCGACAGAGCTTCCGCCAGCACGCTGTCCGCGCTGGACTGGAGATCCGTCAGGTACTCGATGCACTCGTCGGCCAGAGCCACGAGGCGGCGGATGCGATCGAGCTCGTCATCGAGAATGCGGAGCTCGCGAGCGAAGAGAACGACGCTCTCACTCCGCAGCATCTCGTGGAGACGCCGGACAGAGTTCGCCTGGAACAGGTAGTTCCGACGTTGCCGCTTCAAGTCCTCGACGCTGATGTCGAGGTTGACCATGCGATGCTTCAGCGATTCGGTCAGAGCCATTTCTGCCTCCTTACTTGAACCAGACCTTGACGTAGGACGTGTAGTCCTGCCCGATGCGGCACGCTTCGGCAGCGACGAAGAAGCGGACGACGGCACCGACGACCGGCAGCTGCGTGGCAATGACACGGGCGCGGATCGAGTTGCGCTTGAGGACGACCATGTTGTGAACTCCTGTTCGTAAATGAGTGATGGGACGCAGAGCGCGTCCCGGTTGACGTTTCAGGCTTCTCCGAGTTCCACCTGACGGGCGCAGGCTTCGTCCTCGGTGTCGAACCATTCGACGGTGTTGTCGGGCCAGACCACGGCCCAGGGCTTTTTGCACTTGGCCGCTTCCTCATCAGGGAGCATGCTCCGATCGTGCACCTCCACCAGCCACTCGTCCACTTCGCGGACGAAGCGTTCGTAGACGAACAACTTCGCCTTGCCTCGCTTCGCGTAGTAGCCGCGCTTGCCTTGCTCGTCGAGCACAAGGTTGGACGTGAGCTCCACGACGTAGCGACCCTTGCTTGGCATCGGCACCGACACGAATTCGCCCTTCTCGAAGGCACCGACGAGCACGTTGAAACTCGGCCAGAGCTTCGTGATGACGAACGCCCAAGCCTTCTCGGCGGTGGCGAAGGTACGGCTCTTGTGCCCGATACACACAACCTTCACCTTGTCCTGCGCGGACGCGTAGAAGAAGATCGGCGTGTGAGCCTTGCGCTCGATGCGAAACAGCATCCCACCCTTGGTGGTGCGCTTGTCGTACTGGTAGAACGTGACGAGCTGCGCGCCGCCTTGAACCGTCTGGAGGCTGAGGGTGATTTGCTTCTTGATCGACATGATGTGCTCCTGTGAATGCGTGATGAGACGCTTTGCGTCTCGGTTGATGATCTTAGAGAGCGACGACAGCCCACGTGCCGTCGTTGTTCATGTTGCTCAGCTCGCGACGATGCTGAGCGGCGCTGCCGCCGGGCGTCAGAGAGTCGGCCATCTCCTTGAGGTAGGAGGCGATGAAATTCTTCGACCAGCCGCGACCCGGACGCATGACAACGGCATGGTCGCCGAAGACGATGCGCTTGCCCTTGACGGTGTACGACGCCGGTGCGAAGTACTCGCGCAGGACGTTGCGCACGTTGTCACGCGTCGGCTTCGTCACGACAGAGCTTTCGCGCTTGTAGTCGATGACGATCGCACGCGGCTGGATGTGAATCACGTGCTGGCGCACATTGATCCTCGCCGTCTCGTGATGCGGATCGAACGAGACGAGGGCGCGCTTCACGTTGACGCCGAACTCGTTCAGCATGCTTAGCACGTGAACGACGGCCGACTCCACGTCGAAGCGACGAACCTTGATGCCCCAGAACTCCTTGAGAGCGCTGGTGTACGCTTCGACGGCTGACTCTTCGAGAACGAGCGGGCTCAGGTCGAACTCGCCGGCGTCGTCCCAGTACGCGGTGAACCAGCCCGGGCTCTTGCGGCACGGCGTGACCTTGAAGGTGCGGCGGCCGCGCATGCTGACGCGCGTCGTCTGACCCTTGCGAGCAAACGTGATGCGACCGGCGGACGTGACGACAGATTGAACGGACATGATGTGCTCCTGTGAATGCGTGATACGGGATCGAGGAACTGCGCGGTGCGCGACCCCTCCCCACGCCCCCATTTTACACCGGAAATGCACAAAATGCACGCCCCTGAGGCCAAATTGTTACAAAAATGCCCAATTTTTGAGCAAAAACGCACGTTTTCGACCGGAAAAAGGGCCCGTCCGACGTCCCAACCGGGGGTCTTGACGGGCCCTCTGTGTCACCCCTCTGTGGGGGTTGCGAGCGAGAAATGATGCAGCTGATTGTCACCGATCCAGTCCAGCAGCTCGTTCGCGTCAGCAGCCTCGAACGGCAGGACCGTTGCCACCGTGTCGTATGGCAGCGTGTTCAGGATTTCACGCCTGTACTCGTCGAGCAGCGCTCCGAGGTCAGCACCCGTTGGCATCATCAGCACCATGAAGTAGCCGCACCTGGGATGCTGACTCATGCCAGCGATGAAGAGCGCGAGCTCGTGTTCCGAGCCGTAGGTTTCACGCGCCCACTCAACGCTCCGCACCATGTGGTAGTCGACTGGAGCATCCTCCATCCGAATCACGACCAGATGATCGACCTTGCTCACTGCTTTCCTTCACCCGAGCGCGGCTCGGAGCTTCTTCATCAACCGATCGGCTTGCGCCTGGTCGATCCGCATGTAGTCTCTCAGGTGCGCCATGTACCGGTCGTAATCCCAGTCGTGGACTGCGTCCGAGTTGTCGACTCCGAGAAAGAGAGTGAAGCCAGGATCGTAGACGCCACGCGCCGCCGCCAGGAATGCCTTCACCTTCGGGTCCATCTTCGGATCGAGGGCTGCCAGCGCCTGGAGGTTGATTCTCACTTCGTTCTCGTGCTCGGGTGCGACCGAGAGCTCTGCCACTGCGTCCAGGCTGACGTTCACAGCCTGGAACTCTCCGTTCTCCTTGATCAGCTTGTTGCGCTTGCCGCGCGTGTGATGCTCGATCAGCTGGTGACCTCTGTTCTTCACCGCCGTCTTGCAGATGTTGAGGGCGTGCAGCTCCGACCTGTAGAACGGGAACTGCTTGCGCAGCGCGTAGATCGCGCCCTCGAACAACGTGTTCTCGATGTCTGTTCTCGGTTCTCCGAAATGGCGGGCGAGGAAGATGAGCTTCTTGCTCACGAACTTGCCCACATTGGTTCGCAGCTCAGCTGAGCTGATGGTAGCGACTTCCATGTTGTCGTAGTCGAACAGGGAGTACGGCTTGTAGATGGCCGGAATGTGGCTGAGATCGAGGCCTCGAAGCAGCGCCACGTCCTCTTGCATGATCCCGAACTTCGCAGGGCTGGTCGGCATGTTGCGCCCGCGGTTCCAATGCACCGCGTATGCGAACAGCTTGCAGTTCCTCAGCACGTACCCATGTCGTTCTACTCTGGCCCACACCCTCTTGGCCAGCTCCCGGTCGCCGATCTGTCGCCGGTACTCGAACTTGTCGATGGCCCGGAACAGATACTTGAACAGGATCACCGCAACACGCTTGTGATCCTTACCCACGTCCAGAATTTCTTTCAACACTGGGTGTTCCTCTTCGTATTTTTGTTGGACTAGGGCCTGGGTTCTGCCAGGCGCCGGTTCAGAAGGACAGGATCTCGACCACAGAGGTGTGGCTCAGGCGCTTCTTCTTCACCTTGATCGTCGGGTCCTTCGGAGCATTGTCGATGGTCGGCGGCTCGTAGTTGTCCTCGTGCACCTTGGCCGTGATGTCGCGCTTGGTCTCGACCTTGGGGTCTTGGATGCGACCCTTGGCCCTCAGTTCGAGGAACTTCGCGCTCCACTCCTTCGGCGTCAGCAGGGACTCGTCGTCCTGGAGGTAGGCGAAGAACGAACGGCCGCGGCCGTTGCGATCGGGGCTGCCACAGATTGCGATCTCGTTGCCGCTCGTGTAGCCGACCACGTAGCCGCTGAGGTAGTTGCTGATGTACTCGCGCCCCCGGTAGTTGATGTAGACCTTGGTTCCCATTTTCAGCTTGCGACCCATCGGCCGCTGCTGGATGATGCCGAGCAGGATCTGGCGCTGCTGTGGCGTCTTCTCCGCGATCAGAGTTGCGAGCTGGACGAACTCGTCGGTGTTCGTGATCACCTTCGTGTAGTCAGGCGTCCAGCACTTGGGAGCGACCGCGAACTGCCGGACGCCCAGCTTGGAGCACACATCATCGTAAGACCGATGCTTCGACTGCTTGAAATGAAGACAAGTTCCGCAGGTGCGGCGCTGCTCCAGACTTGCTTTCGTCGGCTGTGCGATACCATCCTTTTTCTTCATACGCTGATTCCTTCGTTTGACAGGCACGGGGACTCCTGCGGACGGAATCCCCATGGATCTCATTCTATCACCGTCCCCATCGGGGACGGGGCCGATTTTGGGACGGGGAAACCCCGATCTGAGGGGATCAGGGGACGGAATTCAGGGTTTGCACGAGGCCCGAGGTGTTGACAGACTTCGGATCGATGCTAGAGCCCGGGTTGTGGGGCTTGATGATCGATTCCGTTGACTGCGACTCGATGTCTCGCCAGTGGCGTCTGGTGCCCGACACGTACCGGGCTTCAAGGATCGCCGTGTTCCGGTCGGCGATGACGAGCAGCGCCGCCTGTGCGTTCGTCACCTTGAGGTTCATCTGCGCGATCCAGCGCTGGACCGTCGCGTGGCTCTTCTGGAGGTCTTCGATCGTGCCCGCCTTCTGGAGAAAGAAGTCGGTGTGCTCGAGCTTGCCACCAGTGCGAAGGTAGAGGGTGTATCTCATTTGTGTCGCTTGGTCCACCAGTCCTTGACGACGGTGCCGATCATGTAGAGGATGCAGCCGAGAAACGAGGCTGCGACTAGGAGTGCGAGCAGAACGAAGTCGGAAGTCGACGGGCACAGGCCGTCGGTACCGGGTATCGGAGTGCCCGCAGAGCAGGCTGCCAGGACGGTTCCCATCACTGTCCTTCGGGCCAGCGAACGAGGTCGCACTTGCCGGAGAAGGCGAGCCAGGCGCAGCGAAGCCTGAACCGGAAGCTCTCGATGCTGGCGTGCGGCCGACACGGAATCCAGGCACCGGGCTTCACCTGCGATTCGGTGGCCACCGTGCGCGCCTGCGCGAACAGCGAGGGCAGTGTCCAAAGGATTGGCACGTGTCGCTTGTGTGCCCAGTAGCGGAATAGGATCTTGAAGCAGAGCCAGAAGCCGATGAGGTAGCACGCCGCGCGGGCGATCAGGATCGTGATGAGGAGCGCTTGCGTGGTCATGGCTGTGCCTTTCCTGGTGTGATAGCGGCTGCGACCTGTTCCTTGGTGACTGGATTCAGCTCCTGCTGGAGCGCAGCGTAGTAGGCTTGGAGAAGCTTCGGCGGAGCCCCCATGTACTTGAGGACCTGCGAGTCCTTGAGGATCATCTCGTTGACTCCGAGTTCCGGCATGCAGCCGAGCATCGTACCGTACTTGACGAGGGTGATCTGGGTGCTCGTGTCTTCCTTGTTCGGAAACGCGAACACCTCGTAGGGGCGCTCCAGGTGAGAGTACGCCATGTTCATCTGCGTCGAGGTCAGAGAGCCGATCAGGATCTGGCCGCCGAGCAGGTGAACGACGCTCACAAGGCTGACCTTGGATGGGCTGTTGAGCGGCGCATCTGAACTGGTGCTCAGGCCCCGGAGAGTCTTGGCATCGTGCTCAGCCATTGAAGTCTCCTTCGGCCATGCGAGCCAGCCCCTTGCCGATGTTCTCCAGCGCAGACTCACGACCGGACTTAAAGCCGGCAGAGAACGCGACCGATGCATTGCGGATCATGCCCTGCACGACCTTGAAGCTCACGAGCTCGAAGAACTCGAGGGTGACTGGCGTGTTGCTCTTGAGGTTCACGGCCACTCTGAGCTTGGCCATTCCTTCGTCGTCACGACAGACCTGCACCTCCTTGATGTAGGACGTGTCCGACCTGGCGTACGCCTGCTTGATCTCGGCCGCAAGCGTCTCCGCTTGGTCGACCGTCATATTCCACTTGCCCCACATGTGATGTACTCCTCGTAATGCTCAGACGGCAAAGGAGGTCGAACGAATTTACCCGAACGACCTCCTATGCTTTCTTTACAGTTTGAAGTAATGCTTGTACAGAACTTTCAGCCCTGCCTTGAACAGGTCCTGCCTTGACCGACCCGTCGCTTCTTGTAGTCGAGCCATCATCTGAGTCTCGGCCTGATTCAGCTGCACCGAGTTGCGGAGCAACTTGTTCGGGTCATCAGCAGTCGCGCGCTCGAACTTGACGATGTGAAGCGCCAGGTACAGAAGCTTCTGCATCGCGACCTTGGACTCGCCGTGCATCAGCGCCTGGTAGTTCTGCTTCGCATGCAGCTTCTGCGCGATCCGATGCGCGCCTGTATGGTGCGGCTCGCACAGACTGACGAGCGGCCCCTCAGTGCCACCTGCGTTCTGCGGCCAGATGTGATGATCTTCTCGATGCGCTGGCCCTGGCGGAGTCGATGACTTGAATCTGACTCCGCAGACCCAGCACTTGTCTCCGACCAGGGTGTCACGCCCGAGGACCATCACTCGATCCCTTCGTCCAGCTCGAGCAGCACTTGATCGGAGACGGCGCCGATCTCCACGTAGTCCGTGTAGAAGTCGGAGTTGTCCGGCACCTGCGCCTCGTCACTCATCACCGTCTCGCCATGGAAGGTCAGGATCGGGCACGTGTCGACCAGCTCGGTGCTGATGCTGTTGATCCAGGCCCGGATGGTGCGGCGTCGCAGCGGCGGGCACGTACCGAGGTTGAGGAAGGGCCGGAACAGCGGACGATCCCAGGCGTCGCCGATCTCGTCGTGCCGCTGCGCCATCTTCTTCGACGGGAAGAGCGGGATCAGGACGTTGCTGGCACCGATCGCCGAGTCGTACCAGACGTTCATCGAACCCGGCGCCGCATTGTACGCACGGGACTCCGCACGAGCACGGATCGCTGACATGCTCGATGCGATCTCGACCCGGAGGCTCATGAGGTCGAGCTCGAACGGACACTCACGGAAGATGTTCTCCAGAAACTGGAGAGTCGACTGGTCGGGGAAGACGATGAGGTGGTTGACGGACATGTCACTGCGCCTTGTAGCCGGGCCGCATCTGCGGCGGGATGAAAACGGGCTTCTGCGCTGGCGTCGCCTCGCTGGTCTCCGACGAAGAGCCGGCCAGGCCCCACTTCGGCACGTCGATGCGACCGCCAGGGAACGCGCGTGAGAAGCGGGAGACGTCGGCCGCGGTCATGACCCAGAACCAGGTCCCGCCCTTGAACGAGGTCGGGACGTCGGTGATCATCGTGTAGACGAGCCCGGTCTTGGCTTCCATGAGTCGCATGACGTGCAGCGCTTCGTCGTGGGCCGTGCGCTCGCGGCGCTTCTCGACCTTGACGGGCTTGCCGCCCTTCTGCACTTGCTTCTTGATCTTGACCATGCGTCGCTTCATGGTCGTCTTCGGCGTCGTGCCGTCTTCCTCGAAGACCGTGTTGCCGTCTTCGTCCTTGAGCTCGACCTCGGTGTAGAGCATGCGCGGGTTGATACCGATGCACAGCTGCTTCTTGACGACCGTGTAGCCGCCGATGGTCCCGGCATGGAAGCCCAGGCGATCCAGCTTGGCGACGTCGATGTAGCCGACCTTGCTGAACTTCGACTCCTTGCTGTTTGTGGACGTGAACGCGACGGGCACACGCCTGACCATGAACTCCTTGTCGCCGAAGGCGGGAATGTCGGCCAGGGCTTCACGCGCCTGACGAATCTCGGTCTCAGAGTCGTCGCCGGTGTTGGCGATCGCGGCCTCGTTCAGGCGCTTGAGCCGCGCTTCGGCCACGGCCTTCATCTCCTTGATCTCGGAGATGGCACGGACGCCGCTGAGGAGCACCAGGTCGCTCATCGTCACCTTGTTGGCGATGATTCCTTCGCGCATCGACTGGAGCTCGTTGTCGATGACACGGAGCATGGAGCTGATGCCTTGCACCGGCTCCGGCTTGATCTTTTCCTCGATGTAGTCCCGCGCCGCCTTGATGAGCTTCAGCTGCTTCGGCTTGTCGGCCAGCGCCAGGTTGGCCAGATGCAGGTTCAGCTTTTGGAGCCGGACCTCCGTGGCTTCGAGTCGCGTGATGCGAGTCTGGGTCGCGACGATGCGTGTCTGCGAATCGGACCCGTAGGCTTCTGCGTGTTGCGCGTTCATGCTTGTCCCTCGGTGAAATGAATGAAGGGCGACCCTTGCGAGCCGCCCTCCGCCGACGTCAGATCAGGAAGCCGTCGTCGCTCTTGCTGGACTTCTTGGCGGCCTTGGCCGGCGCCGCCTTCGCACCCTTCTTGGCTGCGACCTTGGCTTGCTTGGCGTTCTTCACGACCTTGCCGGCCTTGGCCGCGACCTTCTTGGCGCCTTGCTTGGCGGCGACCTTCTTGGCGCGGGGAGCCGGCGCGTCGTCCTCGTCCTTGCTGGCGCGCGTCTTCTTCGCGACCGGGGCCTTCTTGCCGGCGGCCTTGGCTTTCAGCTTCTCGACCAGCGCGGTCAGCTTCGCGTTGACTCGCGTCAGTTTCGCGTTTTCGCGCACGGTCGCCGCGACGGCCTTGCCCAGATTCACTTGCGTGGTTGCCATGATGGAATTCCTATGTGATGAATGGCTGTGGATGACGTGCGCTGCTGTGAGTAGCGGCACACGATTCGGGAACCGTTCCCAAATTCGTATTTACAGTCCGAGTCTGGACTGCGGTTCGCAGGTCAGGCGACCTGCATCTTGCGTTCCTTCGAGGCCTCGAAGGCTCGATCCTTCTCGATCGCCGCCAGCACCTCCTTGGTGTCAGCGATGACCTTGAGCTTCGGCTTCGCGAGCCAGGTCTTGAGCTGCGCCAGATGCGCGAGTTGCTCCTTCAACGTCTGCTTGATCTTGGATTGATCGAGCTTGCTGATGTTGCGCAGCTTCAAGTCGAGGACCTGCTGCGCTTGCAACTGACTCAGCTTGAACTTGCGCTGCAGGTCTCGCTCCGGGTCCATCGACTGGCGAATCACCTTGATGATCGCGTCGGCGTTCTGGGCCACGAAGATCAGGAGCTTGGAGTACGCGATGGCTTCGCGCTGCTTCTTGATCTGGTACTCGAGGCTCTTGACCTCGAGCGCCAGCCGCGCCTTGATCCACTTGACGAAGAGCTCTGGCACCGTCAGAGTGTGGTACTCGGTGACGATGTCGACCTTGCCGTCGGAGTAGACGGGCTTGCGCTCCGTGACGTTGATCTTGAAACTGCGGGGCACCAGCGTCCGCTTCTCGACCTCTGCAACGAGGCTATCAAATTGTGCCAGGTTGATGCCGGGGTCGGCCTCGATGAGGACGCGGGTTGCCCCGCCGCTGATGGTGATGGAGTCGACGTGCTCGAAACCCTTGCCCTTCGCCTTCATGTCGCGGATCTTGTCGATGAAGGAGTTGGGGTCGGAGCCGACCGGCCAGTCATCGAGCTCGATGACCTTGTTGTTGCGGTCGACCTCCAGCTTGGCCTTGAACATGACCCGCGCTCTCGGTTCCTCGAACAGCTTGAGCCAGTTCTTCTTGTTGTCCTTGGTCTTGTAGACGTGCCCGCCGTTGCGGTTGTAGGAGACCAGGGTGTCTGCGAAGTCCTGGGCCCTCAGGACCTCACCCTTGAGCAGTCGGATGATGACCGTGGCGATGGACTCAGGCGTGAACGAGGGAAGCGTTGTCGAAGAGCCGGCGCCAACCCCGATGCCCTCGGCGCCCGTCATCAGCACGTTCGGCAACAGGGCCGGAAGCGTCACCGGCTCGACCGTCGTGTCGTCGTAGTTGGGAACGAACGACGTGACCTCGCGGTTGATGTACTGGGCACCGAAGAAGGTCTTGCCGTAGTTGCTGAGACGGCAGTTCGTGTACCGCATCGCCGCCGCAGGATCGACCAGCGATCCCCAGTTGCCCTTGCCCAGGATCGTCGGAACGTTGGATTGGACGACGGTCGTGATCGCGTCGGACACGGACTGGTCGCCGTGAGGATGGTAGCGGCCGATGACGTCACCGACGACTCGCGCCGTCTTCACGAACTCGAAGGGCAGGTTGTGGAGGGCCCATAGCGTGCGACGCTGCACCGGCTTGAGGCCGTCGAACAGGTCGGGGGTCGCGCGGTCGAGGTTGACCTTGTCCGCGTAGACCTGCATCTCACGTGCGCCGAAGACGGCGAGGTCTTCGTTCCTGACGATGCCGAACCCGCCGCTCCTCTGCTTGATCTTGGTTGCCATCACTTGGCTCCTTTCTTCACGGGCTTCTTCACAGTCTTGCGGGCCGTGGTCTTGCGCGCCACCTTCTTCGCAGCCGGCTTGCGTTCCACTGGTTCCTTCTCCGCCGCCTCGGCACCTTCGGCCTGACCCATGAGACCATGGAAGACCTTGATGTCGTTGTCGGTCAGTGGGTTGATCTTGATGAGCCGTCGGGTCTCGTCCACAGCCAGGATCTTCAACACCTGCGGATCAACTTCACCCCAGCCCTTGGCGTGGAGGACCTCGACCTTGACGCCTGCCTTCTTGGCCTTCTCCTGCACCTCGGAAAGGCTGTCACCCGTGAACAGCTGGGTGCCCTTGATTGCGTAGAACTCGGGCATGTCGGCGACGAAGACCATGCCCTGCTCATACATCTCGGGCAGGTACTTGGAGGTCAGCCCGTTCAGCAGGCAGTTGATGTGCGAGCCGTCCGGGTCAGCGTCGGCCAGATAGATGATCTTGCCGATCTGGAGCTTCTTCATCGGGTCCTTGTGCTTCGGGTCGAACCCGATGGCAGCCAGGATGTTGAGCGTTGCCTTGCTGATCAGCGCCTTCTCGCCACGGCGAACCGCGTTGAGGATCTTGCCCGTCAGGGGCAGCAGGGCTTGATGCGGCGCCTTGACCTTGCGGAAGCCGCCAGCTGCCGAGTCCCCTTCGACGATGAAGAGCTCGCGCATGTGGATCGGAGTCCCACGCCGGCACGGGCTGTAGGTGGACGGGAGCCCACTGCGCTTCAGCGCGTTCAGCTCCGTGGTCACGGCCTTGGAGGCCTTGAACTTGTTCTTCAAGGAGTTGATCTTGACGGCGCGATCGCACAGGCGCTTCGCCATCGCCTTGTTGGAGGCGAAGAACTTCTTCGCAGCCGGCAGCACCATGGCTCGGAAGTCGTCGCCCATGCGATCGTCCACCAGCTTGGCCTTGTCCTGGCTGGAGAAAGACGCCTTGTGCAGCTTGGCGTTCACGATGCCGAGCATGCCATCGGAGAAGTCGCCGACCTTGAACGGGTAGACCTGCTTCTTGTCCACGGTCTTGACGCCGGTCATGTGGGGCTTGATCGCCTCGTACAGGACAGCGACGATGGAGTCGACGTGCTTGCCGCCCTGGCTGTTGGCCAGGCCGTTGGTGTAGCCCTTGAGTTCGAAGTCGTTGGCGTTCGAGAACGCGACCACCGCGTGGCACAGCTCGTTGTTGAACTCGAACTTGTCGTCCTCGGCCACGGCCTTGAGGGCCTTGAGGCGCTTCTCGATGTACTCGACCGGGCCCTTCTCGCTCAGGTACTGCGTCGTCTTGCCCTTGATGTTGACGACGATGCGCAGGCCGGCATTGAGGTAGGACTGGATCTCCGCCCACTCGTTGAGCATCGAAGGCGGGAACGACTTGACCGAGAAGATCGACGCGTCCGGCTTGTAGTGGATCAGCGTCCCCTTCACCATCGGCTTGTTGTTGAACGGGCTCTTCGGCGCCTTGCATTCCTGCACTGGAGTCGTGAGCTTGCCCTTCTTGAACCCGATCTTGTACCACTTGCCCTTGTAGCACGTGACGACGTCGAAGAACTCCGAGGTCGCGTTGGTGCCCTTGACGCCGACGCCGTGCGAGCCGATGGAGACCGCGTAGGCTTCCGACTCGAACTTGCCCGAGGTGTGGAGGGTGCCGAAGATGGCCTGCATCGTCGGCGTCTTCGTCTTCACGGTCTTGCCGTTGACGCTGATCTCACCCGACTGGATGCCCTGCGGGATGCCGGAGCCGCCGTCCTGCACCCAGTAGGAGCCGTCGGAGTCGACCTTGATGGCGCCGAACTTGTTGCGACCAGCCAGGAACTCGTCGACGAAGTTGTCGGCGGGCTCCCGCAAGATCACGAACAGGCCATGGGCGTCGGTGCCGCCGATGTACATCGACGGATTCTTGCGCACGTTTTCGGGGAAGGCGAGGGTCTTGATCGACTTGTCGTCGTAGACCCCCGCTTTCTTTGCGGCCGGGGCCGCCTTTGCTGTTGCCATGTGGTTCCTACCTCCTACTTGATGGGTTCTACGTCACGACGTTCGGTATCGGAGAAGATTCGCTCTACCAGGAACTGGAAGATTCCGTGACTGTCCTCGACGTTCTGCTCGGGATTAGAGTGTGTGAACACGGACACGTCTTCTGCCTTGCCGTCCTTGAATACGGCGATGAGAAGCCAGCTCGCGGTATCAGAGCCGATGTACATGACGTCATAGGCATGATAGGCAACCCGCCCGTACAGCACGTAAGGGCGTGCCAGAAGTTCATGCACGCCCGTCAGGTCCAGCTCTCGTAGCTCGTTGTAGCGCATCTTCACCTCACTCTTTACAGCGCCTGGATCAGCGCTTCGACTGCGCCATGCGGATCGGTCATGAACTCGAGCTCCAGCCACTTGGCCTTGATGCGCCGCACCTTCTCGAACGCGAGAGCGCAGGCCTTGTCGATCAAGTCGGCGCTCAACGGGATCGCCTGCTGCTCGTTGTCGGGATCGAAGAAGTAGGGCCACAGGGCCAGGGGCTTGTCCAGCCAGGCGACACAGCGCTCACGTGTCAGCTCGGCCTTGATGCCCGCGTCGGCCAGGCTCGCGTTCAGCCTGGGGATCTTGCGACCCAGGCTCACCAGGGCACGCGCCTGGTCCATGATCTCTTGCTCCTTGCTGGAAAAGACGAGCCGGATGATCGCGTCCTCGACGCCCTTGGTGATCTCGCGCATCGCTGCCACCACGTCGGGACGATTCGGGTTCTTCGGAACCGGATGATCTTGCCCGACGGCGCCGCCTTGATCCAGGATCATGCGCCGGTCGTGGAACTTGGACATGACCGTGAAGAACTGGCTGAGGTCCCCGATCTGCTGGTTCACGAAGCTCGTGGTGTGGATCGACCGCCACTCGGTCCCCATCTTCTGGCTCACGTCCAGGTGGATGATGGGAGGAAGCGCCGGGCCGCCCTTGGTCGCCGGCGGCTTGTCCATGAACGTGAAACTCAGCTTCGTGAAGCCAAGCTCCAGCTCGTACTTGGTGCGCATGTCGTCGGCGCCGCTCTCGATCACCGGGTTGCGATCCGGGTCGAAGCTGTAGTCGATGACCAGCTTGATCCTGTCCGCCGTCTCCGAGTAGGATGGGACGTAGCGATGTCCCCAGCGGAGACAGAACCGGGCGAAGGACGCCTCGATCTTGGCGATGGCGCTGCGATTGCGATCTGTCGCGGGTGCGGAGAAGGCGAGCCGTGTGTCCGTCAGCTGGCACTTGCGCCCCTTCTTCGCCATCCAAGCCTCGCCGACGCGGTCGAGACGCTCATGCAGGATTTCCTCGAAGTTGCGGCTGCGCGCACGGATGCCGCGCTTGCTGGTCTGGAGCTCGAGCAGCGGCAGGTAGTCGCGATGCACCTTGAGAAGGGGCATCTTGAGATCGCGCAGGACACGGTACGACGGATCATCCGCCGGCACGTACCACTGCTTGATCTTCACGAAGTTGATGATCGGGCTTTCACTCGGTTGTTGGTGCTGATGAGTTTTCTCGCTCATACGGTCCTCTGTCCGTTATTTGGTCAACCACTGTTGGAACTTCTGCTTGAAGGCAGGGCTCCGCTGTTCCACCTTTTGAAGAATCTCCACTTGCCGAGAGAGATCGGAGTTGGCCTGGGCCTTCTTCATGCTGTCAGCCAGGCGACGTGCAAGCCCGACTACCGCGAATTGCACCTCCTTCGCGGGACAGTCGTTGTTGCCCTTGGTGTGATGGCAGTCATCGAATGCGACCTTTTCTTCGGGGTCGAGATGCCTGCACTTCTTGCAGTTCCTGCTGTAAAGCGCCAGGTGATCCAATTTTTCTCTCCAATGAAGCAAGTAAGGGTGTGATCGCTCACACCCTGTGGTCTTGTTGCCGAAAGGGTGGGGACCCATCAAGCAGTCCCCACCCGCCGGCGCCGAGGCCGATCAGTCGTCGAAGTTGAACTCGTCGTCCTCGCTGGACTTCTTCGACTTCTTCTTCGCAGCCGGCTTGGCCTTGGCCTTGGACTTCTTGGCCGGCTTCTCGTCTTCCTCGTCGTCGGAGTCGTCGTCATCGTCGTCGGAGTCATCGTCTCCGTCGTCGTCCGAGTCGTCGTCATCGTCCGAGTCATCGGAGTCGCCGTCGTCATCGTCCGAGTCGTCGTCATCCCCGTCGTCGCCGTCGTCCGAGTCGTCGTCATCGTCGTCGGAGTCATCGTCTCCGTCGTCGTCCGAGTCGTCGTCATCGTCGTCCTCGGCCGGCTTCTTCTTGCCCTTGGCCTTGGACTTCTTCGCCGGCTTCTCGTCTTCCTCGTCGTCGTCCGAATCGTCGTCCGAGTCGCCGTCGTCGTCCACGTCCACGTCGTCGTCGGCGGCTTCTTCGTCGTCGCCGTCGTCCGAGTCGTCGCTGTCTTCTTCGGAGGCGGAGCTGGCGCCGACGCCCATCAGCGACAGGGCCGCGGTGTCGAAGACCACGATCTTGGCGCCGTCGGCGTTGACGTAGGCCGTCTGGCCCTTGATGTCCTTGACTTCGGCGATGGCGCCCAGGTCGACGGTCGCGCGGTAGTAGATCGTGTTGTTGTAGATCGCGACGACCAGCGTGCGCGGGATCAGCTGGTCGCCGACGCGGTAGGCCGCGCCTTCGAGGCTGACGTCGCCCGTGGCGCTCAGCACGACGTTCAGGCCCAGGTGCTGCACGGGGGCGGGTGCTGCCTTCTTGACCTTCTTCGGCGCCGGCTTCGTCGCCTTCACGACCTTCTTGACGCGGGCGGGAGCGGCCTTGGCCTTGCGGACGGGCTTCTTCGCGGCCGGCTTGGCCTTGGCGCGGGTGTTGCGAACGGGCTTCTTGGAACGTGCGGTAGCCATGTGATGGTTTCCTGTGTTGTTGAACAATCGATTGTGGAGCGGTGTCAGGTTGCAGGCCCGCTACCTTGCCTGATACTATTTACGGTTTCCCGTAACTCGTGGTTGCGCGTTGTCAGGGTCTCGTGCGGCGTCGATCCGGGCGCGAAGCCATGCATTGCCTCCGAGGCGCTTCAGCTTCTCCTTCTGCGCCTGGGTGAGCGCGATGCTGACCGTGTGGCCCATCGCTACGCCGTAGATCGGCTTCATGCCCGCGCCGGGTCGAGCGCCGCCTTTCACTCTTCTTCCGCCTCGATGTCGGCCGCGCGCTTGCGGCTGCGCTTCGGCGGCATCTGGACCTTGGTGAAGGCGGCCGGCAGGAACCGGCTGCAGCCACGCAGGAGGCGATAGACCGGGTCGGTCTTCTCCAGGTCCTTCGGGGCGACGCGGCCGGTCTTCGCGTTCTTGACGATCTGCGAGACGGACCGGACCGTGCAGGTCAGGCTGTTGTCGGCGCTGCGTCGGCCGACGCGCATCAGCAGCTGGAACGTCGTGTTCTTGGGCAGCCGCGCGGAGCCGAACAGGGGCTTGTCGCCGTCCATCGTCGACTTGTAGGCCTTGACCACGCCGTTGACCTTGGTCTTGCCGCCGGTGTTGCGGAGCTTGATGTCGGAGCTGTACTTGCGTTCGTTGTTCGGCTTGAAGGTCTTGCCGGCCAGGCGGGCCATGATGCCTGCGGCCGTCAGCTGGTCGTAGCCACCGCCCTTGCCGTCGCACATCTCGTGCTTCTTGCGCTCGTCGGCGTCACGGCTGAACTTGCCCGTGTAGCGCGTGGCGCGCACGCGATTGCCCAGCAGGCCGTCCGCCTCGGTCGCGACCGTGACGAGCAGGAAGTGGGGCTTGAAGTCCGCAGGGGCTTGGAACGTGGGCAGCGGCTTGCGCTTCGCAGCCGGCTTGGAACCGGGCTTGCGGGCGCCACCGAAGCCGGGGCGCTTGCCGGCTGATGCAGCAGGCTTCTTGGCCACCGGCTTCTTCGCCGGGACGACCTTCTTCTTGGCAGTAGCCATGGGTGTACCTCTTTGTGGTGAGAGAGTTGAAAGGAGTCTGAGTGTATTTAGAGTTCGGTCAGGAGCCCATTGCCAGCTCCTCCAACTCGAGCTCTCGAAGGCGCATGAGGCGCTGCTCTGCGGCCAGCTTCCTGGCTCGCTCGTGATTCCCGGTCGAGAGCGCCCGGGCAATCTGGAACATGGGCATCTGCTGCAGGATCTGCCAGCGGATGGGAGGCTTCTCGATCTCTGTGAGCCACCATTGGATCTGCTCGACGACCGTGCGATCGCTGGCGAGCACGAACTCCTGCAGCGACACCAGGTCGGACTGCTCGTAAGCTTCCTTTAGCTTCTGAAAGACGGCAATGTCTTCGGAGCTGCGATCCGGATGCACGAGCTGGGCAATGCGGCGCCACGCCTTCTTGCACAGGAAGCGATGCGCCTCGCGCTGCTGGTACGTCATGCCCATCGTATTTACGGAATCGCGCTCGCCGGCGCCGACCGTGTCGCTGAACTCGGTCATCGGAGCACCCTCGGTGCGGGCGCGGATGCGCTCCATCACCTGGACGATCTTGTTCTCGAGTTCGGGATCGAGCGCGTAGATCGCATACACCTGGTCGTTGACCTGGTCGAGCAGCCGCTGGTAGCGCTCACGAACAGCGAAGGCGCGCCGCCGCAGACTGGCCGCGTAGGCCTGGAGCAGGGCCTCGTTCGGCGGACGCCAGAGGACGAGATTGGACATGCCGTGGATTCCTCGTGCAGAAGCGAGTACGTCCCTCATGCTGGACATGATGGGACGGGATGATAACACACCCTGGACCTTGATCCAGAGGGCTATAAAAAATGTGGGCTCCACGAGGGAGCCCAGTTCACGCGGCGTCACGACCGAAGGCGACGCTGCGATTGACGGCCGTCAGCTCGATCCGGGCCGGCTTCTGATCGAGCGCGGCCGCGGAGTCGGCGACGAAGACGATGAGACCCTGCCGGCGCTCTGGAGCAAGGCTCACCCAGCCAGAACCAGGGCCACGTCTGGGTGCGATCCTGACTGCAGGAGTCTTGCTGTTCATGAAGAACCAGTGGCCGGCGGGCACGTTGATCCTGGTTCCTGGGCGCGGTCGCTGCGCCCTACGCATCTTATTTACGGTTTCTGCCATTAGCCTTTCTCCACGCTGCGCAACAGCGCTTGCACAGCCTTTTTACCGTTTCCGAGCAGAATGCGCTTGCGCTCGGTATCGACGCGCATGCCTTTCAGGAAGGTGCGGCCCTCGCCGTCCTTGCCGCGGCCGACGAAGACGAAAAGCCCGGGCTTGTGAGCCTTAGCCTTGCCCAGCGTGCGCCGCACCTCGGCTGTGTCGAACGATTCGTAGCTGAAAGCGCGGATGAGCGCCGGGTCGTTCTTGCTGGCCGCGACTTCGATGCCGTCGAAGCCGATGTCGGTGAGGAACTGGGTGAACGAGATGCGCTTGGTCTTGCGGGTCATGGTTGGTGCCTTTCTAGGCTGAAAATGGAGCTGAAACGAAACGGGCCGCACAGAGGCGGCCCGGGACTCAGGTTTTACTTACGCTTCGGAGCCTTCTTGGCCTTGGGGGCCGGCTTGGTCTTCTTCGGCTCGGCCTTCTTCGCCTTCGGCGCAGCCTTCACCTTCTTCGACTTGGAACCGATCACCTTGTCCTTGATGGGCTTGATCGCGCCCTTCGGGCCGACCTGGGCGCGCAGGTACTCGATGCTGTGGGGCTCGGTGGCCTGCTCGCCGATCAGGTTCTGCGACCACAGGATCTCCAGCTCGGCGACGTTGAACTCGTTCTTGAGCTCCGTGCTGAAGCCGGCCAGCGCCTTCTCCCACGCCTGGCGCTCGATCTCGATCGGGTCTTCGTCCTCGTCTTCACGGGTCGGGTCCGCCTTCTCGGCCTGGCGCTCCTTGGCCTCCTGGTCGAGCGCGCGCTCGTTGTGCGCATCGTCCTCGGTGTCACCGTCGTTGTCGACCTTGGTGCCCAGGCCGCTCTCCACGACACCCGACGGGATCGGATCGCCTTCCTTCTGGAAGAAGCGCACGTGGTTGGCCGTCAGCTGCGACAGCTGGTACAGCGGGTGCTCGATCTCGCCCAGCACCCACGGTCCGAACCGGGCCACAATGTCGTCCGTGGTGAGGATGTCATCGATGGCCTTGACGATCGCACCCTTGCCCATCGACGTGAGCTTGAACACGGTGCGGAACTCCTTGACGTCGAGCGCCGTGCTCGTGACGCCGGCGTGGTGGACGATGCGCATCGTGGTTTCGACGGCGGCGAACAGCTTCTGTTGAGTCTTCGACATTTCATTTCTCCAGGTAACCAAGATTACGTTGACGAGGCCGGCTACCAGCATCCTCGCGCACGCCTGCAGTTGATGCCGCTGCAGGTCGGCTATTGAATTGTGCTCTACCTTGGGTAGAGGAAGGCGATGAGCAGGACGATGACGATGAGCGCGGCTCCGACCAGATCCATCTTGTTCTGGAAGTCGGAGTGGCGCTGCATGGCTCGCTTCTCTGTGTCGAAGTCGTGCCAGAAATCGAGAGCGTCCATCTGCTCATCGGTGAGCTCTGAGCCGGAGCGCAAGAGTCGCCGCCACTCCTCACGTTGCTCGAAGGTTGTGTTCGGCGGGATCATGAAGATTCCAGGTCGGCCTCGAATTTGTCCGCCTCGGCATCACGGCCTTGAGCGCGAAGGCCAGTCGCGAAACGGCTGTTGTGCGGGTACTGTGGAAAGATGCCGCCGTTGCAGCGCTGACCAGCGGGCGCGCGGCACTTGTCGAACGGACAAGCGACGGCGAGTGCGATCTCGTACTGCTCGGCGGCTATGATCGGGTATCCGGGTGCGGGTGTCATGTAGGGCTCCAGAAACGGCAAGAGCCGCTAGATGCGGCTACCAGGATTTTGCTGCGGAAAGCAAAAGGGGACCACGAGGGTCCCCTTTCGGTTGTGCGCTGACGCTCAGTGCCACGCGGCCTTGACCATGCGCTTGAACGCCTGCTCCGGCGTCGTGCCGTGCTGCGTCACGACCTTGTTGCGGTTGCGGCCGATCTTGGCGACGCCGACGAACTCGCCGCGGACGTGCTTGATCGTGATCTTCGGCAGGTCCTTGCCGGTCACCGTCACGCGCTTCGGGTGAGCGATGAACCGCACTTCGCGTTCGTCGCCGCGGCCGAACTTGACGAGCTGGCGAACGATGGGCTTGCCGGTGGAGGTGAGGGATTGCTTGGTCATGATGATGCCCTTTCTAAGGCTGGATGACGCGACGTGCGCCGGATTGAGAAGACGAGGGATTCGGGAAATTTCGGGGTCGCCGACCTTCCTCCCACGCCTCCATTTTACACCGAAAAATCGCCCCTGGGAAGCCCCCTGGGGACGATTTTTGGCCGATTTTGCTTAAAAATTGTGCAAAATCCCCTACTTTTTGGCCTCCGGACGGGAATTCCGGGGCTCCACAGGGGACGAGACCCGCATGGCCTCGAATCGACGCAGGAACGGACGGGCTTTGTGTCGGCACAGGTCCTGGTCGGAGTGCGGCTTCTTCACCACGAACGCTTGCGCGTGCAGCGCGTCGGCGACGGATCGCAGATGCTTGCCATCGAAGATGAACCAGATGGGGCCGACAGCCAGGCCCCAGTTGACCCGAGTGACGAGCACCTTGGTCCCCGCCGTCCAGTCAGCGGCCCAGAGCTTGCTGTCTCGGATGCGAGCGTCGTACCAGATCATGCGTCCTCGGCTCGAATCATGATGCAGCCTGCGCTGTCCAGCAGCTGCATGACACCGTCGACCGTCTCGCCGACTGCCTCCTTCTTGCCACCGGCGAGGCAGAGGATGGAGCCTCGCTCGCTGACATTGGACGATCGATGTACGACCATGTCGATGGTGTCGGCTCGGACGGGGATCTCTCGACCCTCGGCATCGTGAAAGATGAGGAACTTGATGCTCATGGCTGAACCTTTCGCGCCTTGCGACGCATGATGCCCTTCCAGTACTCGAAGCCGTGACGCTTGTACCAGGCGGTGAGCTGGTCCTTGTCGAGGCGCTTGTCGATGGCGGGGATGACCTCGAGCAGGAGGTCGATGCCCTTCACGTCCGACTCGATGGTGATCTCCCGCAGCAGCTGCGAGCCGTAGCCTTGACCGCGCCACGGAGCGGGCACGTTGATCCTGGTGATCAAGTATCCCTCTCCGTAGTACTCGCAGAGGTCTGCAATGGCGACGTTGACGTCACTGAGTCGGATCGTGAAGCAGCTCTTCATCCGCGGCTTCTCGATCATCGGGTCCCACATCGGATCGGCGCTCATTCAGAACTCCAGCGTGTCGAGGTAAACGAAGCCGGAGCCGGCTTTCAGCGCTTCCTGCACGCGCGCGGCTGAGGCCTCGCGCCATCCGAGGATGTTGTAGTTGACGTAGTAGGACGGTGTCTTGTCCTTCTTCGAGCTGCGTGAACGCTCGGCGTAGAATTCGTCTACGAACTTTTGTGCCACCTCCGACTTGGCGTACGCTCGATAGCCATCGATCTTACGATCGCTGAAGCTGTCGTGTTCTTCGACTTCGACGATGAACAGCATCGTTTGGGTCGAATCGATCTTGAGCAGCTGGCGCTCGCGCGCCGTCAGCTTGGCGATCGCTGCCTGCCGTTCGATTTCCTCGGTCGCGACCACCATCGGCGTCGCCTCGAACTGGGACTCGACCTTGTAGATCGTCACCACCTCGTTGTCAGGGATGAGGAACGAGAAGCCGTTGTCGTCTCGACACGTCACGAGCTTTGTCGCTTCGGCAAGCGACAGACGCTCGGCGTAGTCGAGCTTGTTGTTCTCGGGGTCCTCCATGAGCCAGTGGCGGCCGCTGTTCTCGTCATAGGCACAGAGCTGCCCCTTCGAGTTCGCGACCACGTAGAACGTGGACTTGGATGAGAGCTCGAAGCCCAAGCGCTTCTTGTGCTTGGGCTGGTGACGCTCGGCCGGGAATGCACCCTTCTTCGTCTTGGTCTTGGTCTTGGTGGACATCATACTTCCTTTCAATCAACAGGTTGAGAAAACTTTAGAGGACGTTGTAGCGCTTGCAAGCAAGAATCGATCGCCGCTTGCGACTGAGCGCCTGTGCTCTCTTGCGCTGCTTCACCATCATCTGATGGCGGGCGAAGACTTCCATGGCCGCATTCCACTTCTCAGTGACTGGCATGATCTGGAGAATGCGACCTGTTGCTCTATCAAGCACGTTCACGGGTGTACGCCTGACGACCTTGGTCTTGTAGTAGGGCTCGGGCTCCCGGTCCACAGCTTTCGGATCGGTGATCGTCTTCACCCAGAAGCTGGGTGCCAACGTCACGGTGTCAAGAAAGCGAATCACTCCGCTCATTGCGACTCCTTCACGATGGATCGAATGTCGTCTCGGAGATCCAGCATCGTCCGGCTATAGACCGGGTCGTTCCGATCTTGACCGGCTGCGAGATCGATCATCTGGTTGCCGGTCAGGCGCCCCATCTCCGGGTCCAGGTTGTCGAGGATCGCACCCGTCCAGAACTTGGACTCGAGGCTCCTGAGCACGAACTCGATGTCGTCGGTCGACGCTTGGTGATCCCAGTTCACCTCGTACTTGTACGTCAAGGTGATGAGGAGCATGATCGATCGCCAGCTGCAGTAGTGCACGGGCTCGGGATACAGCGGCGTGCTGGTGATGAGCTTGGGTCTGGTCACAGCTTCAACTCCTTGAACGTGCAGACGCGGCAGCCCTTCTTCACCGCAGCGTCGACCTTGGAACTGGCCTTGCCGTCTTCACGGTACAGGAGGATGTGCGTCCTGCCGCCGAAGGACACGACCTCGCCGCCGGCTTCGGTGACCGCGGCTTCTTCATCCTTCGATCGGTAGCCCGTCCACGACACGCACTTGCCAGTCAGCGTGCCCTTCGCAGGGCGCTTGATGGCGGGCAACGAGCCATCGACGTTCATGTACTGCTTGTACATCTTGAGGTGCGGACGGAAGGCAGCAACACCCTTGACGACTGCTGCGGCCATCTTGTCGTCGAAGCCGAAGACGCCGGCCACCAGATTCGCCAACTGCAGATCCTTCTTCGCAGCACTGAGGGCGACGAGCGAGTCCATCGAAATCCCACCCTGTTCGAGCTGCGACAGCTTGCGCATGCCGACGCCAACCGGGAAGCACGTCGAAGCAACCATGAGCTGCTTCATCGGGATCTTATGACGACTCATCTCTCCGCCGAGCTTCGCGTAGAACTCGGCTTCGATCTTGCCCGCTGTCTTGTCGCCGACGCCAGTCAGAACGAGCTTGTTGGCCAGAGCCCTGTTCCACCAGGCTTCGAGCCACGACTCGACGGTCGGGAACCGGAAGAGCACCGATTCGATCGTCTTCGTGCCCACGAGTTCGATGCCCATCGTGGTCATGAACTTGTGGATGTTCAGGACCTTGATTCGATTCGCCGTGTTGGTCGACGCCTCCGCAACCACGAAGTGCTTGCCCTTCAATTCGTAGCCGATCTCCGGGTACTGGATCTTCGCAGCCTTGACGACACCGACGATCTTCGGGATGACGCCGCCGGAGCGAACGATCTTGATCTTGGCACCCGGCCCGATCTTGTTGTCGATCATCCACTGCGCATTGTGCACTGTCGCGTGCTTGATGGTGACGCCGCCGAGGCGCACGGGTTCGATCTCGACCTTGGGGACGATGCGGCCGTGGCCTGTCACCTGGTATATGATGCGCTTGACGTTGGCTTCGACCGTCTCGTCCTCGGCGTTGACCTTGAACGCCACGATGTCCTTCGGCTTGTCCGCGTTCTTGTAGTCCAGCTCGAACTCCATGTCGGCGATGACGATGCCGTCGATGGAGTACGGGCTGACCTTGCGTCTTGCATTCAGGAACGCGGTGAGGCGCTCCGGCGTCGGGTTCGCCAGGTCGTAGTGGAACACGGTGTCGAAGCCGAGACCACGGAGCTGCGGCAGGCCCGTGCTCAGCTTGGAGCCGAAGAGACCGAGGCAGATGATGTCGGTGTGACACAGCGCCATCTGCTCGTCTGGCGTCGGCTCGCCCGTCATCGAGCGGTTGAGGATGCCGGCCACGAGGTTGCGTGGATTGTCGTACTTCTTGAAGTAGATCTTGTCGAAGACCTTGTCCTTCATCACGGCTTCGCACCGGATGTGGACTTCGCCCTTGAGCGCCACCTTCTTCGGAATCTTGAGCCACGGGATGAGGAAGCTGATGTCGCCACCGATCGTGCCGTCGCCGCGAGTGACAGCCTGCACCGGCTTGCCGTCATTCAGCGTCAGGAGCAGGGCCGAGCCGTCCAGCTTGTCCATGGCGAAGACAGACTTGCGGGCCTTGACCCACTTGGAGCTCTGCTCCGGGTAGACCTTGTGGAGGCTCGGCATCGGACGCGCCAGAGCCGCCTTCATCTTCTTCGACTTGACGGCGGTGCCCGTCTTCCGAAGCTCGGACCACGCTGGGGCCTTGGCCTTGATCCTGTCTTCCAGCTTGTCGAACTCGGCGTCGGTCATGACCGGCTTGCCCTGCTCGTAGGCGACCTTCGCGCGCTTGTACAGCATCTTCTGCTGTGCGAGTGTGGTGTGATTCATGTTCAGTCCTGGAAGCTGTCTTCGTCTTCATTGTATTCATTGAGCTCGTGCTCCGACGGAGGTGCTGCCACCGTGATCTTGATCGCCTCCGTGTACCAACGCGCTCTACACTCGCGGGGCGCACCCTGCGCGAACTCGGGGAACAGATTGATGAAGGGTTCCTTCACATTCCGGAGCACACGGGCCATCACCTGCGACTGCTGGTCCCTGCTCAGCTGATCGAAGCCGGGGACTTCGACGAGGGCATGAGTGACCGGGCGCACGTCGCGATGCAACTGACGCAGAACGACGATGAGGGTGCGGGTCGTGATCGCGCTGGGCACGATGGCGGGCATTTTGGATTCGGTCATGACAACAGTTCCTTCGGATTGAAATTCAGGACAGCGGCCTGGATGCTGTGGGCCTTGAACGTGTTCTTGATGACGCCGCTGCTGTCGAACCAAAACGACCCGCACTTGGAAAGAAAGCGCGCGCAATGTCGCGCCTCGGCGCGGGTCAGCCGCCGGTGATGGGTATCGAGCTTGGTGAACATGACGCCGTCGTTGAAGGGCTCGACGCAAAGGATCTCGCCATAGTTGCTCTTGATCGTCAGCATGTAGTACGACTTGAGAGCACCACGGAGTGTCTTCGGCTGATTCATTGCAACTCCTTGTATGGAGAGTTGGGCGGGTACTGGACTTCCTCACCACGTTCGTTGACGCAGACAACTGGCTTGTCCAGCCCGTCGCTCGAAGCGAAGTAGTGATGATCGATGCAGTACAGCACGTCCTCACGGTACGCCTGGTGATCATAGATCACCGACGTTTCGTTTCGGTGACGCGTCGCATCGACGATGACCGGGATCATGAGCATCATGATCGAGACGACGATGAGGGTCATGCCGATCTTGTTCTTCACGGCTGCTCCTTCGGCGGTGCCTTGATCGAGTTGGGCGGGATCGCGACCGGCTGGCCGTCCTTGAGGCACGTCACCGGTTGACCGATGCTGTCCGACGTGAACTCCCAGTCGTGGGCGATGCACCAGTTGACGTCGTCATGGTAGTCGTCCACATCGTAGACTCGATCTTCGTTGTGCCACGCGATGGCGGCTATGAAGAGCAGGGCGGCGACAAGGCCGGAGAGCGGGCCGATCTTCGATTCGAGCTTGGTCATCATGCCACCTTCGGAATCGTGATGAAGAACCGATTCACCATGGGCGTCCGCAGCGGCTCGCCGTGGATGCCAATCGCGGCAGTCTTGCCGGTCGGTGACTTGACCTCGGCCAGCATGCCGCTCGTGCTTCGGCTGAACCAGCCGGTGAGGCTGTAGACCTCGTCCCGGAACTCGTACTCGCGCTTGAAGATCGAGTCGTCGATCCTGATCTTGTCGACGCCGAACAGACGCAGTTCGGTCGCACGACTGGCCTCGTCTTTCACGAGCTCGATGACCGCAACTCGATCCGAGTCCACGACGTCGGACCACCACACGGGTGTCCTGTCCTCGAACTCTGCCTCGTACTCGGCTTTGCAGCGCTTCAGCGCGTCGGCCTGCATCTCCTTAATGTGGATGCCGCACATGCCGTGCTGGATGACCACGGTCTTCATGATCTTGAGACCACGGATCGCGTGATGCATGAGGACAACGATGACAGTCGGTTTCTGGTTCATGTTCAACTTTCAGACAACAGAGAAACGAACAAAGGGCGACACGAAGTCGCCCCGCTTGGAACTGATGTGGCTCAGCCACTCAAGGCCAGAGCTCGAACGCCGCCGGGTCGAACACGGTGGGCAGCATCGACAGCGGGCCTTCGGCCACGTAGATGTCGCCGAGCTTGACGCGGAAGCCGGCCTTGCGCGTCATGGACCAGAGGACATCGAGGTCCTCGGTGTGCGCCTGCTTCGCCAGGCTGGCGATCATGCGGTCGAAGGCTTCCTTGCGGATCAGGGTGGCGATGCGCTCGACTTCGGCCTTGTAGTCGGCCGGGCGCGTGTCGGGGCCTTCGTGGCCGGCGGGCTTCTGGAGGAAGGACTCGCGCAGGTTCTTGAACTCGCGCCAGCCCCAGGTGTGGGCCAGCTCTTCGAGATGACGGTTGAACAACGACTTCACGATCTTCGGTTCGACAGGACGGACGGCGACGGTGTTCATTTCAGATTCCTCTTTGGGTTTGGGGACAACAACGACGAGGACCCGACTGGGACCTCAACGATATTTACGGTCTAGCAAATCGCGCACCGGCTTCGGCTTCGCCGGTGCGATGAGCTTGGAGGCGAGGACGAACCCGAAGGCAGGTCCATCTTCCTCTGCTCGGTCTTCATAGACGACAAGGGCTTTCAGACCTTGGCTCGTCATCATGTAGCCGACGACCAGGGCGGGCTCCCACATGCCCGCCAGGTGGCCACGAACTCGACATGGGCTGTTGTCTCGGGGCAGCTTCTTCAACTGCTCCGCAACATCCTTGTCACCCACGACTCTGCGGTCGATCTTATGCGCATCGAAACCCGTCCTGTTCGATGCGTAGGCAATCATGTCGGTTCTGGCGCTCATTGGATTTTCTTTACCTTCAAGCTCTCGACCACGGTGTTCGTGTACGGCGCCTTGCGGCCCTGCTTCGCGTAGTCCTTGAGGACCTTCTCCTGGTCGAGGTGCGGCATGTCGTACTGGCTGCGGGTGACGCGCAGAACCGTGCCGTCCTGGTACTCGACGTCACAGACTTCGTCGATGTCGAAGTACTCGATGGCGAAGCCCTTGAGTCCGCGCTCCTCGGCTTCGAGGTCGCGCACCTGCGCCCGGGCCTTGGCGAGCTTGCGCTGCACGACCTCCAGGCTGCGCGTCGCATCGGACGCGCGGTATGTGAACTTCTTAGTCACGTTGTCTCCTTCTCAGGGTTGAGAGTTGTGGATCAGAAGCCGTGCATCTTGACCGGATCGATGCCGGGCCGAAGCTTGAGGATCTGGACGCTCGCCTTGTCGAGCAGGGCGTCTGCCCACCACTCGTCGGGCTTGTCGGCCAGCGTGAGGAGCAGCTCACTGAGGTCGGCCTCTTCGATCAAGGATTTCTTCTGGTCGAGACAGGAGGTCTGGATCGTGATCCCATCACGGCGACCTTGCGGTCCGATGTTGATCGAGAGCCAGATCGGCTCATGTTTGCTGCCGGTCGGCCGCTGGGTCTTGGCAACAACGATGTACCAAGCAGGGACGGCATTTGCGATCGTTTGCATTCGTTTTCCTTCGGGTTGAGGATTGCGGGTCAGGCCGGATCGTCGAAGTTGTAGTCGTCTTCGTCGCCGTCACCTTCGAGGACGAGATCCTTCATCGCCTTGACGGCGTCCGGGTGACGCTTGAGCTCGATCACCGGTTCGGGCTCGGGGATGACGTCAGGCTCTTCGGCGCCCTCGTCTTCATCTTCGTCATCGTCCTGGTTGGCGCAGAGCTGGATCGCGTAGGCGACGGACTGCTCCGTCGGCTCGGCAATGAACTTGAGGTCGCGCGGATCGAACCAGGAGCAGCCGTTGACGCTGTACTGGATGCAGCCGCCGCTGATGTCAGCGGCCGTGATCACCAGCGCGTCGTCATCCTTGGTCCAGTGTTGCCAGGTCGGCGATGCGTACTTGGTCAGCGTGACCTCGGTGCCGATCGCCAGGCTGATGGGATTCTTGCTATGGCTCATGTGAGCTCCTTAGGGTTGGGTTGAAGAACAGTGATGCCGACAACGGCATCATTACCTCCGGGCGTTGAACTTGGAAGCCAGCGCCTGCATCTTCGACTGCAGGCGTTCCTGGTCACGGCGCTGCTCGGGCGTCGGCGCCCACACCGGCTGGCCCTTCGTCGCCAGCTGATGGTCGGTGTTCACCTGGCGCACCTGCTGCGCACGCTTGCGCACGATGTTGAACTTGTGCGGGTTCGCGTTCTCGGCCCGCAGGTGATCGAGATTCCACGTCTTGAGCCACACCTTCAAGCCATCGACGTTGGTGCCGAACTCTTCATTCCACTTCGAGAGATCGGCGCCCGTGATCTCGTACCAGCCGCCGCCCATCTCGAAGACGTCGGCGAACGTGGACACGGCCTTGCCCTCCGCCGTCGCCTGGAAGCGACGCATGTTCGCCCGGCTGGTCTGGAGCTTGAGGACGGCGTGCTTGTCGCCGCGGGCAGGCGTCAGAGCGTAGCGGTACGCATTCGACGCCGGCTGGAACAGGATCTTCGTGCCGTTGCAGGTTTCGATGAGTGCGCGGTTCATGTTGTGTACTCCTTCTTTCGTTCAACGTTCGTTCGGTTTTGGATCAGGGGAAGCTGGCTCTCACCAGCGCCCGTAGGCGTTCTCTTCGGCGTCGCGGCAGAGCTCGCGCCGGTAGTGGTTGACGAGCTCACGTTGGCGACGGCCATTGAACCGATGCGTCAACATGTCCGGCCGCGCCTCCACCTTCTTCTGGACGCGGTGCGGCGTGTTCAGCGCGTTGTTGCTGGCGCCGTTCGCCTTGCACATGAGGCGCCACGTGCGTGTGCCGCGCTTCGGGCCGAAGTTCCACGGCTTGGGTTCGAGCTTCATGCTTGCTCCTTACTTCAAGAACCCGTTCCGCTGAAGCGCGCGAACGAATTGTTGTTGGTTCGTGATCCAGCCGCTGCCGACACCGAGGCCACAGTCGTGCTGACGCATGATGTTGCAGCCACGCTCGGTGACCGCGATGAAGACATTGCCCGGAAGGCGAATGGTCTTCATGTGGAAATTCCAGTCGATGTACTTGACGCCCCACTGCTTGAGACAATCGAGAACACCGTAGACGGGGTGATTCGCCATTCAATGAGTCCTTCCATCGTTGGGGTAGGCAGCATAGGCTGCGGACCAGGCTTGGCACACTTGCTTCGTGCTCAGCCAGGAGAAAGCGAGACGCTCGGCGACCGCATCGGTGATCGCCTGATGACCCGGCGTCGTGCGTGAGTGCAGCATCGCGTCGTTGAGATCGTGGGTCGATGCGGGCCGCATGAAGATCCACTTCCGAGCCGTCGCGTCCCACATGTAGACATCGGAGCTGTGGCGTCGCTGTTCGTTGACGCGGTCGAGGATGATGAACTCTCCATCCCGCAGCAGGAACTGCGGGAACTCTTGTTGGACGAAACGCATGACAGGCTCCTACCGGTTGATGGGTCGCTCGTAGACGCTGCGACACACCTTATGGACGCCGTCAAAGCGAAACTCGATCTGCGTGAAGTTCGGGCCCGGTCGATCGAGTTCCGCGCTGGTGGTCGCGTCGCTGACCATGGATCGGATGCGCTTCACCTCCTTGTCCCAGCGTCGGCGCTCTTCGCGCTCGGCCACCTGCCGCGAGAACGCGGACGAGTAGTGGACAAAGAACTGCGAGTAGGGGCGGCCCAGCATCTCGGCTTCGTCGAGCGCATTGTTGACCGCGATCTTGATGAGAGACGTATTCATCTCAGTTGCTCCACGCGACCTTGGCCGCACGTTTGAAGGCCTGACGCTCGTTCGCGCCGTAGAACGCCTGGGTGCCGCCAGCACCGAAGTCGACGAGGGCCTTGTAGCTCTTCGACTCGTCACAGGTGCCGGCAGGACGCTGGGCGACGATGATGGAGGCGCGGCCGCGGGTCTTGACGACGACACCCACCTTCTGACGACGGAACGAGAGGACGCCGGTCGTGCCATCATCGAAACGGACGCGGCGGTTGACCATCGTCTGGCGAACGTGCTTGCGCTTCGCCGGCTCGGCCTTCTTGGCCTTGGCCTTGGGTTCGACGACGGGCGTCGGAGCCACGACCGACAGCTTCGGCGCTTGACCCTTGACCTGCACCAGCTTGATCTGCGGGGCTTGCTTGCTCTTGATAGGCTTCGGGGTCGGAGCCTTCGGCTCTGCCTTGGGCTTGCCCTGCTTGGGTGCGTCGAAGTCGAAGAACTCGTTGAGTGCGTCGAAGCTGTTGGACATGTTGGAACTCCTAGTACGTTGTCGAGAGTGGATCGGGAACCGGTTACGCCGTCGCGTACAGGCGCTTGTAGAAAGCGTCCTTGAACTCGTTGGGCAGCGCTTGAAACGCTTCGTGCAGTTCGTGGAAGAGGTCGATCAGGACCAGATACTGCTTGTCGGTGAGCACCATGTCGTTCCCCTCAGTAGGCCGAGCGCGAGCTGTGCGAGCGACGGGAGCTGTTCCTGACGTCGTGCAGGAACGTCGCGAGGTCGCGCGTGCAGTTCGTGACGTAGATGCTGCCCGGGCGCTCGTTGCGAACGCAGACGCCGTGACGATGCAGTTCGATCGTCTGGTCGACGCCCTTGCGCTCGACGCGGAGGACGTGCTCCGTGCCATCAGCGCTGATGCCGCGAGTCGCGCTGATGCCGTGCGCGGCGAGAACGTTCTTGATCGCGTTGAGCTTTTGAAGACGAGTCATGTTCGGAACTCCTGTGAATGTGTGATGCGGGAATCGGGAAACTGCGCGGTGCCCAGTCCCTCCCCACGACCCCATTTTACACCGGAAACCGTCGAAAAACCGCGCTTCATAGGGGAAAACGGGCGAAAAACGCTCAAAAATGCTCAAAAATTGGGCATTTTTGTTACAAATTGGACGAAAAAAGGCCCCTGCAACCCGGAGGCTGGAGGGGCCGAAAGCACAGGGGTTCGGGGCCGTGAGGACCCCGCTCGGTCGTGCTAGGAGGAGACAGGGAGGACGTGCTGCGCGGTCAGCCGTTCAGCTCGCCGAGCTTGCTCTTGAGGAAGGTGCAGGTGCGATCCTTCGAGCGCAGTTCCTTGAGCATGTGCTCGACCTCGCGCTTCGTGAACCGCGCACGCGAACGGATGCGGTTGAGCGCTTCGACGTCGGTCTCTTGCTTGATGGCTTCCACGAACATGAGGAAGCCGGAGTCGAGGGCGTTCGGGTCTTCCTTCTCGGCCTCGACCATGGTCTTGTTGTTCTCCGAGAGCTCTTGCACCGAGACGATCTCGGCTCCGGAGTTCTGGATGCCACGCGCCGCTTGCGCTTCGTCGATCTGGCGTTGGCGGGCTTCGAGGCGCTCGCGCTCCTCGTCGGCGCCGTCTTCGGCCAGGATCTTGGCGGCACGCTCGGCCGAGATGAGTTCCATGACGCGGCTGTTGACCGCGTTGCGGAACTCGGAGCTCTCGAGCAGCTGCGAGCGCGGGATCTGGTCGGTGATGCGGATCGGCAGCCACGTCATCGGCAGGAACAGGTCATCGACCTTGGTGCCGTTGCGCTTCGGGATGCCGATGTGGACCTCACCGGCTTGCTTGGCGCGGCTCTGCGCACTGGAGTTCAGCACCCAGATCGGCGCGCGATCGTTGCTGTCCTGCTCCAGATCGTCGATGGTGACTTCGTCTTTCGTGTTGACCAATGGGATCATGATGTACCTCTATGAAATTGAGAATGCAGTTGCCTACGGTAGTGGTGCTATTGTTGGAAGGCGCGATCAGTGTCGCCCAATTCTTTTAGGTCTTGACCGTCACGAGTGTGTGTACCTCGTAGACATGTACGTTGGAACGCGCGAGGTAGCGATCGGGCGTCAGGATCGTGGCTACGAACTTGTAGCTCTCATCGAGCTGGTAGGAGTCCTCGACGACAGTGAAGACACGGTTCTCGGCGAACACTGCCTTGTCACTGGTCTCGAACCAGAGTACGTAGCCTTCGGAAAGGATGTAGCCAGAGCTCAGAAACTGAGCTCCGACCGGGAGCATGGCCGAGGTTTGACCGTGGTCCTTGAGCTTGACCTTGATGACGTTCTTCATGGGGCTTGGGTTCCAGTAATCCCTCTCTCCCGACGATCATTCGTTCTGGCCTCGAAGGCCTGGAGTGCGGCCTGCATCGATGCGATCGCACTCTTGTTGTACTCGGACGGGCACTTGGCATCCTGTCGCTTGACGCGGTCGATCAGGATCGCCAGCATGTGCTCGTTGGTGAAGCCGTTGATGCCGACCGATGCCGGGTTCCCGTTCTGGAACTCGATGGTGGTAATGAAACCACCCGACTCCGAGCGATGCTCGATGTAGTACTGGATGCCCAGGGCATCGGTCGTCTGACTCGTGCTGATCTCGACCCCGTTGTGATCCGCGTAGATGACGCTGTTGGTGCCGGCAATCATTGCTGCTCCCGCTGACCCGGGTCTTGCGCAGCCCACTGGCGATCGGAGACCTCACGCTGCTCGGGCGGATCTTCGCGGTGCTCCTTCGCCATCCAGCCACCGGCCGGATCTTCGGACGGTACCTGCGGCTTGAGGTCAGGCACCTGCTCCACGTCGGTGCGACCTTCCGGTGGTTCGTTGCCGCGCGCCGGCTGTTCCTTCTCGGCCTTGTGCGCAGCGAGCGCAGCTTCGAGGTCGATCACGGCTTCACGCACCTGGTTCGGCACCTCGGTAGACGTCGGCTCGTCGGCCGACGCCGTCTGGTCTGGGTTGTTGGCTGCCGCTTGCGCAGCGACGTCACGCATCGCTTGCTGGTAGCCGAGTTGGTGACCCTTTTCCAGAGCGATGCGGGCTTGGCACTCGTGCGCCAGCGCCAGGATCGACTGCAGGTCGCTGATCACGTACTGCATGTTGCGGTACGTGTTCTTGGCGATCACGGCGGTGTGATCGTGGCCACGTGGCACGATGCCGACCGACAGGCCGACACCGGGCTCGAAGTAGCCGATGAGTTGCATGAGCGGGATCTGCGGGTCCGGCGCACGCACTTGTTCACTTTGGGTTTGGTCGGTCATCACTATCTCCTGGATGTATGGTCTCTTTACAGTTTCAACTTTAGGCGAAGTCGGGCCCTGACTTGCATGAGGATCGTACCGAGGTGATTCAGGCCCTGACCGTCGACTGTACCCCAGAAAGTATCACCGTGGTTGTTGCCTTCGATCAGCTCTGCGTTGCGAGTGCTGAGAAGCAGCTGCCCGATCTCAGGACCAGAAGTGAACTTCGAAAGCACGATGTTGTGCATGAAGTGCAACTTCACGGTCTCCCAATCGGGTCGTCTCTCGATTGAGCGACCGACTCGCTTTGCCAAGTATGGAGTCACTTGCGCTCGAACGAGTTCGCGGTCGTGCGCTGTCTTGGCCTTCATGGCCTGAAAGGCGTGCTCGCTCGTCTTCCACGTCTGGTGCCGGTACGTGAATTCGTGCGCGTAGAAGTTGGACAAGAACTCGTACTCGCCTTCGAACCTGTCGATGACGGAGGGCATGATCAGTCCTTCAGTAGGTGGTGAGCTTGAAGCGTGGTCGAGTCGCTGCCACGTACAGAGACCGGAACGACTCGCGCTTGTTCGGGTTCGCCAGGATGTCGGCTTGGTCGACGTACACTTCGTCGAGGGTCGAGCCCTGGAGTCGGTGCGTCGTCATTGCGTAGCCGTGTCGGATGTCGGTGAACTTGTTCTTCAGCGACCAGAAGTCGGCCCACAGTTCCTTGCGTTTGCGGCTGTCCTTTTCACGCTGTGCCTTCGAAGCGCGCTTGTTCAGCATCGAACTCAGCTCACCCGGGTCTTCTGCCTTGAAGAGCGTGAGGTGCGAGTTGTGGAGGCTGTACGCCGTGGCTTCGAGCTTGCCTTCCGGGTACTCGAAGACACGCTCGTGCACTTCCTTGATCTGGAACTCTTCGTCGGTGAAGGCCAGGATCTGACCCATCGAGTCGACCAATGGTTCAGCCAGCAGAATCATGTCGTCAGGCTCGAACCCATCCTTGATCTTGAAGCCAAGCGCCTCGCGGATGATTCGGTTGTAGACGTTGACGGTCTTGTTTCGCCAGCACGCGACCTTGGTCGTTCGCCAGTCTTCGAGACCACGGCCCCGGATCGAGTCCAGCATCTGGTCCTTGCTGACTACGAAGATGCCTTCGCGTCCGTCGTTGTCGTCAACAATCGGCGACTTGTAGACCTTGCCTTTCAAGCAGTTGCGGATCGCAACCGAGAGACCGAGCAGCTGATTGTCGAAGCGCTTGACTTCGGTCAGCAGCGCCTTGAACTCCGGCTTCGCCATGCCCCAGACCAGAGACCTGGACTCACCGACTGGGTTGAGCTGCGCTGGATCACCGACGAAGATCGCACGCCACCCGAGCTCTTCGCACAGGTTGCGCAGAATCTCCGCCAGGAACTCCGGGATCATGCCGGCTTCATCGATGACGAGCACCGGCCTGGCTCCGAGTTCGGGAGTGCGACCCGTCTGCTTCAGCACCTTCTCGCCGTCCTCGGCTACCATGCGGAGTCCGAGCAGCGAGTACGTGGTCTTGCACGTCTCACCGACGAAATCGGACAGCACCTTGGTCGCCTTGTTGGTAGGTGCCGAGAAGTAGAAGTTGTGGCCCTTGATCTGTCGCACCTTGTCCATGAGGAACGACTTGCCGGTGCCTGCGTAGCCCTTGATCACGCAGTACGGCTCATCGCTGGCAAGCCAACGGTTGATCATCGCCCACGCCTTGGCTTGACCCTGCGTCATCTCCTTGCCGCCAGCGAGTTCTGAACTCACAGGGACTGAGACGAACGGCAGGTCGGTGCGCCCAGGAATGGCAATAGGCGAGGCGACCGGTGTGATGCGCCTCGCCATCATGGCGTCGAGGGTCTTCGTGTTCGCGTTCGGTGGTGCGGGCTTGAACCCTTGCCTCGCATCACGCTCGTACATCAGCGCACTAAGGATAAGCTCGATGCGGCCGGTCGCGCCTTCGCGGTGTGAGTCGACCAACAAGTCGACAAGAGCCTTGGGATCTCGGAGGTCAGACATTCACGTCCTCACGATACGGGTTGATGTGTACTGCTCGATGGGCCGGCACCATGAGGTAGTGCGCGAACTGGATCGGGTCGATGTCGCGACCGTGGCCGGTGAAGATGACGGGCACCTGCGGCCAACGTGCGACTACGTCTCTGGCTTTCTCGACTTGGACGTTCGTTGACTTCTGATCCAGGCCCGAGATGACGAGAAGCGTCGGCTCGGACTCTCGCTGCTTCTGATCCAGCGCGTCACGAAAGTGACCGGTGTGCTCGGCAAGCGTTGAGTCGTAGATCGGAGTCCACAGGACTTGCGCATGTCGGTCAGCTTTCAGGTGGATCTCGACCAGTCGGGCTGCGAAGTAGTTCGCCTTCAACTCCGAGTACGAGGTGACGATGAAGTGCTGACTTGCTCGACTGTTCTTGATCCAGTCGTGGATGCTCTGCGTCTGCTGATCAGCGGTCAGGCCGTTGACGTCGCGCGGCTGCCAGCTGAACTCTGCTTGGCGCCAGACGTGGCCCGGCACTTGATGCCGGACGAACTTCTGATCGACAGAGACACGGATGGTGCTCATTTCTTGTCCTTCTTCAATGCGGCTCGCGCCTGAAGCTCCTTCAGTTCCTTCTCCCAGCGCGCCACGTTCTCTCGACGCTTCTGACTGTCTGGTGCCTTCTTGAACGCAGACCGGGCGGCGGAGAGACGACGCCGAGCAGCTGTGAGATCAGCATCGAACGTCCTACTGTATTTACGATTTACCTCCTGTGTCCGCTGGCGCTGCTTGACCTTCGACGCTTCGGACATGACCTTGAAGTGATGCAGCACAGTCAGCGGTGGCTCGTTGACGAGCTTGAAGCCTTCGACTCCGATCTTGCGCGCCAACAAAATCGCGGACGCAACGTAGGGCACGATCATCAGCACCGGACCCTTGGCGCCTGGGTCGCGTAGATTCGTCCGGTACAAGGTCTGCACCAAGTTCTCGATCGAATGATCCTGATCGATGTCGTAGTCCGGAATCAGCAACTTGTAGAAGCGTGTCTGAGTCGGGTTCGGATTCAACGCTGCCAGATGAGTGAAGGCAATCATCGACGAATAGAGGTTGATGCCGTGCAGCGTCGGGGTGTCTGGCACCGTGAAGGTAGATGAGTCGAGTCGGTCATAGAGAACGGTCCTCAGTCGCTTGTCCCAGTGAGGTGGAACCAGGATTGCGTCGCGCCTGTGCTTGCGGTCGTAGACCGTTGACCCGGACCTTCCTGGCTTGCGAGTCAGTGAGCCGTGAGCGATCGTGAACTTGACGGTGCGCAGATAGCGCGTGCCGTTCGGATACCAGACCCGCTTGTCATTCGCGTTCAAGGCCAGTAGCGATCGATTCCCAGAGTTCGGGTAGTGGGTCTGCACCCAGGTCTCGAAGATCCGAGCGGCCGCAGAGAGCAGAGGCCAGAGCGGAGGCACCGCAAATCGCTTCAGCTGCGCTTCGAGCTCCGTGCTCTTGCACACGCTCTTGCCTTCGGGATTTGCCAGCTCGGAAATGAGCTCGTCGTGACTACGATCGAGGTCAAGCTCACCTGCTACCTCGGTAGCCAGCTTGACAGGCACAACCATACCCTTGGTCAGCAGATACGAGCTGAGGTTCTCCCAGAAGACTTGCTTCGAGCCGAAGTACTCCGACCTGAGCAGTGTCGCCACGTGAAGGCGTCGGGTTGCTGCCCTGCGCAGGCGCTCGGACCGGGCCTTAATGTTCTTCAAGGCAGGGCTCAGCTGCTGACCTTCGAGCAGCGGCACCAGGGTGTGGCCATCGCGCTTCAGAAAGTGGTACATCTGGCTGTCGGTGAAGAAGGCGCTGGTCAGGATCACGTGCTTGTAGTTGTTGAACAGCGCGGTCGGCCGCATCACAACCTGAACGCTGATCTTTTCCCCGCCCGGGTTCGCATCGTAGAGCTCGGAGATTTCCAGGTTCGACAGAATGAAAATCGAGCCGCGACCGGAACCTGAGTACTCCTTGTACATAGAGAGCAGGTCGCGCACGTCTTCGGGCAGCAGGCTTCGAGTCGAGACGCCGAACTGCTCCTTGATCTTCTCAAGCGGAGCAACCGAGCGAATGACGTACAGGTTCTGAGGTCGGTCGCCCTTCTCAAGTGGAATCGGATCGAGCTTGAAGCGCTTGCGCCATGCGGGCGACTCGGACTCTACCGCGTCGACCGTGATCGAGCGCCAAAGCTTCATCCACTGGTCGCGCGGAATCTTGAAATCGCGCGGTTGCATCACGCACTTGCGTGCCTCATCGAAGATGACGACCATGCGCTTCAGGAGCTGGTAGTCACGCTCGGTTGTGTCGAATCGATTGACACGAACGAACGACTCGTGGGTCGTCATGATGATCTGGCCCAACTGTGCTTCAGACTCGAGATCGTGCTTGCGCCCTGCACGGTACTTCGTGTCCAGGTAGCGCTCACGGGTGATGAGCCCGAACAGGTAGTTGAGTGCAGTCGTCGGCTGATCACCGATCACCTTGTACTTGGTGCCGAGAAAAGCCTCAGCGACCCGGTTCGGTTCAGCCACGACCTGCACTCGACTCATCACTGATTTGTCGTCGAGTTTCGCGCGCACGCGCTGGTATGTCTCGTGCAACAGGTCAGCGGTGGGTGCTACGTAGACCAGAATGTAGTTCGCGTCCTGGCGCTGCAGCAACGTCACTGCCTGATTCACGAAATACTCGGTCTTGCCCGCACCCGGCATCGCATCGATGTAGCGGAACTCTCGAGTCTCGAAGTCTTTGTCGTCGTTCATCGTCTTCTCCGTTTCTGACCCATCTTTACAGTCTGGGAAGAAGTCTATGCCCTTCGGGCAGCTTAGACCTCTGCACGAATAGTTTGTATCTCCTTCATATCCCTTAAAGAACGAAGTAAGCACAAACTTTTGCTCCGCAATACGTGTGCGAATGTGCTTCTGAGTGCGCGTAGCGCAATGGTTCCCGAGACCGTAGGTCGAAGGGAACTTACGAACCGGACCACGAGTTCCAGACCTCTGGTCTACGGAAGAGTGAAGTTGGAGTGGTCTGGTGCGAGCAGCTTTGATTGCCGGAAGTCTAGGTACTACTTCGATCTAGAGACGAATTCCGAAACCGTAAAGAATGGGCATCCCCCATCCACGACCCCGAGGTCCAGTTCCATGTCCGCATCTGAAGCCACTCTCATCGACGCCCTGCAAGCACACAACACCCCGGTCGACGCCAACGACTTCGACATCGAGATCAACGTCCTCGACGAGGACGGCAACGCGGTTCGACAGCTCATCGAGTTCTCGAAGACGGTCGTGAACTGGAGCTACGAACTCGCACCCGACGACGGTCCCGACTCCGACGACGAGGACGACATCTACTTCGACGACCTGACGGAAGCCGAGCCGGTGGCATCCAAGGGCAAGGTCGAAGCCCAGCCTGAGATCGTCGGCGGCCGTGTCGTCCGTCCCGGTCTGCTCCGAACCGATGACGACGAAGACGATGACCAGGACGACGATGACGAAGAGCAGGTCAGCTACGACCCCGAGCGTCGCGAACTCGTGCTCATGCACCAGGTGACAGGTGCTGCCTTCCGCGAACTCAACAAGTACGTGTTCGAGCCGAAGGACAGGCCGGAGGTCTCGGTCGAGATCACGTACTACGCGACGGTCGAGCAAGGCGGAAAGCTGCTCAAGGCGCCGATCTTCGTCCACACCTTCTACGGCATCTTCTACGTCACCGATGACCTGTCGGGCAATCGGCTGATCGGCGGTCAACGCCAAGGCCCGCTGCTGCTGACGATGCGACTCGAGACCCTGGCTGCCAAGACCTTCGGCGATCCGGCCGACCAGCACCGCCTGGCGTCGCTGATCCAGGAAACCAGCATCGAGGAGCACTGACATGTTCGTCTTCGTCGGCGACCTCCACCTCACCGACTCGGTCGGCCGTGGTGGACTCTCGAAGCTGATCGAGAACGCAGACAAGTTTGTGGCTGACCTCGTCATCGATCAACCCATGCGCTACGCAGTCAAGCACGGCATCAAGCACATGGTGTTCGGTGGCGATATCTGCGAGGGGACTCGACTCTCGTACTCTGGTCAGCTCGCACTGGCCCGAATCTTCCGGGCCGCAAAGAAGAAGGGCATCAAGTGCTGGCTCTACCTAGGCAACCACGATGTGTTCGACACGGACCCAACGGTCGGCCACAGCCTGGAGGTCGTGCAGCTCTGGGGCTTCGACAACGTGGAGATCATCACCGAGATGCGTGACGTTACCATCGGTGACATCGAGTGTCGAGTCCTGCCCTGGCCACATCAGACATTCTCGAAGTCGAGGCTCAACCTCGCTCACATCGACGTCCAGGGTTCGCGAACGGACTCGGGTCGACTCAACGACAAGGACGAACTGAACAAGAGCGAAGCCTGGGCGCTGATCGGCCACATCCACACGAGTCAGCGCGTGCGCAACTCCGTGTATCCGGGTACCCTGTACCAGACCAACTTCGGTGAGAAGCCGGAGAAGTTCTTCGCTGTCGTCAGATACGACGAGGGCTTCGACATCGAGCTCATTCCGGTCAAGAACGTGTACACCCTGCATTCGGTGAAGGTCGAGACCAAGGCCGATCTCAAGGGCCTTGAAGCTGGCGACCAGCACCTGTACAAGCTGGTGGTCGAAGGTCAGAAGGTCGGAGCCGCCGACTGGGCACACCTCAAGGTCGTCAAGGTCGTGACTGGCAAGGACGAAGCACAGGAGCTGGCTGTCGCCAAGCACTGGGAGAAGCTGACGAAGGGCGCCTCGATCCAGATCAGCTCTGAGGAATTTTTCGAGGCATGGCTCGACAGCCAGCCGAGGCCTGACGCATTCAAGGAGCAAGTGCGTCAGGTCCGCAAGCGTGTGCTCGCAGGAGTTTCCAAGTGACTGTCATGAATTTCATCAGCCCCGTGATCGTCGATGGTCGCGGATACTCGATCGGTCAGCGTGGTACTCTGATCTGCCTCGTCTACGACCTGTGGTCGAACAAGCTGCTGACCCACGATGCCGAGTATCGCATAAGCTGCGGATCTGGCACGGACCCGAGCCACGTGGTGTGGAAGCCGGCAGGTCACGAGACCAAGGCGATGAGTATCAAGGCCCTCGGTCAGTACATCCTCAAGCAGGTGCGGACTTCGCGACCCGTTCGCCAAGGGCAGGACCCCGAGTACAGGTTCTACGCCATCATGTACACGACGGCCGAACTTTACCCGGCGCACCTTGCACGCTTCTGGAAGCAGATCGCGCGTCACAACCTTAGGGTGCTGGAGCAAGAGCGCCGTCAGGGTCAGAGCGTCCGGCGTCGGCCCTACCCGCCGGCACAACCACTCATCGTCTAGGAGACAAGCATGGCAACGTATGATGAAGCGACAAGGACCACGATCTTCACGGCCGAAGAGAAAGCGGCGTTCGCCAAGAGCGCAGCAGAAAGCCTGAAAGCCAAGATGGACAAGAACAGGGCCGAGTGCCCGAGGCCCGATGACGACAAGTGGATGTGGGAGCGAGGTATGCACTACGTCTGCACTGTCCTCGAGTTCAGGTCCAAGTACGCCTACGTTGACGACGCGATCGCCAACGCCCTGAAGTGGGACACCGAGCGTGAAGCCTACGAGTGGCTGGTGCCGCAGCTCGACAGGGCAGTGACTGCGGCGATCGACCACGCGCACAACATCAGCTTGCGCCACATCAGGGCCGAGCTCCGACTCAAGCAACTTCGGGAGCCCGTATGAGCCTCATCAGCCCACCCTTCGATCCAGACCTACCCCGTGCCTGGACCACGATCACGGGCGAACTCTGCACCTGTCAATGCCACCGCACCCATGGTGTCTTTCACTGCATTCCGTGCTGCGGTCCGACCCGTGAGAGCGATCTGGCAATCATCGACATGCTCACCGACAAGGACAAGGTGAGGTTCACAGTCGATGATCCCTCGAACGGCAATGCTGCTGCCTCGATCACCAACATCGAGTTCAAGGAGAATGGTGCCGTTACGTGCATGGTGCGCATCGAATCGACAGGCGGCACCAAGGTCTCGATCAGTGACCTGGAGCCCGGCACCACCTACGGCTACAAGGCTGAGGCCACCAAGAAGTCCGATGGCACGATCGAGAACGTGCAGCTCATCTCTGTCTCCAAGGTGAGTCCATGAGCAAGTGGAAGATCAGCAAGGGTACCGGCCTCAAGTTCGATCCCAAGTTCGAGCGCGACCAGCACTTGGCGTACGTGTATGGGCTCAAGGCCGACTTCGCGTTCTATCAGCCACACTCGGCGCTCTTGCACTACAACTCGAGCCCGAACATGTTCAGGGCAGACGGCAACATGTACTACCGTCTACCGACCGACAGGCCGGGCCCGATCACGCTTCTGTCTCCGGAGCAGCGACAGAAGCAGCTCATGGAGCAAGAGCTCATGAACTTCGTGGCCCAGAAGTGGGGCTCGGAGTCGAGTGCGATCCGTACTCTGAACGGTACGGTGATGCTCAAGTACGGTGATCGAGTCATCGAGATGAGCGCCAACGTCTACGACAATCTTGTCCTTCACACCAGTGCCAAGGACGTCAAGACCAAACTCCAGTCAGGAGAGAAGCCATGATCGAGATCAAGAAAGGCGGCAAGTACTACCTGCACGGCGCTTACCCTGCCGAAGAGGTCATCGTCATTCAAGCACCTGACGCGCCAGGCGCCGATGTGCTGGTCAAGCATCCGACAGGTCCCACGTATCAGAGTCCGGCCCGCATGCACCTGACTCGCCGACAGGCCGACGAGGCGACGCTGAGCGAGAAGATGACGCAGCTCGCGAACTTCAGAGCCAAGGTGACCGAACTTGGACTCGAGGTCGAGAGCATCGAGGTTCGCATGAAGGAGGACCAGACATGACTGTCTGCATTGCCGTCGGCAAGGAACTCACGGTCGCCAAGTGTCCTCTGAACAAGGGCAGCTGCTACTGGCAGCATCGGGAGACGCACGAATGCAAGGCTACGACTCAAGAACTGACAGTGCAGGAGTTCTGCGCTCACGTCGGTCTGAGGGGGAGCCCGAGCGAGGAACAGATCGGTCGATTCCAGATCAAGCTCCGACAGATGCTGTAAATAAGAGGCATCCCCTGCACAGGAAGAACGATGCTCGAGAAGACCATCACCTATAAGGACGGGTCGAACAGTCACGACTGGAATCTGACCCTTCCGATCGATCCCAACTACGCGAACCAGAAGAAGCGACTGCTGGTCATCCTTCAAACGATCGACAGTCGCGACCTCAAGGCCGAAGGTGTGCTCGCCGACAAGCGAGTCAGGACTGCCTTCGTCGAAGCCATCAAGCTCGGGCGCAAGTTCGCCCGCCAACGCAAGCCCGATCTCGGTGAGTTCGGGCTTGCTGTCGTTAACTACAACGCTCGGCGCCATCTCCACCTGAAAGAGCAGGCACGGATCGAAGCCGAAGCCGAGTTCAAGGCTCGAGTTCAGAAGATCATCAAGAAGCTGAACCCTACGCACATCCTGTTCTCCGGCGACCTGTCTGTCCTGTATCCGGTGAAGGACGCCCCGTTGAAGAACGGCTGGGTGCACGAGTTCGAAGGTCGCAAGGTCACGTCCACCGTCGACTTCGCCAAGCTGCTGGACAAGGAAGGCCTGTATGCCAACCTGCTCGGCTTCTGGTGTCGTCACCTGGCCAACCTGCTTGTAGGCTCGCTACCTTACAGCCTCGCAGGTCTGGAACCGAAGCCGATGCTCGTCGACACCGTGGCCAAGTTTGACCACATGATGGCCGAGTGGGACAAGGTCGAAGCCAAGGGTGGGTTCACTGGTCTCGACACCGAGACGAAAAACCTCACGGTCAACAACAATCGCATCTTCACGATGCAGATGACGTTCGACCACGACCCACTGGTCGGCTACGTGCTGCCTATCGACCACCCGCACAAGGACAACCCGTTCACGGTCGACGAACGCAAGTACATCAAGCGTCAACTCAAGGCTCGGTTCGGTGCACCTGACCGCAAGTCCAAGGTCATCACCTTCAACGGCATCTTCGACATCCGAGTCATCCGCAAGGCGCTGCACCTCGACATCATCTACATGGGCATCTGGGAGTGCATGGCCGGTGAGCACTTGCTGGACGAGAACGCATCGAGCTTGCGCTACGTTGGTGTCAGCTCCGACGACGGCCAGATCAGTGCCAACGGCTTGGCCGGTGTCCTCTGCTCCTACGGCAACGACTTTTATCTCCGGGACATGTCCTTCGGTAAGAAGGATCGTGCCACGGTCGCGAACGTGAGTCCGAGAGACAAGGGCTTCCTCAAGTACGCGGCGATGGACACAGTCTCGATGATAGGGATTCGCAAGTCGCAGATCGAGCGAGCTGATGCTCACTTCCCCGTCGCGGGTAAGGGCTACAAGTCTCCGTTCATCCGCCACATGATGCACCAGATGTCGGACACGGTGCATCAACTGTCCCACCTCAAGGAGGCAGGGTCGCTGGTGAACAAGAAGTACCTGCGATCGCTGATGCAGCCCGACTCCGTCCTCGCCAAGGCGATCAAGGAACTGGGCGAAGAATTCAAGACCTTCCCTGAGGTCATCAAGGCCAACAAGGCACTGCTCGCCGACTCCGGCTTCAAGGCCGGAGGTCTCTTCGGATCGAAGAAGGGTGGCGGCGCCTGGACCTTCAGCTTCACCAAGGCGGCTCACAAGGCGAAGCTGTTTCTAGAAGTCATGGGCATGGAGGCAGTCAACAAGACGAAGCAGGGCGCGCCTTCGATTGACAAGGACTTCATCGAGACTTACAAGGACCGGAACTTCCTGGTTGCCAAGTTCGGCGAGTGGACAGCAGCGAACAAGATGCTGGGCACCAACGTCAAGGGCTGGCTCAAGATCCTGACCCGGACGTTCGACGGCACGTTCGACGATCACCTCCGGTCCGAGATCATCTTCTTCGACGTTGATACGGGTCGCCTCGCAAGCCGCAACCCGAACCTCCAGAACATCCCGAACCGCGGGAAGCTGGCGAAGATCATCAAGGAGATGTTCATCACGGTCGACGGCCACCTCATGGTCCGGTACGACTACTCAGCGCACGAAGTCCGTGGCTGGTCGATCGTTGCCCTCGACAAGATCCTGGCGTCGGCCTTCAAGGTCGGTCAGTCTCTGCGGCAGAAGTGGATCAAGGTCCACCCGCCGATGGTGCTCGTCAACTCCGAAGGTCAGCCGATCAAGCTGCCGATGGCGAAGGACATCCGCGCCACCTACGAGGCTGAACTCAAGACCTCGAAGGACAAGGAACGCATCTCGTTGCTCAAGCGCGTCATCGAGACCGACGATCTGGCTGCGCGCTTGAAGAAGGAAGGCGACATTCACATCCAGAACGTGTTCCGGTTCTTCAACAAGTGGGTTGAGAAGTCTGATCCGTTGCGTGACGCCATCAAGGCCGTGGTCTTCGGTACCATCTACGGCAAGTCGGCGGCCACTCTAGGCAACGATACGAAGAAGGCGGAGTTCGACGCGATCAAGGAGAAGATGAGCGTCGCCCACAAGGCCGGTGACCAGAAGACTCTGGACGAACTGATCGAGAAGTACAACGCACTACAGGAAGACGATCGCGAAGACTACGCACAGAACATCATCGACAAGATGTTCTCTCAGTTCAAGGCCGGCCACAAGTGGCTGCTGACCATGAGCGAGAAGGCAGAGCAAGAGCAGCACGTGTACAGCCCGATCTTCCGCGTCCGTCACCTGTGGGCGACGATCACGAAGGATCGAGCGATCATCAGCCGCCAGGTTCGCCGTGGCATGAACGCGCCGATCCAGGGTTTCGCGTCCGAGGTCGCGGTCAAGGCTAGTCGTCTGGTCATGCTCGACTACTACAAGAACCAGGACAAGCTCAAGACCAAGATCGGTCTCGACCCCAAGGCCAAGTTCCCGATCCGATTCAACCGCATGGTGCACGACGCATCGTACTTCACGGTGCCGTACTCGATGGTGTTGCCCTTCATGCACATCCTTCAGTACGATGCGACCTACGGCGTGACCAAGGCCTACAAGGACGAGTTCGATCTCGAGTTCACGGTCGAGCCTGAGATCGAAATGGAAGTCGGCGTCCAGGATACGAAGAGCAACAAGTGGGGCTGGGCGATCCCGGAACTGCTGCAGCATCTCTCGACCTCTGTCGACGACGGCATCAAGGCCGGCTTCCTCACCGAGTCGAAGGCTGACATCATGGCGCAGCTCCTGGCGCCGTGGAAGTCGGAACAGAGCCTCAAGTTCCTGAACGAGAAGTTCCCGATGCTCGGCGTCGACCTGACCGAAGAGATCAAGATCGCGGTCAAGCACTTCGAGGCCCAACAACGCAAGGCTGCGAAAGCGGCGAAGGAAAAGGTGGCAGCGTGAAACTCCGTCGCATCAAGTGCAGGCTCGATGCCTGTAATCGCTTCACCCATCGGCGCGCCATTCGAAAGTGGCGTGTCAGTCGAGGAAAGGTTTTCAGTCAGTTCGGAATCGGAGTGGCCACGGAGATCGGTCGTACATTAGGGGCGACAGCATGAAGTTCGAACACAACGCTCTCAGACTTGAGACCAGCAACGTCGACTCGACGCTGCCCATGATGTGGGCCGTCCATGATCGACCGGCCATGGGTCTGAGCTTCAACCCTCCGACGAACCCATACGAGGTCATGTACCTGGGTGAGAATCCGAGTCACTGGCTACTTGTCGTCAGGCGCGAAGGTCAGCTCGGACCCAATGCCGTACTCGTCCACGCACCGAAGAGCGAGTACAAGCTGTACGGGTCGAGGGAACTGGCTCTGTCTCGGAAGATGGAGTACCTGGGTTCGATCGCAGGCATCAAGGTCACGGCATCATGAACATCAGCGGCTACATGGCTCTCGGTGGAGGGCCGGAGTTCGTGTTCACCGGCTTCGATCAGTACGAGGGCGAAGGGATCGGCCCTCAGCGCGGTCGATGGCGAATGAACGCCGACTTGAAGACGACGGTCCTGTCGATCCCGTCCAGGGACAAGCAGGTCCAACTCTTCTACTCGTCGAGCATCGAGTCGTTCGCTGGATCGATGGCCAGCATCGATTCGGAGCAAGGCAAGAACTACCGCGAGAAGCTCCGGTCTGTTCTCGAGTGTCTCGATTCCGGCTTCGTCGGTGCTGTAAATAATATCAGCCTGGCAGCGCATCGGTCGTTGGCGATCCTTACCAACCAATGTCCGGTGCACTTCTACGGGCTCTACGATGTGCAGCAGCGCGGAGCCTACCTTTTCTGGACGACCGAGCCCTTGGTCGTTCAACGAGTGATGGATCAGAACCCTCTCCGGTTCCTGCTCTATCGCTTTCCTGTCCTCTTCGAGGACGTCGTGTTCCTGCCCCAAGAGCGCATCTGTGCTCTCTGGTGGACGTGGATTAAGCGGTCCGAGTTTTCGGCCCTTCAACCTTTCAACGCGTTGGAGCGTCGACTCTTCGGTCAGCCGTTGCTAACGGAGTGATCTATGGATCAACGCAAGCTCGATCATGTGATGCGCGAGCTGAGTCACTACTCAGGCAAGAAGAAGCCGGGCCCTGGCTCGACCTTCGTGACCTGTCCTTACCACTCGGAGAACACACCTAGTGGTCGCATCTTCCACTCTCCCGACACCCGTAGTCCTGGCTTCTTCCGATGCTACGGCTGCGGCAAGAAGGCGCAGTGGGATGAACTCGCACCCAAGCTCGGCCTCAAGCCCTACCAGTGGACACCGCCTGTCGATCAGTACGCCTACGCGCTGCGGCAGCGGGACGACGAGCAGAAGGCGCGCAAGCTCGTCTTCTATCCGTTGCCAGGTGGCAAGGTCTGGCGGCAGATCCGAACTGACTTCCTGCTCACCATCGGCGCTCGCATGTGCCGCGTCATCTACCCCGATGGTGTCAGGTCGCAGAAGATGCTCTACTTTCCAGTCATGGTCAAGGGAGAGCTCAGAGGCTACATCCGGGCCCGGACACGCAAGGTCGCGGACAAGCCATCGTACCTAAATGCGCCGGGTGACTGGTCGCACGACTATGGTCTGTTCCTCTACGATCAAGCCGTGGCCTTGATGCACAAGCTGGGACTCAAGACCGTGGTGCTGTGTGAAGGCCCTCGTGATGCTCTCCGGCTTCAGACCTTGAACATCCCAGCGATCGCGATCCTGGGCACGCAGTCGTGGTCGAAGCGCAAGAGTCAGATGATCGAGCTGACTGGTGCGACTCGTGTTGTCCTCGCCATGGACGGCGACGACGCGGGGCTGGCTGCGATCGAACTCATCAAGCCCTTGCTCCATCAAATGGTGCAGCAGGTGCGAGTGCTGAACCTGACCGGACGAGACAGCCCATACTGGCGCTTCCGATCCGAAGAAGAACCGTCAAAGGCCGCTAAGGCCGCGGGTGTTGACCTGTGGGACCCGGGTAACATGCCGATCGAGAAAGTGGAAGAGCTGAGGTCCCTATGCAACTGATCAAGATTCCGTGCCCGACCTGCGGTCAGACCCTGAACACGAAGCACACACGTGGCCGTGCGCGCAAGCGGGAGTGTCCGGAAGGTCACGTGCACTACACGTTCGACAACACGCTGGTCGAGAAGCGGGTCTACCACATGGCTGAGTATCATGCGAAGGTCAAGCGTCAGACCCTGAACCTCGAAGACTTTCAGCTCAAGGCCATCGTTCCTCCCACTGAGGAAGAACTCGAAGCCGAGGCTGAGAAGACCGAGACACGACCGAAGACCAAGACCGGTCACTACATTACCGAGACACCAACTGGGACACGGTATGAGATGAGGTGGTGAGATGAGTCTCGAAGTTGAACCTATGGCTCCAGGGCAGAAGACGGCTCTGGTAGTCAGAACTGGAGTTGATCGTCGCACTCAGCTGGCGAAGCTCAGGACCTTCTATCTGCTTTGGATCAGTAGTTCACTGACGATCGAAGAGCTGACTCGAGTGCAGGAGACGATCGACAGTTTTATCGATGCCCAAGTCACTCCGAGTTGGACACTGATCCGCTTCGACCGCGAGACCTTCGTCTCTCAGGTCAGACGGGCCCTCGACCCGAAGCACAAGTACATCCTGCAACTGGACCCGAGCGCCAAGGTCCTGAGCTGTAACTTCAACCTCGAACCTGAGCAAGCGCAGATGATGCGCGAGTTCCTGCACGGCGCATTCGAGAAGCCGAAGCTCGACAACAACATTTGAAGGTCACCGATGAGAGAACTACCAGCCCCAGGCTACTACTGGGCACCAGCTGCAATGGAGCAACTCTACAACCAGTCGCTGGTGAAGAAACCCTTCGACGGTCCCTACGAGCCCCACATGTACCGCAAGGAGTTCGAGGGCAAGGCCGCAGGCGTCCGCATCATGGAAGGCTTCGGATCGAAGATGGCGCACTCGGCGCGCATCAAGCTCAAGGATGCCTGGCATCCCGGTCGCGAACTCCTGAAGCGCACGCACTTTGGCCTCTACAACGCCCAGGACAAGGTGATGAAGCCTTCGCACCTGGAGCAGGCCGAGGCGCTGGGCAAGCTGTGCTATCGCATTCAAGACTCGGGTGGCTTCCAGCTCTTCTCTGGCGTCCAGGACTTCATCGACCCAGTCGAGCTGGCGAAGATCCACAACGTCTTCGCAGACTCCGGAGTTGGCCTCGACTTGCCGATGAGTCTGGTCGAGGACAAGCAACTCGTGATCGCTGGCGCACGCATGATGGCTGCGAACTCCGTGGTGCTGCAGCGTGAACGCACGACCAAGTGGGCGCTGATGAACGTGAGCCACGGGCTGACCCCTCAACTCCGCGCCACGTGGCAGAAGGTGGCCCTGGCCGATCCTCTCGACAGCCTGTGCATCGCCGGCCTTCGCGGATCGATCCTCGACACCGCAGTCGGTGCCAACCCGGTTGCGATCGCAGCGCACCTGCTGGTCGGCATGCTGTACCCTGCCAAGTACAAGCACTACCACCTGTTGGGACTCAGCTCCGTCATCGGCATGAGTCTCGCGGCCCTGATTGCCAACCTGCACCAGAAGGTCGTGACCTCCGACTCGACAACGTACCTGAACGGGCAGCAGTTCAAGAACTTCATCAACGGCACGATCCCACCGAAGGAAGGCAACTACGGACGGATCAAGTGCAGCTGTCCAATCTGCAACTTCATCGAGTTCGAGTACTGGATGGATGGCTTCCCGACGCTGATGCTGCTCCACAACGCCGAGCAGATCAACAAGGGTTGCGAGACGCTGAACGGCCTCGCCAAGGTCGTGATTGCTAAGAAGCTCAAGGGCTTCGAGGCTGCCCGCTTCTTCTTCAAGGCCGGGGTCGGAATCGACAAGCGTATGATCCAGCCACTGGGTCGTGCCTTCGACATGATCCTGAACACGAAGAAGTACAGCGAGGCATGCGCCATCGACTACTCGGTGAAGAAGGTGCAGATGGGATCACTCTTCGGCACCAAGCCCGTCACCAAGGCAGACAACTCGAGGTTCGAGGGCATCATCAAGCGGTACGAGAAGTACCACAAGCAGAAGTTCCTCAAACCGTAAATAGAAGCATCGCACCTAAGAAGGACCAATCATGAATCCCAACGTCGTACCGTTCTACAGCCATCGCAGCCGCAGGTTCGAAGACCTGTTCGTCGAGACCCAAGAGCGTCTGCTTGACCTCGCCGGTCTCGATTCCAAGAAGGACATGGCGCTACTCGTCACCGGCTCGGGCACCCTGGCCAACGAGATCGTCATGAGCTCGATGTCGCGCCGTCCCCACATCGCGACCCACGGAGAGTTCAGCACGCGGCTGCAAGAGACCGCCGACTGCTACTGGGGTGGCGAGTCGGCGGATCGTGACTACAAGTTCGGCGTCCAGTTCGAGACCGCCGAGGCGACTCTGAACTACACCGACTCGTACTTCGCAGTCGACTGCGTGTCGGCCTTTCCGTTCTATCCGCTGCCGGAGAAGGCACGGATCATGACCACGGTCAGCTCGAAGCAGCTGGGCGCCGATACGGGCCTCAGCATCATCTTCATTCGCGACTACCGCGAACTGCTGACCCAGGGCATCATCGACGGCTCCAAGCGCTCGTACCTGAGCCTGAATCGCTACATCCAGTACGCGCTCAAGAACCAGACGCCGAACACACCGGGCATCGGACTGATCGAGAGCTTGAACGAGCGCCTGAAGGTCTTCGACCCCGAAGCCGAGCGCGAGCGCATCACCGGCTACTGGCAGCGCATCACCGATGCCATCAAGGCCAAGAAGCTGTTTGCGACCTTCACCGGCGTCAAGCCGACTCCGGTCATCACCTTCAAGGGCATCGGCGAGCAGCTCTCCGACCTCGGCCTGTACTCGAACTCGGGCAACCCGCAGCTCTTCCTCTGGTCGGCGACCGACGATCAAGTCGATCTCGTGGTCCAGCGCATCATGGACTACGAGATGCCAGAAGTCAAGTCGGTGCTGGGCACCGTGGGCACCGCTGTTCCCTTCGCAGCAGGGGTCGGCCTCTCCATCGGAGAATCGAAGTGAGCATCCTCGCACATCTCAGCGGCGGCTTCGACTCCGCTGCCTCGACCCTCAAGGTCGCGAACACGGGCGTCACGTTCAGGACCCTGCTCATCAATCTGGGTCAGCCATATCTGCTGCAAGAGCGCAAGGCGGCTGAAACCTTCGCCGGCTGGCTGTCGGAGAAGTATCCGAACTACCTCGGTCATCATGAACTGAAGGTCGACATGGCGCTCTCACAACAGGGCCAGGTCAGCGCCTATATTCCGGTGCGCAACCTCGTGATCGGTGCCATGAGCGCCAACTTCGCACTCGCCACCGGATGCGACACCATCGCGGTCGGCAACAAGACGCTCGAACTCAGGCCCGAGGACCCGTACTGCTTCAACGACTGCAGCCTCGAGTTCTACACGGAGCTGGGCAAGCTCGCGACTTTCGCGTCGCAAGGGCAGAGCGTCCAGTTCATCATGCCACTGCTCGATCTCGTTCACGACAAGTGGGTCGAGGGTGTCGAGATCAAGAAGCGAGTGCCGATGTCGAAGCGCGAGGTCGTGCTCTATGTCCAGGAGCAAGGGTACGACGTGCGCCGGCTGTGGAGCTGCTACGAATCGTCGATCCGTCCGTGCGGCAAGTGCCATCACTGCGCCGAACTCATCAACGCTGGCGTCTGGGACCTCGTATCATGACCATCATCCCCATCAAGCCGGATCGTGTGATCCAGAACGTCGATCGCGTCGTCACTGCGCGCGAGTTCGAAGGTCAGGACGACCTGTTCGTCACCGGCCATCCATTCCTCACGATCCAAGGTGAAGGCCCCCGTGCGGGTCAGGTCGCCTGGTTCGTTCGTCTCGCGGGCTGCAACTTCGGCGACAAGACCACATCGGACAAGAGCCCCGGCATGTGCGCCTTCTGCGACACGAGCTTCCAACTCGACCAGGCCAACCAGATCAGTCCCGAGCGACTGCTCGACAACATCATCAAGGACCCGAGGTGGAAGCCGAACCATCTCCTGGTCGTCACTGGTGGTGAGCCGACGCTGCAAGCACGAGCCCTGGCTCGCTTCCTAACCCTGGCGGCTGTGCCTTTCGACGACGTGCAGATCGAGACCAACGGCTCGCAGGCCGCGTTCTTCAAGCTCATCGATCATCCCGACACCAGGGACATGGTCGACAAGCTGATCGTGGTCGTGAGTCCGAAGGCAACGGAGATCACGGGCAAGTACACCCAGACTTCCAGGTCTGTGCTCTACGGCCCGCAGTCACTGACGGCACTCAAGTTCCTGCTCAGCGCCGACGATCCGTGCTACAAGGAAGTGCCGCTCTGGGGTCGTGAGCACATGTCGAACGACAACGGTCCGGTCTACGTGTCTCCGATCGCGGTCTACAAGAAGCCGTACCAGGGCGAGATCAGCAGCGCCTGGGATCACGAACTGATCGACGCCGAGGCCACGAGTCGCAACTACAGCTACGCAGCTGCCTACGCAATCGAGCACGGTCTCAACCTCTCGATCCAGCAGCATCTCTTCTGCACCATCCCATGAAGGATCACGATGAGCAAGACTGACCACCAACTCGGACTGCAGGTTCGAGATCACCTGATCGCTGCGGGCGTCGAAACTCCGATGATCCCGCTGAGTCACGCGCGTCCGCTCTACACTCCAGTCGGGCAGAAGGAGAAGATCGCGGAACACTTCGCGGCGATCATGCAGATTCTCGGCCTCGACCTCAACGACGACAGCCTGGTCGAAACTCCGAAGCGTGTCGCCAAGATGTACGTGGACGAAATCTTCTACGGCCTCGACTACTCGAAGTTCCCGAAGTGCACGACGGTCGAGAACAAGATGCGCTACAGCGACATGGTCATGGAACGCAACGTCAGCGTCCAGTCCAACTGTGAGCATCACTTCGTCGTCATCGCCGGCAAGGCCCAGGTCGCCTACATCCCGAAGGACAAGGTACTCGGTCTCTCGAAGATCAACCGTGTCGTCGAGTTCTTCTCGAAACGGCCGCAGATCCAGGAGCGTCTGAGCGCGCAGATCTACCACGCGCTGCAGTACATCCTCGGCACCGACGACGTAGCAGTCGTCATCGAGGCCGAGCACTACTGCGTCAAGAGTCGCGGCGTCCGTGACGAAGGCTCATCGACCGTGAGCTCTCACATGGGTGGCAAGTTCATGGACCCGGCACTCAGGGCCGAGTTCATGTCATTCGTCGAACGAGCCTGATCCAACAACCTCACCACACCACATAGGAAGCAACATGAGCACCGAACAAGTCAACGAACAGAGCCAGAACGAGCCCGTCGAAGCCGACCAAGGACTGGCGCCGCCGAAGTCGTACCCGCTTCTCAGCGCAGCCGAGCTGCAGCGCGTGCTGAGCCGCACCAGCGAGCACAGCTTCGCCTTCAACATCCAGCGCATGAACCAGATGTACAAGCTGCCGATCCTGACGGCGCCGACTCTGGAAGGTCTGACCAAGCCGAACGGCACGTCCGAGTCGGCCTCGAACCGCATCAAGGGCTTCCTCCGCACCCTGCACGACGAGGTGCTGGAAGGCAACGAGATCCTGGTCAAGCTGTGCCTCATCGAGTCGAGCCGTCTCGACACCGTGCCGGTGACGCTGGTCGAATGGGTGAAGACCATCGAAGAACGCCTCGGCATCATCCTCAGCTCCGAGTCGGCCACGAAGTGCCTCGAGTTCGCCGATCTGGTGCAGCGCGACTACGACGAAGCCGTCAAGGACGTGTTGGTCGACATCGCCGACTGGACGGGCGACATCATGGTCTACTGCCGGTCCGAGGCCATGAAGTTCGGCCTGCCCTCCGAGAACGTGCTCGAAGCCATCATGGGCTCCAACTTCACGAAGCTGCCCTCCGACGGCATCCCGGTCCACGACGCGAACGGCAAGTTCCTGAAAGACATGACCAACTTCGTGCCGCCCGAGCCGGCGATCAAGACCATGCTGTTCGGCCTCAAGCCCGAACCCACGGTCGACGCCGACGGCAACGTCAAGGCCACGGTCAGCCCGGCCACCCAGTCCTGGTTCGGCATCCCCGACTCGGACCCGACGGTCAAGATGAGCAACAACGTGTACTCTCCGGCCGAAGCCGGAACCAAGGACACGGGCTTCGTCGACTGAGGACTGACCAATGACTGCAGACCTGAAGCCCTTGGGTTGGGGCATCATCGCCAACAACGCGAAGGACAAGAAGTTGAGGTCCGGGGCCAAGGTCTGGATCATCGGTGTCAACGGAGGTGGAGAACGCTGCCAAGTCAGAGGCCTGAATGTCCAAGGCCGCATGATCGAGAAGTACGTGGCGTTCTCCAATCTCAGCAACTATCGACCAAGCGCGATCATGCCGACCCACACGAAGCACGAGGTGTGGCCGTTCGGTGGTCCGGATGATCGCGCTGTGGTGCAGGGCTACTGCGATTCGCTGAACAAGCGGACAGACAGTAAAGAAGAGTCGTAAAGGAGCAGAGCATGGAATTCAAGTACAAGTCAACGAAGACCTTTCACCAGGCCTTTCCGGTCGCGTACAGGCAGTGGCGTGCGGACTCGCATTGCAACGTCGTGCATGGCTACGCGCTGTCGATCCACCTCGAGTTCGGCGCCTTCGACCTCGACGCTCGTAACTGGGTCGTCGACTTCGGATCGCTGAAGCCCCTCAAGGCGCAGCTCGAAGACTGGTTCGATCACACGATGCTGGTCGCCGAAGACGATCCGCATCGGGAAGCGCTGCTCGCTCTCCACAAGCTGGGTGTCGCCAAGGTCACCGAAGTCGAGCGCACGGGCTGCGAAGGTCTGGCCGACTTCGTCTTCGAGCACCTCAACGATCGTGACGCCGGCTGGCTCAAACTCTACGGCTACGGCGGTCGCGTCATCTGCACCAAGGTCGAAGTCCGTGAGACGGATGCCAACATGGCGATGCGGACCCTGACCGTCAGCGACTGGGTCCGGTTCACGATGCCGACCGAGCAGAAGCACGTCCACCAAGGTGCTGTCGCGGCAGGCAGCACCAAACCAGTCGGCACCATCGAAGACTTCGAGGTCGTCTGTGACAAGAACGGACTGACGGCCGATGAACGACTGGCTCAACAAGCGGAGCGAGCATGAGACCAGTACATATCCACACCCACGTCGAGGCACCACGGACTCCGAGCCGTATCGACGTCCACGAGCATCGGGCTCCGACCGTCGAGTCGGCGAAGTTTCTGTCCGAGCTCGAAGCCGAGGCCATGAAGAAGATCGAGGCATCGATCAAGCTCGACCACTCTCTGTTCGACTGCCGTGTATTCGTCATGCGAGAGTCCGGCATCAACAACGACATCAAGTTCGTGATGTTCTATCGGCTGGGTCCGAATCCGACGCCCGGTCGTGAACTGGACTACGCGAAGATGACTCGTGTTGAACACGAGGTACAGCTCTGGAGCAATCCGCCACTCGACCAGATCGTGGCCGGCATCATCAAGGCTCTGTCCGAGTCGATCGCCAGAACCATGCTGAGCTCGTGCGGCGAGAGCCTGCTGCGCTCGATGCGTGAGATGGGCATGGGCTGGTCATGACTACCAGAGAAGAACGCGAAGCTCATCACGCATTCGTGCTCGGAGTTAAGACCGAGATGGAAGGCAAGTTCGACTCGTTGTCGCCAGCCGATCGCGAACTCGTGCTCGGCATGAGTGCCAACTTCCATTACAGGGACGGAACGAAGAACCCTGAGCCACCGATGGGTACGATCAGCATCCGTCCAGGTCAGCTGAATAATCTGCTGGCCCTGGCTCTGCTTCTCGGACGTCAGTCCGAAGCCACCGTCGGCATCTACATCAAGTCGCCGATCCCTCCGGCACCACCACGCACGTAAGGAATCAACATGAACGAAACTCAAGTCCGCCCCGTCCAGACCCAGTACGAAGACATGATGCGCTTCATCCGTGACCACGGCCGCTACAAGGGCGACCGGACGGGCACCGGTACCAAGTCGATCTTCGGCTACCAGCTGCGCTACAACCTGCAGCACGGCTTCCCGCTCATCACCACCAAGAAGGTGGCGACCAAGCCGATGGTGACCGAACTGCTGTGGTTCTTGAAGGGCGACACCAACATCGGCTACCTGCACGAGCACGGCTGCCACATCTGGGACGAGTGGGCAGACAAGGACGGCAATCTCGGCCCCGTCTACGGTGCGCAGTGGCGTGCGTGGCCGGGCAAGTTCGCCGTCATGCAGACGGCCTCGATGGCGAGTCCGGAACGTCAACTCCCGGACGGCGCCCGTGACGTCGTCAACATCGTAGGCCAGACCGGCGACCTCCACACCATCTATCAGGAGCCGATCGACCAGATCGAGTGGGTCGTGAATCGGCTGAAGACGAACCCGGACTGCCGGCGCATCATCGTCAGCGCCTGGAACGTGGCCGAGCTGCCGAAGATGGCGCTCATGCCCTGCCACGCGCTCTTCCAGTTCTACACGCACGAGCTGACCCTGAAAGAGCGGCAGGACCTGTACCTGACCGACGAGCCGCAGCCCGACTACGCAGCCGAGACCGACGAGGCGGTGATGCAGCACCTGCACAAGTTCCTGGACGAGCAGGGCGTGCCGCGTCGAGCCCTCAGCTGCCAGCTGTACCAGCGCAGCTGCGACACCTTCCTCGGCGTCCCGTTCAACATCGCGAGTTACGCGCTGCTGACCCACATGATCGCCCAGCAGGTCGGTATGGCCGTCGGCGACTTCATCTGGACGGGAGGCGATGTCCACCTCTACTCCAACCACGGGGAGCAAGTGGACCTGCAGCTGAGTCGAGTGTCCGAAGCCTATCCGTTCCCGACTCTGAAGCTTCGGAAAGCGAACTCGATCTTCGAGTACACCCACGACGACATCGAGTTCGTGAACTACCAGCACCATCCGGCCATCAAGGCCCCGGTCGCGGTCTGACGGAGAAGGCGATGCTCACCATCGGTAAGCCCATCATCCGACAGACGTGGCACAAGTACGGCGGCATCGGCGGACAGGCGAGGCTGGCCGGCATCAACGACCTGAATCCGATGAGGGTCGACCCCAACTCGGCTCTCTTCGTCTTCACGATCGGTTGGGACGTCGGTAAGCTGAACTTGCCCACTTGCAGCGGTGGTGACGTCGTGCCCATCAAGCTTCACGACACGAACGTTGCAGCGATCAATCATCGAGCTCTGACGATGCACATGTGTCAGTGTCTGCACGATGGTGGCCTAGTCACAATCCAGATGCCGTTCATCGATGGTTCGGTGGACTCGGAACTCTGTGCCTACGTGCTCGAAGTTCCGGGTCTGAGTGGCTTCAAGGTCGCTGACATCAGCATTCAAGATCGACTGGGTGCGGTTGACAAGGCATGGTCGATCCAGTCAGGGCACAGTGTAGAAGCTGATGACCTGATGTTCGTGATGTCGGCTCACACAGCGTCTCTGCCTTCCAAGGTCACGGAACTGAATCTCGATTCGGACTGGAAGCTGCTTGCTCGACACGAGGACGGCGCGCAGCTGATGCCGAATCAGGTCGGCTATCGCTTCGCCAATCACGGCGGTCGAAACATGGCAGTCTTCGCTACCAGCGACACGAGCAAGAACGGAGACTTCACGATCATGACCACGATGCGCAAGGAACTCGAGTCCGATGATGTAGTTCATGACGAGGCCGCTGACGACGGAATCGATCAAGAAATGCCAGTGGATCCGGTGAAGACCAGGACCTTCTTGCACGTCAAGGTCGGCACCGACGACTGGCATCCGACCGATGCTTACATCGATGCGGTCAAGAAGAAGTTCGAGGACGCCAAGGTCGTTGACGTGGTGATCGCGACCGACAGCCGAGTTTCGATCGAGGTCCACACCATCTACAAGGATTGACCATGGCCCAGGCCCCAAAAATTCCGGTGCAGGTCAGCTTCGTTGAAGTCGGCCACAAGTCAGAAGTCGTCATACTGACTCGGGTTCCATCACTCGGTGAACACGTGTGCGTCGGTGAGCGGGTCTACCTCGTTCTTTCAGTCATCCACAATCCTCTGACTCACGCCACCAGCGGCGAGGCCGCTGCTCTGATCCGAGTCAATGGAACCTGAGGTCGAACATGAGTCAACTTCGTCACGTAGTTGCCATTCCGGCATTCGACACCAACGTCGCGGCCAATGGCACGTATCCGGGCTGGCAGTCAGGCAACCTCTGCGTCTTCGACGCCAAGGACTTGACAGGCCGATCCCAGTCCTACCAGTTCGATACCAAGGTCGGTGTTCGCGATCTCAGATGCAAGGTCAGCGTCACTGTCTACAACGGTGTCGCGACCTCCAGTTCTGATACTTGAAGGTGATCATGAACACGAAAGCAACGAAGCTTGCACCCGACATTGTCCGCAGTCGGGAAGTCAGCACCAAGGCCGGTCACAGCATCGAGGTCGTGGTGCACCTGAAGCCCGGACAACACCTGCTCGTCGTCGAGGCCGACAAGATGTACCAGTTCAACGGCGACCCGTTGGATGACGTGCTATCGGGTGACGCACTGCTCGGACTCGGGCGCGTGACCTGGGACAACCTCGAGCAAGAGTGGTTGAGTGTCGACTGAGTAAAGGGCGCATGGGCACCAAGTCCATGCGCCCTCTTTCGTTTCTGGACCCTAATTTTATGCCTACATGATCTAGACATCCCACCAATCCACAAGAGGAACCCGGGCATGGAAGTCTTCAAGCTCACCGCCTCGCAGCTGACGAACCTGCTGCAAATTCTCGGCGCCCTGGTTGCCGACTACATCTCCAATCCGAAGGGTCCGATGGCTCAGAACCTTCGGCCCTACGTCAAGTCGAAGCTCGAGTGGCGCGACCTGCCATCGTTGCCTCAAGCGATTCAGACCGCGATCAAGGGTGGCGACAAGCTCAGCGCCCTGTTCGAGGTCGGCACCGAACTCCGGCATGCGCTGCCTGACTTCAAGCAGAACCGCGAGTACACGACGCCCGAACTCAAGATGCTGAACGCGCTTCGCGCTTACCTCAGCTCGGACTCGGAGTCGGCGCTCAACTACATCCGCACCAATGCGTCGGTGTTCGGCAGTCCTGAACTCGCCTCCATCTTCGTGCCTCCGATTCCCAAGGCCGACAACGTGGCGCTCAAGCGCGTCGTCAAGTCGCTGGTCGGTCGCGACGGCACGCACCTGACGCGGCAAGAAGCCGAGATGCTGAAGGAGACGAACCCGAAGGACTACGCGCTGTATGTCGAGCACCGGAAGGCGCACAACGCGGAGTTCAAGGCCACGTTGTCGAACTTCGTTCGCAAGCAAGGCGCGAAGGCCGACTATGCGAAGGCCTACAAGTACATCGTGGGTCAAGGCTTCACGCACTCGATGGTGCCGGGCTTCGATGGCCTGATCGACGACAAGGGTGCCTGGTACACGAAGGAAGGCGAACTCATCAACGGCGTGCCGAACCTCAGCACCTACACGCACGTGGTGATGAACGATGGCCGAGACCCGGAAGCCAGCTGGATCTTCAAGGCCTACAAACTGGACGGCGAAGTCGCCTACGGCTACACGGCCAACTTCCGTCGTTCGCAGTCGAGCGCCAAGTACGAGCACGTGGCCGACCTGATGCGTAACATCGGTGAGATCCAGGCCAAGTGGCAGCAGAAGATCAAGAAGTTCAATCCGGCTGACAAGCTCAGCGTCTGCGCCGTCGTGCTCGAGATCCTCTACTCGTACGCTGCGCGCATTGGTTCGGCTCCGGGCCGCGGTGCCGGCACGCTGCTGGTCAAGAACGCGTCGATCACCCAAAACGGCGTCAACCTCGCCTACATCGGCAAGGACTCGATCCCGACCAAGCACATCATCCGCTCGGCTGACAGTCCGGCGCACGCCTATCTGGTCAAGGCGCTGAAGATCCTGATGGAAGGCAAGAAGCCTTCGATGTGGCTCTACACCGCAGAGATCAACGGACGCCTGGTCCGAGTCAGCCCTGCCGACGTCAATAAGGCGTTCCATCTCTTCGGTGCTCCCGAGTCGGTGACGGTTCACAAGCTGCGGACGTGCCGTGGTACCACGCTTTTCAAGCACCTGATGGACAAGGATGCAGAGCGCAAGCCGCCGATGACACCGAAGGATGCGCTCGAGCGCTACAAGGACATGACGACCAAGGTCGGTCTGCTGCTGAATCACAAGCGTGGTGTCGGTACCGAGAAGGAGTCGGTGACGGGCACGACCGCGGCTCTGTCCTACATCGACGGCGATCTCCAGGCCGAACTGTGGAGCCGCTGGGGCTTCCGCCCGCCTTCTTTCCTGGAGAAGCTTCTCCGCGACGACTCGTGAGGTCATGATGCAACTGCAGGCAAAAGCACGACTCCAGGCTAGCGCGAACCAAGAGGACGTACTCGAGGTCGCGCTTCAACGCCAGGGTCTTTCATACACCAAGGTCGATGACAGGACCTTCAAGATCAAGCGTGTGGATCAAGCCAGTGCACTCGCCTCACTTTTGAGGCGCATCGTCGAGCACTTCGACAAGGATGAAGGTGCGTACCTGGACCATGGGCCCGAAGGCTATCGGATCTTCAATCCCAAGTCGGACTGGCGCCTGACGACCGACAACGGTGAGCTTCTTGTCAAGCGGGTGAAGTGATGCCAACACCGTACATCAAGAAGCTCTCGAAAGAGGGCAAGGGTTCGGTCCCAAGTCTCGAAAAGAAATGGGATCGAGCCAAGGACGCTGCGGCAAAGCAAGGTCACAGCAAGGACTACGGGTACGTCACCAACATCTTCAAGAGCATGTCACACGCAAGTCTCAAACTCCAGGCCAAGTCGAGGCTGCAAGCGACCGAGTACATCCCCGACACGAAGAAGCTCGCGGAGTGTCACATCGAACGCTGGTACGATCGTTCGATCCGCAGCTGGACGGTTGTCCTCAAGGACAAGGACGACAACCAGGTCGGTGACAGCATCGTCGTCGGCACACAGGGCGAAGCCAAGAAGATCACGAAGGACAACCCGGCGTTCAACGTCCGGGACTTCGATGCCGAAAACGCACTCCGCTACAGGAAGAAGTCATGAAACTCCAAGCCAAGAGCCGCCTGTTGGCGATGACGCTGACCGGCCCGCAACGCGACCGCATCATCCAGTCACTGATCGACAGCGAAGAGCTGTCGCCGAACGACGATCCGCACTCGATGTCGGACGACGAGCTGGTTCGCGAGTACAAGCGCATCCACCACGTCCCGGACAACTGGGAGCCGTCCATGCTACTCGCATCCGCAGGTCGTGACAGCTTCAATGTCAAGGTCAGCTATGACGATCCGACCGGCAAAGGCATCGCCTCGACCTCGGTTCTGATCAGAGACTGCACCGATGCTGAACAAGCGCGTCGACTCTTCAACGAGCGCTACAAGCATCACTACAAGAACCCCAAGATCACGAGCGTGATCAAGGTCAAAAACCTTCAGGCCGATGCCGGTCTCGAGCGCTGGCTCCACGAGATGGCCGATATGCACGGCGCTCAAGGCAATGACGAGGACGGCCGTGCCACGGTCATGGATGCGCTGCGCAAGAGTCGCGATCGCAATCCGGTGATCATCGTCGTCGGCGATGGGACCCCGAAGCACGTGTTCACGCTCGGCCCGTCGAACCAGATCGCGACCGACAGCCTGCACGGCCTGTACGACGACGCGCGCACCTACAAGTGCGAGTACGGCGGCAAGCGCTGCGAGTTCAGGACCCTGGCGGTCATCGATGTAGATGACTTCATGGACCACTACTCATCGGTGCATGCGTCGAAGACGCAGCCGGGTCACAAGCCCATGGAAGCCGCATCAGCCATCGGCGCCGACTTGAAGAATGCGATCACGAGCGTGGTCGTCCGAACTCTGAAGGTCCCAACCCCGAAGGACAAGGTGATCACCAAGGTGCTGGCCGACCCGACGGTCAAGAACTACATGAAGGCAACCGGCGCTGGCGAAGAGCTCGTCAAGACCTACGCTGCGCGCGTCTGGGACGAGTTCGAAGCTGCCGTCGACCACTGAAGGAGAATCACGTGCCCATCATCGATAAGCGCTCCACTCTGACGCCAGCAAACGCGCGCGCGTCCGACGTCGCCAAGGCGATGACGGAGCACGTGGCACCGATGCAGCAGCAGCGTATGCTCGCTGCGTTCCGCGTCCAAGGCTTCGAGTGCATTCACTACTCGCGTCTCCAGTCCGGCATCAAGTGCAGCTGCAAGTCAGGAACCAAGGTCGTCCAGGCCAAGCTGGGCGACGACGGTCAAGTCGATGTCGGCACCATCAACAAGGTGCTGACCGGCGAAGCCCGATTCGGCATCGGTGCCTACAATCCGATGTCGCCTGATGCAGAGTTCGACGACGTGGACAACTTCCACGACGCGGAGACGAGTCCTCACAACGCAATGAACCAATGGCTGGGTGACCTGCGCAAGGCCGGCCCGGACAATGGTGAGAACAACCTGATCACCGACCAGCCGTTGTCGACCGAGACGGGTGAGTTCAGTCCCGACATGGACGAGCTCTTCCGCTCCATCGACTTCGACGCCATCGGTCTGACTGACGTGAGCTGCCCATTGTGCTTCGGATCGGGGTACATCGGCGGCTTTTCGCCTTTCCGTGGCTGGCGGCAAGTGGTCGGTGCTCAGGATTTCTCGACCTCATCGACTCTCGACCTGACGACGAATCCGATCTCGATGCGGCCGGGTACGCACCAGTTCATGATGACGCTGCCGAGTGGTGCCATCGTCCTCGATGTCTTTCGAGCCATGAACGCCGACGAGGTGATCCCGGCGCAGATCACGATCGATGGCACGTCTATCAACGGTCAGCGAATGCTCAGCTTCTTCGATGGTCAACCGCATCTGATCCAGGTGCAGACCGATCATCCGATGACGCACTTCGAAGCGCAAGCAGGCCTCAGCACCGAGCCGGTCTACTTCGAGTTTCCGAAGCGCGGCAAGACTCAGGACATCTCGTTGCTCGAACGATCGGAACCATTCCAGATCATGATGAGCCCGGACTGCCCGCAAGTCGAGACCCTGGACATCATCGCCGAGACGCAGTCAGGCAAGTTCCTGGTCGTCGGTGCAGTCGATCCCTGGCAGACGCGCAACCGTCAGTTCCTCGGTCAGAACGTGCAAGTCCGCGTCGCGCAGCCGCAAGAGCTGTGGCGCATCCTGCCACAGCGTGTCCAGACCTGGAGCAAGAACCAGACGGCGAATCTGCCGGCACCTTCCAAGTCGCAAACCCTGTCTGGTCTCGGGCCTGGCATGGGTGGCTTCAGCTTCTGAGGTCTCTTATGGAGCTACAAGCAAAACAAAGGTTGATGGCAACGAAGCTACCGTCGTGGGCTGAAAGGAAAGCTCAGTCCACGATTTGGTCTCTAGTTCAAGGCGGCAAGTTGACCGGTCGGCACACAGTCAGTCTCACTTCAGATCGTGAGCCGACCTGGAAGGTTGAACCCGACGGTGTCATCGATGTCCGCATTCCTCGCCAGTACTTCGATGCGTGCAAGCGTCTTAACGCTGGTTGGGCTCTTCTGCATTCTGTGCAGCATGAGCTATGGGAAGCGAAGGTCGCGATCAACCTGGCGCGCAAGCAGTATCCGTCGATGAGTCCTTACGTTGCAGCTGAGAACAAGCAGCACCTCGGTGGTGAAGCTCATGCTCTGACTTGTGAAGAACTCGACGGCTTGACCTCAGACGAATACGACAAGCAACTCCAGCTCGAGTATTCATACCTTGGACTCTGACATGGAACTCAAAGCTGCACAGAGGCTTCAAGCCTCGACATTCATGCCCGATCGACTGGTCATGATCGACTGCGAGATGACCGGCCTCGATCCGAAGGCCGATGACCTGATCCAGATCGCGGCCATCAAGCTGGAGCTGCAGGGCGATCAGTACATCGAGACCGGACCGGATCTCAACTTCTTCATCCACACCGACAAGCAGCCTGCGTCCGAGTTCGCGCGCAAGTACATGAGCGACGTCTACAAGCAAGCAAACGAGTCGACCGTCGACTACGTGCAAGCGAAGGCAATCCTCGACTCGTGGCTCGGAGACTGGAAGGGCGAGGTCAGCCCATGCGGCGACTGCGTGCCCACCGACGTGCTCTTCATGTACATGAAGGGCGTCATCGGTCTCTCCAGGTACGAGGGCGATACTCCAGTCAAGGGCACCTTCCACTACGAGTACTTCGATATGAACGCCATCAAGGCGCTGGCCCGTCAGAAGAAGGGCTACAAGTTCGACAAGGAACTCGAGCGCCTACCTGGTGATCACGATGCGCTGGTCGACTGCCGCAACCAGCTCGTGGAAATGAACGCCATCATCAAGGTCCTGCTCTCATGAGCGACCATCCATCCAGATTCCAAGTGAGGACCCAATGACCGATCCCGTCAAGAAGTTTCGCAGTCTCGAAGAAGTCAAGCGCTTCCTGCTCGATGAAACCAAGGAGTTCGAACTCGATCGACAGCTGGTCGAGCGCGGGCTCTCTCAACTCGCTCGCGTCATCAAGGCCGGCCAGCGCAAACTCGAAGCCGCCGGACCCGAGGGCATGCAGATCCTCGACATCAGCGGCAAGGGCGAGAACGGCAAGCGCCGTCGTACCCTCAACATCGACTTCCCAGTCGTGCACGTTCCCAACGCGGAGCAGCTCAAGGAGCACTACGCAATGGCGGAGAAGCTGAGCGAGCAGTACAAGTACATCGTGAACGTCGAGAACGAGTTCAAGATGAACATGAAGGGCGAGGGCGGCAAGCAGTACCAGGACACCCTCGGCCAGTTCCAGAAGCTCAAGTCGCATATCGAAGAGACGCTGCGCCAGCTGTTCCAAGCCCTGGCCGAAGTCGCCGAAGGTCACGCACCGCGCCAGTACAAGAACTTCATCAAGGCCCTGGCCGAAGAGATCGAGAACAACAAGCACATCGAGTGCGACTCGCTAAAGACCATGAGCTACGTGGCTCTGGGCAAGGCTGGCGAGCTCATCTTCTGCGGCTACATCATCCTCCAGAACGCGGTGAACGACGAGGGCAAGATCATCGATCACCTCTACATCGCGATCAAGTGGACGGTGGGCGCCGACGTCGAACTCTTCATCGATCACGATTTCGTGGCTCCGACGTTGCTCGACAACGGCACGGTGATCACGAGCTTGCGCACCGCCGCGCAGGCCATCGCCCAGCAGATGAGCCTCGAAGGCTTCAGCTCGCAGATTGGCAACCTCCCGATCTCGATGCAGATTCGCGAGCCGGCCGGTGGCCTGAGCCGCGAAGCCTTCTCGGCGGCTGACGTCATCGAGAAGATCGACGCCAAGCGCGACGAGCTGATCTTCGTCCTCAACACCTCGGACCCGGCCAAGCGCGACGAGGCGCAAAAGCAGATCTTCCTCGAACTCCGGGCCATCGTCAGGAATAAGAAGGGTACCCAGATTCGTGTCCGACCGCAGGGCAACGTCCTGACGTTCACGTTCACGAACATGGACCACACGAGTGGCATCCACCCGATCGACCTCGAGTTCCTCGAAGAGAAGTACAAGCTGAACCCGACGCAGCTTCGGAAAATCTGCAACACCATCAACGGGAACTAGCATGCTGCTCGTCGCCGAAACTCTGACTCAGTATCTGACGCGCCTCAGCCAGGACTTGAAGATCAAGATGGCTGGCCGTGGAGCGTACTCTGTGGTCTTCGACTACCCGCCTGATCGGGACATCGTGGTCAAGGTCAGCGCCGGCGATCGATCGTATCTGCAGTTCATCCAGTTCTGTAGGCTCAACGAAGGCAACCGTTGGCTCCCTCAGGTCCTCGATGTCCACAAGCTGGAAGTCGAGGATCAGGACGAGGTGTGGGCGGTCTTCCTCCAGCGCCTGACGCCTGCGTCTGCGATCCAGGTCAACAACGCATTCAAGACCGAGATCGCACCATGGGTCACGGACTTCACGGTCTACTCAGACAGGGCTCGACTCTCGTTCCCCGAGTGGAAGAATGTGATGCGCATGGCCTCGGACCCGCAGACCCGCAAACTCGCGCTCTTCCTCATCACCCACTTCAATCGGTTGGACCTGCTGACGCAGAATTTCATGATGCGTGGCTCCCAGCTCGTGTTCAACGACCCTCTGAGTCCGATCACATGAAACTCCAAGCCAAGCAGCGACTGATCGCGAGGCAGGATGCGACCTCGGCCTTCGATCCTGGTCTCATAGAGCGCATGACGCCGGTTGACTACAAGTCGAGGTACAAGCTCGTGAACATGAGCATCCGCGACTTCCTCAAGATGGCGCGTCCTGGTCACGACAAGGTCAAGGAGCGCGACGTCAAGGATCTGGTGAAGAAAGGCGTCAAGTTCAACTCGGTGCCTTTCCTCACCTTCGATGCCAACGGTGACGATGATGCACGAGTCACTGGCCACGAAGGTCGCCATCGTGCGCGCGAACTCCAGGCTCAAGGCTACACGCACATGCCGGTCGAACTCCGTGGTCCGATTCGCTGGTCGGAGCAGGCTGATCCGAAGCGCTTCGACTACCGTGAGTCGTGGCCTGAAGTCCTAGTCTCGGAAGACGGTACCGACTACATCCCATTCCCTGTTCCACGGGAAGAGGCCACCCATCCATACAAGCCGGTGACATCATGACGAGCGAAGAAGCATTGACCAAGATTCAGGATGACTTGCAGATCCTGCTGTGTTCGGCGATCCCTCTGGTGCGTGGTGAAGATGAGATCGTTGGCTACCAGATCAAGACCGGCGCTCTGCATCGAATCATCGGCACCATGCAGGAAGCCGGCCACTCGGTGACGGTTCCACTCCACAGTCAACAGATCAAGGTCTGACCATGACGCACAAAGAACTCAGGGCCGCGATGCGCCTCACTCTCTTCGCTGAATTCAATGCGGTCGATCCGAACCGTGTGGTTCCGAATCACGACGGCTCTGACCATCAGTTGCGCGTCGCTCTCGACAAGCTCGATCGGATGAACGATCGCAGGGCCAACTTCCCGGAAGAAGGTGCCGACGTCGGCTCCATGACCAGGCCTGAAGGCGAGCTCTTTCCGTACTCGGTGAACGTGGCTGCAGGCATGAACCCGGACGGCACGATCAAGGTCAAGACCATGGAAGTCAAAGCTGCATCGATCGAAGACGCAATGCGCATCGCGACCCAGATGAATGCGGGCCGTGAGACAGGCTACGGCGCTGGTGTCCTGCTCTTCAGTCGCAAGACCGGCCGGTTCCTGTTCGTCAAGCGCGGTCCGAACGGCGACGAGCCTGGCACCTGGTGTACGGGTGGCGGTGGCGTCGAACCTGACGAGACCATCGAGCAGGCCGTGCGGCGTGAGAACCAGGAAGAGCTGGGATTCGACGGCGAATACGAGCTGATCCACATGGATCGTCAGGCGAGCCCAGGCTTCGTCTTTCACAACCACATGGCTGTCATCGATGACGAGTTCGAGCCCGTGCTCAACGACGAGCACACCGAGTACAGGTGGTGTGAGCCGGACCAGATTCCGGAGCCACTCCATCCCGGCCTCAGGCTTGCTCTCTCCAACTGGATGAAGCGGCAAGGAGTAAGCGAATGACGCTGACTGAAGTCAAGGGTCTGCTGACCCGTCTCGGCTTCACCGAGCTGAGCCTCGTCAAGTCCGACGAAGCAGCCCGCACCTACACCTTCCAGTTCAAGCAGTTCAATCCCAAGCTCATGAAGTCGAAGCCGACGATGGCTGCGAAGGGCTCGGTCGCTATCTGGGAACTGGAAGACGTCGGCAAGATCGGCGTCAGCCCATCGAACCAGGTGGTCCGGTTCATCGATGCAGGCAAGCGCACGCAGGTCCCGAAGGCCGATGACTCGCACCTGTCACGAGCAACAGCTGTGCCGGAAGAGCTGGAGCAGCAGTTCCAGAAGGCGGTCATCAACCCAGGCAAGCGCGTCCAGTTCATGAAGAACCTGTGGACGTTCTACAACCGCGAGAAGTTCGGCGGTCGCATGGAGATGCCGGCCCTGAAAACTTCGAACACGGGCGCTCCGAAAGGCACTCGCATGTTCCATCGTGGAGGTCCGCACTTCACGACTGGTATGATCTGGGTCGCCGAGTACATGTGGAATGCACGGCTGCCGTTCTTTCTCGAACTCTTTCTTCACGAGATGTGCCACCAAGCGGTGTGGGACCTGGACCGGATTCTCGATCGAACGGAGCAAGGGCACGGCAAGGACTGGCAGCGCCGGATGACCCACGTCGGCCTCGATCCCCGCCGCTTCGATCCGACCGACAACCAGGAGTACACGACTGGCCTGTCCAAGGCTCAGGAAGAAGAGAAGCGAACCGACCTGTACGGTCCATCCGCTGACCCAGCAAGCCTGAAGCACCTGCGACGCATGACCCAGTTCGAGCCCGGTGACTGCTTCATGCTCATCTACGGTCGTCTGGTCAAGGGCTATCTGCGGACCAGCGGTCGCAGCTTCACCTTCACGTTCCGACGCCACGACTCAGGCAACCTGACGGGTCTCGCGTACCCGAGCCTCAAGTCGTTCGAAGAGGAAGCGTTGCCGAACCTCTACCACTACCCAAAGGGACGCACAGTCCCGAAGGACTGAGATGAAAAAGCTCTACGTCTTCACCAAGACCGGCGCCGACATCACGAACCAGTTCAGTCCTGAGCTGAACACGGGCGAGACCGTCACGTCGATCACCGTCGGCGCCGTGACTCCGGCTTCGGCCTCCGCACCGAGCCTCACGATCTCGAGTGGCAACAGCGTGCCGGTCCTGTTCACCATCACCGGTGGAGCCACGGGCTTCACTTTCGGCTGGCCCCTGACCTTCGTGACGAACCAGCGCACGTTCGTCCTCACCGTCGCTTGCAACGTCCTGTCCGACTCGTTCGACCCGTATCCGAATGCAGACCCGGGCTCGTACCAGGACATGGTCGGCCCCATCGAGGCCGGCAAGACTGCGGTCTCCACTGCCTTCTTCCCTCTCCCGACCTCGATCAACCCGCAAGGCGGCTACGTGATCTGGGAGCTGCTGGACACGCAAGGCACCGTCTGGTCGGCGGGTAACGCCTTCGAACTCAAGATCATCGCCAACGGTGTGTCGAACACTGTGATGGCAAAGTCGCTGGTCAACGTTCCGGCTCAGATTCCTCCCAGCCCTGACGCCCCGTACCAGCTGCGGACGACCCTGATCCTGCCTTCGGGTCAGCGCGTGCCGCAGTTCGAAGCCATCACGGTCACGGGCTTCCCTACCATCCAGCTTGGCGCCCAGGACTCGATCGAGATGCAGGGCGATCCTGCGACCGTCAGCCTCGTCACCGAGAAGCTGTACCAGAACTACGTGATCGAGATCCGTCAAGGCGGTCAAGTGTTGGCGACCATGCCAGTCTCGGGCGCCGAGAAGATCGCCAACGGCTACTTCGTGGCTGCGACGATCGACACGACGAACATGCCAGCCACGTTCATCCCATACCAGATCAACTGGAAGTTCTGGGACGTGCCAGCGCAGACGTTCCGCATCACAGCCGACCTGTGGATCGCCACCGACTCGATGCTCCAGGCCTGTGAAGATGTCAAGTCGAAGGTCAACAAGGCGCGCACCACCCTGTACGGTACGGAGGACTCGCAGTTCCCGTCGACCGAGATCATGAAGTGGCTGCGTCGCGGCATGGACTACTTCAACGGCTTTCAGGGTCAGTTCTCGTCTTTCACGATGACAAACGCCCTGGGTCCGGTCCGTGAGTACTGGCTGCTGTGCGCCGAGAAGGCCGCACTCGAGGCCCAGTACCTGATGGAAGGTGAAAAGGCCTTCAACTTCGCGGGTGCCGGCATCAGTCTCGACGTCGATCGCACTTCCTACCTCGACAACATGGCATCGAAGATCCAGTCCGTCCTGGACTCGGACCTCAAGCCCTTGAAGGTGAATTTGATCATCAAGGGCAACACCAACGGAGACGGGTCGGGTCCGAACAAGGATGGTAACTTCGGTGCCCTCCAGCGTGGAGCAATGGGTGCAGTCGGTATCACCATCAGTCCCGCCTCCCTCTACGGCGGTGTCATCGGTGGTTACGGTCTGCCATACATCTAACCAAAACGATAAATAGATGTCCAATAAGGTCCCTCGCGGACCTTTTGGCGCCTCTTCAACCCTTTCGTCTAGGAACCAAAGTGACCAATCACCACAAGCGGAAGCCCCGCGTCCTCTTTGTCCTCAAGACCCGACCGTCGGGTCCCTACGGCTCCTGGGGTTACAGCGCCAACGGCGGCCTGCTCGACTCCGGCATGAGCGTCTCGGTCCGTCAGATGGTCATCGCCCTCGAACGTCTCGGCTTCGAAGCCAAGCTGGTCCAGGTGCAGGACAACAACTTCATACACCAGGAGGTCGTCAGCTACGAACCGACTCACGTCATCATCGAAGGCTTCTGGGTCGTCCCTGCCAAGTTCAAGATCCTGGCGGCGATGAACCCCGAGATCGAGTGGATGGTTCGTTGCCATTCCAACACCGAGTTCCTGGCCCACGAAGGCACGGTCTTCGGCTGGGCGCTCGACTACCTGGAAGGCGGCATCACCGTCGGCTTTAACAGCCCCGAAGCCGAACGTGAAGTGCGCGAGCTCGTGCGCGATGCAGAGGTCGAGCGTCCGGGCCGCATCGTCTACGTGCCCAACTACTACGACTTCGAGGCCAACCTCTGCTGGCACATGGAGCTCATGCGCAAGCTCCGCATCAAGCACTCGAAGCCGAAGAAGATGGGCGAGTTTCACGTCGGCTGCTTCGGCGCCGTCCGTCCGCTGAAGAATCACATGAACCAGGCTCTGGCTGCCCTCAAGGTCGCGGCCCGGATGGGTCTCCAGCTCCGGTTCTACATCAACGCCAACCGCGTCGAGAATCAGGGCGATGCGCTGCTCCGCAGCCTCCGATCCCTGTTCGAGCGCATGAAACCGCACGAGCTGGTGGAGGTCCCGTGGCAAGAGCACGCCGACTTCATGAAGACCCTGAACTCTATGGACATGGTCAGCCAGGTCTCGATGTCCGAGACCTTCAACATCGTGCTGGCCGACTCCGTTGCGTCCGGCATCCCTGTCGTCGGCGCCAACATCCCCTGGCTCGATCGTGAGTACCTGGTGAAGGACCCGACTGACGTGACTGAGATCGCGCGCGTCATGCATCACACCTGGCTCAAGTCGGGCAACAACTCGGTGCAGGATCGTCAGCGTCGCACGCTCTCGAACTACGTGACGAAGAGCCTGGTCCTCTGGGCGAACTATCTCGAAGGCCGCCCGGCCTGACCCGATCATCTCCAACTGACATGGAAAACCCACACATGGACAAGACCGAAAACTCCGCTGCAGCCGTGATCGCTGACGCCGCCTCGAGTGCGGCCTCGGCGCCCAAGCCTGTGAGTAAGGATCGCGTGACCAAGCGCGACGGAAGCTTGCAAGAGAGGGACATCAACAAGATCCACGCGGTGATCGAGTGGGCAGTCAACGGCGACGAGAACATGCCCCCGATCAAGGGCGTGTCGGTCGCCGATATCGAGGCCAACGCAGAGCTGCAGTTCTTCGACAAGATGAAGACCAGCCAGATCCACGATGCGCTCATCGCATCGGCGCGCGACCTCATCTCCGAGGACAACCCGAACTACGACCACGTGGCAGCCCGCCTCGTCTGGTTCAAGGTCCGCAAGGAAGCGTTCGGACAGAACCATCCGCCGCACCTGAGCTACGTGATCGCCAAGAACATCCAGAAGAAGTTCTACGATCCGGCCATCCTGGAGCTCTACAGCGAAGACGAGATCGACCAGCTGAACCGCATGATCGATCACCGGCGTGACGACCTGTTCCGCTACGCCGGCGCGGAGCAGATGCGACTCAAGTACCTGTGCCAGAACCGCAAGACTCGCAAGCCGACCGAGAGCTTCCAGTTCCCCTATCTCATGGTCGCTGCCACGCTGTGCGCTCTGGAGCCGCGCGAGACTCGCATGAAGGCGGTCAAGGACTACTACGACGCGATCTCGACGCACAGCCTGTCAGAGCCGACTCCGGTCATGGCCGGTGTTCGTACCCTGATCAAGCAGTTCAGCTCGTGCGTCGTCATCTCGGCCGGCGACAGCCTCGACTCAATCGAACGCGCGGGCACTGCGATCCTGAAGTATGCGAGCCGCAAGGCCGGCATCGGCATCGACGGTGGGCGCATCCGTGGCGTCGGCCAACCGATCCGTGGTGGCGAGGCCATCAGCACCGGCCAGATCCCGTTCATCAAGAAGTTCAACGGTGACCTGAAGTCCAGTGCCCAAGGCGGCGTCCGCGGCGCCAGTGCCACCTACAACTACATGTTCTGGCACATCGAGTGGGAATCCCTCATCGAGCTCAAGAACGAGAAGGGCACCGACGAGACCCGTGTCCGCACTCTGGACTACGTGCCGGCCTTCAACAAGCTGTTCTTCGATCGCTGGATCGCCGACCAGGACATCACGCTCTTCAGTCCCGAGGAAGTGCCCGACCTCTACACCGCCTTCTACAGCCCGGACATCGACAAGTTTATCCGGCTGTACGAGAAGTACGAGGCCGACCCGAAGATCACGAAGCGCCGCATCGCCGCATCCGAGATGGCGCAGAAGTTCATCCTCGAGCGCTTCGAGACCGGTCGCGTCTACTGCATGTTCGCCGACACGGTCAACACGCAGACGCCGTTCCTGGAGGCGGTGACCAGCACCAATCTGTGCGTCGAGATCTGCCTCGCAACCGTCCCGGTCAGCGCCGAAGATCACAGCATCGGCCGCATCGCCCTCTGCACACTGGGCGCCATCAACCTGGGCAAGGTCGATCTCTCGACCCAGGAAGGCAAGGACGAACTGCGTCGTGTCTGCCGCATCGCAGTCAGGACCAAGGACAACCTCCTGTCGTACCAGGACTATCCGCTCGAAGAAGCCAGGCTCGCGGTCGAGGAGTACCGGCCGCTCGGCATCGGCGTCATCGGCTTCGCGCACTGGCTGGTCAAGAACAACCTACGCTGGGGCGAGGCCAATACGATCGCCAAGGTCAACGAGCTGTACGAGCACATCAGCTACTACCTGATCGAAGCCTCGGTCGAGCTGGCCGAAGAGCGTGGTCCGTGCAAGAAGCGCACGAAGTACAGCGACGGCTGGTTCCCGTGGGAAGACTCGAAGATCGTTCTTCCGAAGACCCTCGACTGGGAAGCGCTGCGCAAGCGCATGAAAGCTGCGGGTGGTACGCGCAATGCGACCCTCATGGCCGGCATGCCTTCGGAGACGAGCTCGCAGCTGGCGAACGAGACCAACGGGGCCGAGCCGCCGAAGAGCTTGGTGACGACGAAGGACTCGAAGGACGGATCTCTGCCACAAGTGGTCCCGGACTTCGCGAAGTACAACCACCTGTACGAGACGCAGTGGCAAGTCGATCCGATCGCGTACTTGAAGACACTGGCGCCGCAACAGCACTATTACGATCAAGCGATCTCGATCAACAACAGCTTCGATCCGCAGCTGATGAAGCGGGACGAGAAGAGTGACAAGGTGCTGCTGTCGAACTTCGCACACATCTTCAATCTCATGTACAACCTGGGCTTCAAGACCGCGTACTACTCGAACGTGCGCAAGCCCGAGTCGATGGACGCCGAGACCGAGGACGACGGCTGCGAATCCGGCGCCTGCAAGATTTGAAGGAACAACGATGCAACCTCTTCACACTACCCCAACGCGACTCTTCTTCGACCCGGCCGGCAAGTCGATCGCGCGCTATGACAAGCCGCTGTTCCCGATCTTCGACAAGCTGAACAAGCGTATGCGGAGCTTCAACTGGGAGCCCGAAGTCGTGCCCATGGCCGGCGAGCGTCGATCGTTCAACGCCATGACCGATGCAGAGCAGTTCATCTTCACGTCTGGCCTTCAGCGTGCGATCATGCTGGACACGAAGCAGGGCGAGGAGCCGGTGCAGGTCTTCGGCGCCCATTGCACGGACCCGAGCCTGAGCAACTGCATCACGACCTGGCAGCTGTTCGAGGGCATCCACAGCGAGTCCTACACGCACATCCTGCAGAACGTGTACCCGGACGGCGGCCAGGCCGTGGTCGATCAGATCCCGAGCATCCGTGCCATCACGGAATGCGCGGAAGCGATCTCCGACGCCTACGATCGCATGAAGGCGAACCCGACGAAGGAGAACCTGTACCTGGCGCTGATCGAAGCCAACGCGCTGGAGGCCCTGCGTTTCTTCAACTTCTTCGCCACGGTCTTCAACTTCAAGAAGCGCATGCTGGTGCCGGGCTCGGGTGACGTCGTGAAGCTGATCGCTCGTGACGAGAACATCCACCTGAGCCTGGTGATGCACATCCTCAGGTGCCTGCCTCGCAACGATCCGGAGTTCGTCGAGATCATCGGCGACAACCGCGAGCGCGCGCTGCAGATCTACCGCAAAGCCAGCGAGCAAGAGAAGCAGTGGGCTGCCTACCTGTTCTCGCAAGGTCCGATCATGGGCCTGAACGAAGGCATCCTCTGCGAGCACATCGACTACCGCGAGATCAAGGCCACGAATGGCGCCGGTCTGACGACCAAGAAGCTGCCGAAGCTGAACATCAGCTACATGGCCGAGTACGTGGACAACAGCGACAAGGTGCAGGGTGCTCCGCAGGAAGACGGCGCGCTCGAGTACCTGAGCGCGGCTTCTCTGTTCAACGACATGAGCACGTGGAAGCCGAAGCTGACCGGCAAGCTGTCGCTCGAAGACCTGGTGGCAGCATGAACGCGCCATGGATGCCCGATGATTCGAAGCGGCGCATCGTCTGTGCCGCTGTGAAGTTCAAGGACGGCCTGATCGTGGGCCCCAGGCACTACGACGATGTCATGCGCGCTCAGTACCACGCGTTCGGCTTCACCGCAACCGAGGACGATGGAGTACAGGGTTTCATCGATCAGTTCGGTACCTTTCACGATCGCAAGGCCGCGTTCGTGATCGCTCAGCGCCAGGATCAGATCCGTCATAAAAGCGGACACCCTGACTCGAAGGAACTTTTCTCAGAGGACCTCTACTAGAGGCGAAGGAGTTCAAGATGACCGACGATACCCAACCCGAAGCTTCGTCCGTGACGACGCGCACGGTGTCGAAGACCGAGACCGTGGTCGAGCCACCCCACCACGTGAGTCTCGCCCTGGCAACCATGACCGCGCTGTGGGACTGGTTCGACAAGCGCGATGTCGAGAAGCACCTGGTGGCATTCCTGACACTGGTCGTCAGCTACCAGGTGATCTGCTGGTCGATGGGCTACGCCGATCGCAACCACGAGCGCACGGGCACCGACATCAGTCTGGTGCTGGCTGCCATCAACGTTCCGATCACTGCCTTCCAGGCCGCGATCGTCAAGTGGTACTTCTCGGCACGGACCGGCACCTCGGAGTGAGATCATGAAGTTCAGAATTGCAGAAAGTCGTGAAGAGCTCGTGGCTGCAGTCGGAGGTGCTGACGTGCTGAACAGCATCAAGACCAGCAATCGGTACAGCGCCGAGCGCGGTCATTCGATCACAGTCAAGGGCAAGCAGGTGCTGTTCGATCCGAAGCCCGAGATTCCGGATCGGCAGCCGCTGCTGGTGTGGAATGCAGATCGCGGGCCAGTCTTGCTATGTGCCGACGAGTACGACACGCTGACTCGCATCACGCCGCTCGAAGCCCTGCTTTACCGAGCTGGTCATCTCTCCCTGGACCAGTTGAACAAGCAGTACAACTGCAGCGACTGTCAGGGTTGAACAGGTCAATTTTATGGCTACGCGACGCCCCACCTTCACTCGCCGCCGTGCCAACGGCACTGCCCGCATCAAGCGCGACTCATACTCGAACTCGACGACAAGCTGGTGGGACATTCGCAAGGAAGTCTTCGAGCGTGACGACAAGAAGTGTCAGTCTCGAATCGGTGGTCGTCCTTGCCTCAAGCCCGGAGTCGATGTGCATCACATCATTCCGTTGTCGAGAGGCGGTACGACCACCAAAGGTAACCTCATCACGGTGTGCGAAGCCTGCCATCAAGCACGGCATCGTCACCAGCTGAAAGGACGACCATGAAACTCCAAGCCAAGACCAGGCTCCAGGCCACCATCGGGCACATCGACAAGATGGCCAACTTCGCCGAGCAAGCCAAGGGCTGGAATCACAAGGGCACGAAATGAATCTCCAAGCGAAGCAACGCCTGCTGGCGTCCTCAACCATCGACCCGGATGCGCAACCGCGTCAGGCCGACAACGCACTGCCGGTTTCCGTCGGCGCCGGAGTCGATGACGATTCGAAGACCGTGATCGAAACCGAACTCGGTGACGCGCGTCGAGGTCTCGAACGTGCCAAGGCTCAGGGCCACACCGACTCGGTGACCGCCTACGAGAACCTGATCACCGAACTCGAGAAGGCGAACAGTCCGGTCATCGCCAATGACACGTCAGACATGGGCTCGCTGCCGATGTCGAATCCCGCGGATTCGCCGCTCGGTGATCCCGACACGGATGCCGAGCGTGTGGACAACATGATCGTTGGCGAAGAGCAGCCGTGTCTGATCCAGCCGGAGCCGGGACCCGAAGATGTGCTCAAGCTCGACACGACGGCCAGCACCGAAGACCCGATCTCCGATGGCGCCGCCTACGACATGCTGATCGACGGCGAGTCGGAAGAGGAAGCCGGTGAGCCCGTGGTGCAGGAGGTGACGAACAACGACGGTTCGATCGAACCCGATCCGACGCAGCCACTGCTGATCGACGACGTTTCCGCCGGCCCACCCGTCATCAAGTAGAACAGTAAAGAACGGTTGGAGGTAGCGATGGGTCCGTATCCAAAGGCACTCCAGCACCCACCGGGTCCGCTGGACTTCCCACACAACTTCAATCCGCACGCGGTCGGCATCTGGTTCCAGTCAGTTCGGAACCTGCCGGCCGATCCGAGGTCCGCATGGGTTGCAGCTCTCAGGCTCTACAAGGCCGGCTGCAAGTCGGCGGGCCTTTCGCCGTTTGCGGAGTCGAAGCAGGATACGAACATCGCGATTCGCAACTACCTCTGGCACCAGAGGCGGCACCTGGTCCGATTCATGAACGTGACCCGTTTCATGGTAGGAATCAAGCCGATCCGAAACCTGGTGCGTGAGGCTCGACTCGAGACCTACGGCTTCAGCATCGTCATCAAGGCGCCGGTTGAGATTCCGGACCCGACCTGGGTGCAGACGCTGTTCAGGCTCGGAGCCGGCTACAGATTCAATCACCAGCGCGATCAGTTGCGCAGGTACGTGCTGGAGCTCGACCCTGGGCTCATCGTCTTCGTCTACAACCAGGGTACGGTGCAAGCCAGGCGCTGGTTCATCGGCTACGAGGTTAAGGTCCCGCTGCTTCCGCTCTACCCAGCGGACTCGAACATGGACCTCAGAGCCAAAGAACAGTTCATCCTCGATCAGCTGTGGCGTCCATTGCAGAACAGCTATCGAGCCCTGAATCAAGACCGAGGACGACACCTATGAGTACCGAAGTCGGTTTCGAGTACAGCTATAACGGACGTCAGGGCTTCGTCCGAGCCACGAGTTTCAGGCAAGCCCTCGACCACGCCAAGGTCAACTACCTGGTGCAGATTGGCTATGGCCCTCGGCACCCCAAGTTCAGGCTCAAGAAGTCGGAGTTGAGTGACGCACCGTTCAAACTCAAGTTCTCCGATCTCTCGTTCCAGCGCTACAAGGAACTCTACCTAGGGTTCCGCGAAGATCAACTGAGCGAAAGCGGCAAGGCAACGCTGTCGGACTTTCAGACCATCATCAAAGACAAGGAAAAGTTCAATGAGCTCCATCACCTCTGAAGCCGCGGCACCGCTGATGAAGCTGCCGCCCAACCCACTGCGCGCAGCAGTCCTCAAGCGTCCTCGCACGAACCTGGTGCCGAATCAGGACTACGCGCTGACCAAGGACCAGATGCAGTCGGGCTTCATGGCCGTCTTCAACTGGGCCTACTCCGGCGACCCGCGCAAGACCATGCTGAAGCTGGCGTTCAGCCCGCTGATGAACATGGCTTCGCTCTCGACTGGCAAGATGCCGGCCGCGAAGACGCCGGAGCAACGCAAGGAGCGCAAGAACCTCAACCAGTCGATCGCCGAGTGGGAGAAGAAGCGCCAGGACTTCAACCTCGCGCAGTACACGACCCTCAAGAAGGTCAACGCTGGCAACGAGAGCCACTTCTTGCTCGGTCTTCCGATCGTCAAGGTGTCGAGCCCTGACTCGGCCAACGCCGTGCTGATGATGTTCGGCGCCGAACCGCTGACCGACGAAGCGCGTGAGACCTTCAACGCGCCTCGTGACAAGCAGGTCACCGAAGACGGCACGCAAGCCGGTCCTCAAGTCGTGGCTTACGCGGCCTCTAAGTGCCTGGCCAAGGCTGGCCTCAACGGTGACACGACGGTCATGTTCGCCAAGTGCCTGCAAGCCGTTCGGTACTACTACACCGAGCACGATGTCGTCATCTTCCTCGAGTTCAAGATCCTGCCGCACGAAGCGCAGTATCTGGTCTCGGAAGACTGGGCGCAGATTCGTCCGGTCGACCTGTACCCGCTGTTCACGATGTGGGTCGAGGCCGAGTACGTGTCGAAGAAGTACGGCAAGAGCGCGACCTCGATGTCGAAGATCGCGCAGACGCTGCCGAAGCACCTGCCCGGCGACGAGCGTGTTGATCAGTTCAACATCTCGATCAACATGAAGGGTGAGCCACTCTGGATTCCGAAGGAGTGCGACAACACCGTCAAGTACGAGACCATGTTCTCTGACGCAGGTCAGCAGGGCTCGGGCGAGTTCGCCCTTCGAAAGCCCGGCGCCTACAAGCAGCTGCAGCTGCCGGTCAACATTCCGATCCTGACCGACTGGGTGAACAACAAGTTCACGTACTCGAATGCGACGGGCAAGCCGCAGGTGATTGACCTCGCTCACTTCCGCAAGTGCAACGCCGCGATGGCGATGAACTTGATGAAGAAGTCGATGAAGAACAAGTACTTCACGACACTGCAGTACTACGGCGAAGCGGCTGGCCTGTCCGTCGTCGCCAAGGACTACGGTGCCGACACGAGTCACTGGCCGAACGCCAGCGACGACATGTCGATCGAGGACTATGCCAACTTCGCCCTCGCGCAGTTCTTCCAGCTCACCAACTCGGGCGCTCTCACGTTCTACGAACTGATGGACTCGCTGGCTCAGGCCAACCTGGATCGCGGCGACAAGGGTGCGCTCGATCCCAACGATCCGGCAATGCTGCTGGCCCCGCTGGCGCGCTTCGTCGTCGCTCTCGGCCCGGCCATGATCCGCAACATCGACTCCATGTACAGCAAGTATGCGGTGATTACGATGACGGAAGCGCTAGGCATGATCCAGCTGCTGGCCAGCTACGGGTCCGATCTCACTGGCACGCAGATCGCGGCTGACACGATCAACAAGCCGGCCATCAACCAGGGCATCGACAAGAACTGGCAACCGGGCGCCATGCCGCTCGTCACCAAGAAGTTCAGCGAGCCTGACCAAGGTCTGCTGCCCCACCAGTACAAGGTGCGGAACATGCTGCGTCATCGTCCCGACCTGGCGGCTCTGCCGGTTGATGCTGGCGGTGGCAAGTCGATGCTGGCCATCACGGACGTGCTCGAAGAGATCAAGCATGGCGAGTCGGAGCCGTACCTCATCATGTGCCCGTCGCACCTGGTGGCGAACTACGTGTCCGAGATCGTCGAGTTCACTGACGGCAAGGTCAACGTGATCCCGGTTACGAGCTACAACATCCGTACCACGGGTATCGCTCGCTTCACCGAGATCCTGGAGGCGGCGCCGATCAACACCATCCTGATCGTCGACTACGACGCTCTCAAGTTCCGGTCTCGCGCCACGGTTTATGGCACGACGACCATCACCGTGTACCCTGTCATCGAGCTGATCCGTCAGTTCCAGCCAGGCTACGTGTTCATGGACGAGTCGCACTTCCTGCGCAACGTCAACTCGGCGCGCATGAAGTCGGTGATGACCCTGGTCGCCGACATCAAGAAGAAGCGCCTGGCTTCCGGCACCATGAACCCCGACTCTCCGTCCGACCTGCCCGGTCAGATGGCGATCCTGGACCCGACGGTGTTCGGCACCCGTTCCGAGTTCAACGAGCAGTACGGTGAAGTCGTCAAGGGTCAGCGCGTCATCAGCTGGAAGCGCCACGGGCCGAACGCCGTCTCCACGGTGCTGACGAAGCTGCGTGGTTCCGTCGTCTGGGCCGGCGCCAAGCGCAAGGAATGGGCTTGCGCCCTGCCCGAGCGTCATGACCACTTCATCAAGGTCAACCTGACTCCACGTCAGAAGGAGATGTACGACGCGATCTTCGACGACATGGTGGCGTCGATCCGCAAGGCTGCCGAGTCGGACAAGAATGCCAAGGCTCTGTTGGAGAAGCTGACGGGCAAGAAGGCAAGTGCCGAAGACGAAGAGAAGTTCGGCGACCTCGGTGACGTTCAGCCCGAGGACGAGGAAGACGATTCGGAAGATGACGTCGATGACGTGGGACCGGCTCTCCAGCCGTACCTGGCCGATATCGAGCGTTTCGTCACCAACCCAGGCTTCCACCCGTACGCTCGCAACGGCTTCATCAACGCTGAAGGCCAGAAGATCCCGCCGCTGACCGGCGACGACCTGAAGAGCCCGAAGGCGATCGCCCTCGAGTATCGACTGCGTGAGTACCTGAACACGCATGAGTCGAAGGCCATCATCTTCACGAACTACAACGAGTCGACGGACAGCCTCTTCAACGCGATGCCGGACGACCTCAAGGCTTGCGGTCTGCTCTACAAGACCAGCAGCAAGACCGAGATGGTCAACGCGTTCAAGAAGAACCCGAAGATCCGCTGGATGATCGGTATCCGCAAGAGCCTGGAAGTCGGCCTGAACCTGCAGCAAGCCGGCTACCTGTGCCGCATGGAAGGTGTGTGGACGCCGGGCGAACAGGAGCAAGGTGACGCCCGTATCGAGCGCCCGAACTTCGGGCCCAACGGCGACAAGCGCACGGCTCTCCAGTTCGACACCATCGTGGCGAACCGGACGATCGACGTGACGAAGGCTGCCCGCCTCCGCGCCAAGATCGTGGCTCTGGCGAAGTTCGACAACAACCTCGACCCTGCGTATCAAGCGATCCCGGACATTCCTGTCATTCCGATGACGCTGGAAACGATCCAGACCATGAATGACTTCGACGACAACCTGGCGGCATACCAGGAGTCGATGAACATGCTGTCTGAGCACATCAAGTCCGAGTACGCCGAGTACAAGAAGCAGATCCTGGCTGCGGGCGGCTTCAAGTTCACGCAGGTGGCACAGGCTCCGACGCCTCCGGGTGCAGCGCTGTTGGCACGCGTGCCCTATGCCCAGGGTACCGAGCTCTACAACGCCTCCGAGATGGGCCTCGTCCGGGTCGACAACTACCTGGGCATGGAACTGACCGGTGAAGACGATGACGACGACGCGCCGCCGATCGAGGATGATGACGAGTCGAAGGACAGCGCGGTCATCAAGGCTCAACGAGCCAAGGTGATGGGCATGCGCTGCCACTGCGAGTTCGGCGATGGTGTCATCTTCGGCGCCGCCGCTCTCGGCAAGGGCAACTTCATCTCGCGCGTTCACGTCGCACTCGACGACGGCACGAAGGCACGTGGTCTCAAGGCCACGAACGTCTTCGTCATGACCAGGACCGAGACCAACTCGATCGACATGCGAAACAAGATCGCCCAGGCCGCAGGTCTGGACATCACCGCACCGATCACGGTTCCGGGTCTCGTCGTCAAGCAGTCGAAGGTGACGCAGAAGCAGCAGCGTGAACAAGAGAAGCAGCGCCAGCTCGAGATCCGTAAGGAGCAACTCGAGAAGCACAGCCTGGACAAGAAGGCGAAGCTCGCCATCGGCCTCCAGCTCTCGTTCATGAACGGCTACATGCGTCTGCACTACGACATTGGCACCAACCAGGCCGCTGTAAAGGCGCTGCAGGCTGTCGGCTTCCAGCACGACCTGCCGTACTATCAGACGCGAATCAAGAGCTACAAGCAGCTGATCACTCAGGTCGAGAACTGGCTCGGGTCCGGCAAGTTCGAACTCAGCTCCAAGGTCGACCAGGATGCGTTCGAGGCCCTGGCACAAGAACTGGCGAACGGTACCATCGCGACTCGTGCGCGCTACATGCGCATGATGAGCGGCGGCAACTTCCGCAACTACCTGCGTCAAGCCTTCAAGCCGAGTCCGGATCGGACTCGCCTGTGTCTGTTCTCCATCGTCACTGACGGTGGCGATCGTGATCCGGGCGCTCTCAAGGAAGCGGAACGCAAGGGCGTGAACCCGAACTTCGGGGTCGCATACTTGTGTCTGCCTTCGGGTGGTGGCTTCCCTGGATCGAAGCTCGCGGTTGCTGACAAGTACAAGGCGCCCGGTACGCGCTGGACCCTGTCCGACTCGTCGATGAGCCTGTTCGTCAACAACCTGCGGGGCGCGGCTGCCGTGCTCAACGAGTTGGGTCGTGCAGGCGTCAAGATCGAGAATGGCGATGAGATCCGTCACCAAGCTGCGAACATGAAGAAGCTGACGCCGAAGGACGACGACACGATCGACCGTCGTGTCGCCGATGACGAAGCCGCGGGTGCTGCACCCGATCGCGGAGCCAAGTAAGCTCCAATTTCATCAACATGGACGGTCCTTCAAAGGCCGTCCCCTTTCCACCACCTGAAGGAATCATCATGACGTTTTCCATGAACCCGCTGAAGAAGGCGATGCAAGCCGCCGGTCACGTGCTGTCCGAAGGCGAAGGCTTCCTGGTGCACGAACTCCAGACCGCGCGCGACTGGCTGCACTCGATCGGCATGGGCCACATCGGCGACGACTTCCACATGTTCGAGACCGAGATCGCCAAGCCGGCGTTCCACGGCATCGCCAAGGCCATCGGCTGGGTCAAGGACGAAGTCGTGGCCGAAGCCGAGAAGCTGAAGGCGGAGCAGGAGGCCAAGGAAGCTGCAGAAGCGGCCGCGAAGGCCCAAGCGGAAGCCGACGCCAAGGCTCAGGCCGAAGCTGCAGCTGCCGCGCAAGCCGCTGCTGAAGCCAAAGCCAAGGCCGATGCGGAGGCCGCCGCAGCTGCACAAGCAGCCGCCGATGCGAAGGCTGCGCAAGATGCGGTCGACGCAGCCAAGGCTGCCACGCAACAATCGGAAGCGGCTGACGCCGACGCCGGTTCGAGCGAGCAATCCGAGCAAGCCGCTGCTCCGGCCCCGGCTCCCGCCACCAAGGAGTAATCGCACATGGCCCGTATCATTGGCAACACCGGTCCTGGGATGGAACCAACCGGAACGGGCTCCGGAGTTGGCAAGTTCCGGGCCCCGTTCGGTCGTGTCACCATCATAGCTGACGCGGATGGTGACGTCTTCCGACTCCCAGTCTCAGCGCTGTTCGGCAAAGCCGGTCAGGTCTACCAGGGCATCTTCGCTCAGACCACGGCCGTGGCTACCGGTACCGTGCAGATCGACACGACGTTGATCGAGCCCGACCTGGCATGCAACCCTGCGCAAGACGCAGTGGCTTCGGGTCAGCAGTCGCACTGGCACCCGGACACGACCGTGGCCGTCGGCACCGGCATCTCGAAGCTCAGCATCCCGTGCCCGACCGCGCTGCGCATCACCTTCGCAAAGAAGGGCACGATCCTCTACCTCACAGGAGTCTGACATGACTGGTCCGCGCTTTCCGCGTCAATACTTCTCGCAGGTGGAGCGCAAGGTCCAAGCTGAAGCCGAGCCTCAAGCCGAGGCTCCGGCTCAGCCGCTGATCCAAGGTCTCGGCCGTTCGGACGAGCGTGCTGTCGATGGCGAGAAGGAACCCTCAGTCATCGAGCGCGTCGACTTCGAGTCGTGGCTGCCCTTCGCTGCGAAGACGTACCACATCAGTCCCCGTATCGAGGACTATGTTTTCAAGAACATGCCGATCTGTCCTTCGGACTTCCCGAATCGGAACGGCATCGCATTCCCGCTGCAGGAGCTCGTGCAGTTCCTGCCGCCTCCGATGAATCGCCAGGTCTTCAAGGCCTGGCAAGGCTGCCCAGTTCACCTCGAGCACGACAACGAAGACTGCACCAAGGCGTACGGTGTTGTCTTCGACACGAGCCTAAGCAAGATCCATGGCTACGGTCAAGGCAAGCACTGGAAGGTCATGGGCCTCATCGGAGTCGACAAGACCAAGTACCCGGAGATCGCGCAGGAAGTCCTGGACGGCAAGATCATCACGGGCTCGATGGGCGCCTTGGCAGACAGGTTCACGTGCTCGGTCTGCGGCCGCGAAGCCACCGAGAACAAGTTCATGAACTGCAACCACGTTGGCTCCACGAAGGAAGTCAATTGGAAACTCGTGGACTACATGGGCCAGCAACACATCGCGTACCTGAATGCGCACGGCCTCAGCCCGATCGAGTACAGCCTGGTGCGCGACCCTGCCTGGGTTGCTGCTCTCTCCGATCACATCATGGCATGGTGAACATCATGAACAAGTTGCAAGCGAAGGCCCGTCTGCTGGCCGACAAGGTCGTTCAAGCTTCCAAAGTGGTGTGGGACTCCACGTTCCACAAGCTTTGGACGGATACCAATGGTGTTTACAACATCAAGACCAAGGAAGCTGGGCAAGCTCAAGTCCGCATCATGGGCAACCAAGGCGACGAAGACGAAGAGCTGCTCAATCAACTGAGCAAGAAGTACAAGACCGGCAATCTCCAGTCCGGTGTTCCCAACATCGAGATGGAGATCGGCGGCGAAAACGTGCTTCTGACTTGGGACGAAGCGTACAACCTCGGCTATGCGCTGATGCGTAGCGCAGAGATAGCCTACTACGGCTAGACTGACTCCGCGAAAATGACATCGTTGGGACGAGCCGGTGACGGAGGGTCAACGGTTCGCAGAGGAGTCCGAATGAAAGCGCATATTGAGGCTCTAGATCAGTCTCAACGTGCGTACCTCGGAGCTCTGCTCGCAGCAACGCGACCAGGTTCCGAACCGCACTTGACTGCGGGTGATAGCCGGCTACCGACCGCGCGTTACCTTGCTGCCAATCGCGACCGGTTGATGGATGCTGACCTCGTTCTGGTCGGCTACAGCTACAGCGATCCATTACCCGTTCACTGCTTTGTACAGGCTAAGACAGGCCAGCGCCTCTTTGACTCGAACCGTGTGTGCAAGCTCACTGATCGTAGTTACGAGTGGCCAACCTGGCTCGGCATGACCATCAAAGGCGTAGTACTGGCGCGCATCAGCGTCAGGCACCTGCTCGGGGATTTCGTTCTACTCACGGCGCTCGAGGAAAGAAAGAGGCGTCGAACCGATTAGTGGAGTGGTATGTTCAAGTCAGTCATCAACTTCGGCCTTGCATTCGGTGTGCCGCTCATGGCGGCAGTCTTCACCGCAGTGATCTGTCAGTTCATCCCAGAACTTCCGTTGCCACCCGGCTCGAAGTTCTACGCGGATGTCGGCCTAGAGTGGATCACGGCCATACGAGTCCTCGGGTTCATATGGCTCAGCCTGTGCCTACTTGTCGTCACCGCCGTGCATCAGCGCGACGTGGCGAACCGCAGGTCATTGGCGCTGAAGCGCAGGTGCACAGCACTCGCAAACTTCTTCGCCACGTTCGCTTCGTGGTCGCTGACTTTTCCAGGCATCATTCTTTTCGGTGGCGACTGGAACATTGCTTCCTGGGTCTTCGGTTTCTTCACATCGGCAAGTGCGGTATACACCTGCTACGTGATGATCACCACGGAGTCATTGGTCAAGTCGCTGATTGGCGACATCAGAGAAACAAGTCAGACCCCGATCTGAGCACAAGGGCCGGTCACGCAAGTGGCGCGGCCCTTTACTTCGCCCTCACGATCCGGTGACCACCCCGTTTTGGACTAAAAGTTGCACCCACCATTTTTATTTTGCGGGCCGAAAGGTCCGGAAACGCCGAGTAGGTTAGACTTTGTGGACTAGTACACAGTGTCTAGCCAACTCATTACCTTAACGAAGGAGTGCTCAATGACCAAGCAACTGCGAGCCGCTGCTTCGACCACGATGACTCACGACGGCAACGATCTGAATCTCAAGGTCGAACAGGGTGACGCCGGTCTCGAAAACTCGCAGGAACCGATGGGCCTCATCGATCCCGCGAGCCTCGATTCCGGTTTCACGCACTCGGACGAAAAGCCGACGATGCCCGGCATGAAGGCCAAGGCGCCGACGACCGCGGGCACCAAGGCCGACAAGCCGAAGGTGGAAGCCAACGGCGCGATGTCGGAACCGCTCAAGGATGAAGAGATTCCTCCGGGCGGCAAGATCGCCGAGATGGACAACGAACAAGACCCGGCCGTGGGCTACCTGAACAAGGAAGCCGACATGCCCGTCATCAACAACGCCAGCGTGGAAGACGACGCGCCGCCTCCGGGTTCGGAGATGGACGACGACGCCGAACCGGAAGCCGACCTCGAAGCCACGACCGACGACAACGGCGCCGGCGAGTTCGACGACCTGCCCGGCATCGAAGCGTCGGACGAAGGCGATGACGACTCGGAGTTCGAGGACCTGGAACCGGAAGCGCCGATGCCCGAAGCGTCGTCCGCCATGGAACCCAACGCGAGCCCGACCGAGGAAGTCGCCGAGTTCGAAGCAGCTCCGCCGTCCGACGAAGAGCAGCCTCTCGTCGACGTCGACGAAGTGCCCGACAACGAAGGCTCCGAAGACCTGGTCTTCGCCGCCCTGGGCAACAGCGTCCACGTGATCCGCAGCAACCGCATCATCGCCTCGATGGGTCCGGCCTCCGCGCGCAAGCTCGGCGTCCAGGACGTGTTCCAAGGCGAACAGTACGAAGCCGTGGTCGCGCACGCGATCGACACCAAGGGCCTGCGCAAGGGTCTGGTGCAGCAAGGTTTCGTCCTGGCCAAGGTCAAGATGACGGCCTCCAAGGCCACGTCGAAGATCGTGAAGGCCAAGGTCGAAGCCGGCATGAAGGACAAGCTCGAAGCCATCGCCAAGCAGAACAAGGCGATGGAACAGAGCCTGGCCATCGCAGCCGTCGGCATCAACAAGCAGTACTGGAAGGACGTCCCGAACGAGCTGAAGGCCAGCCTCATCACCGAGCTGGAACAAGCCGGCGTTCGCGGTGCCAAGCGCCTGGTGTCCTCCGTGTTCGCGTCGCATGGCGTGAGCTACGCGCGTCAGATCCTGGCCCTGGCTCAGCGCATCGCGGCCATGCCCGAAGAAGTCCGTGACAACCACGCCGAGAGCCTCGACATGACCAGCGATGGTGATTTCGATGACGACGACATGGTCGAATCGGGCGCCGAGTGCATGGACGGCGAGCCGGTCAACGAGTTCGAGGAGTTCGAGACGGAAGTTCCCGCTTCCGTGACGGCCGCCCTCGCGAACCCGATGCACCGTCGCGTGAGCCAGACCAAGATGATCGCCGGCGTGAAGGACATGCAAGGCGTCAACAGCTTCCTGTACGGCGGTCGGTCGCTCATCGGCTGATCAGTCCGGAATTTCCCAACCTCATCACGGAGTCAACATGCTCTACCTGCCTCTCTCGAAGTTCCCGGACAGCGCCGAAACCATCGTCGCGACCGGCGCCTCCATCACCGCCGAAGGTGCCGCCCTGGTGCGCGCCGCCGGTGCCACCGCCTCGGGCGTGACCATGTCGCAAGGCACGAGCGGCGAAATCTTCGCCGGCTTCTCGATCGCCGCGACGTCGGCCGCCGCCTTCCAGGCCGCGTACCAGACCAAGGTCGAGAAGTTCGTCGTGCCCTCGTCGGGCTCGGTGCAACTGGCGCAGACCCCGGTCAGCGGCCAGGTCTTCATCTACGACCAGACCGCGGGCGCCGCGGTGGCGATCTCCGGTGGCGTCAGCGTCACCGGCAACGTGGTCGCGGGCCTCACCGCCGGCAACACGGTCCTGATCACCTACAAGTATGCCCTGTCGGTCCAGCAAGCCCGCACCATCCAAGGTGACGTGCAGCCCGGCGGCTACATCGGCGACTACATCGGCCAAGTCGGCCTGATCAAGCGCGGCCTCATCTTCACCGACATGTACGACGCGTCGAAGGACTGGTCGAACGTCGGTGCGAACGGCATCCTCCTGGGCGCCGGCGGCATCCTGACGACCAGCGGTTCGGGCTCGGCCCTGACCGGTGCCTACGTCGTGTCGCTGCCGAGCCAGGAAGTCCCCTTCCTCGGTCTCGAGTTCAGCGCCGCCTGATCGGTCGTCGACTGAAGCCAACCACCTTTCAGGAGAAACTCAACATGCAACGCATCACCGCCAACGTCCGCCCGGCCAAGTCGCCCGTGCTGGCCACCGAGCTGAAGCTCGCCGGTTCCAACGAGCTGGCCGTCGGCCGCAACGGCGAACTGAACGCCTCGTCCAAGCGCGACCTGCTCGAACAGCAGCGCAAGTTCCTGACCGCGGCCTCGCAAGGCAACATGCTGGCCATCAGCCGTCAGGAATCGCGTGACCTGGTCCAGGCCGCCTTCAACAGCCCGGAAGCGCACCGCGTCCTGGGCGAGAAGATCAGCGAGAGCCTGTACATCACGGCGAACCGTCAGGGCTTCATGCGCAAGTACCTGGCCCGGATCGACGTGGAGATCGGCAGCGTGCCGCGCTTCCCGCTGCGCAACAAGAACGTGACGGCCGTGTGGTCGACCAGCCCGACCAAGGTCGAGTCGCAGATCACGCGCGACAAGTGGTTCACGCCGCCGGAACTGACGGTCGTGGCCCGCCCGTTCATCCCGCAGGTCGAACTGAACCAATCCAGCGGCGACGTGCTGCAGGAGAAGTACATCGAGGCCGTGGAAGCCACGATGGTCGCCGAGGACCGCCTGTACTACAACCAGCTGCAGAAGCTGGTCGGCGTCGACAACAACCTGACCATCGTGTCGGGCCAGCTGACGCCGTACAGCCTCATGACCGTCGTGACCAACGTCACGCGCTGGGGCCTCAAGGGCGCCCACCTGCTGATGGCGACGGACCTGTGGCAAGACGTGGTCGGCAACTCCGACTTCTTCCAAGCCATCGATCCGGTCGCGCGTCACGAGCTGCTGCTCACCGGCGAGCTGGGCACGATGTACGGCATGACCGTGACGTCGGACGCGTTCCGTCACCCGGAACACAAGGTCCTGGGCCAGGGCGAGTTCTACGTGATCTCGGACGCGCTGAACCACGGCGCGTACTCGGATCGCGGCGGCATCCAGTCGACCCCGATCGACATCTCGATCGAGAAGATCCCCGGCCGCGGCTTCGTCCTGCACGAAGCCCTGGCGGTGTCGGTCGCGAACAGCCGTTCGTTCGCCAAGGGCTATCGCCTGTAATCGGCTTCGGCTGGGGAGAGATGTCTAGCCGTCTAAACTAGCTCTCTCCCTAGTCGGTCCCGTACCACAGGTCACAACCCAAGGAGTTCGAGATGACCAAGCCGATGAAGTACAACCGCACGCTCGACTGTGTCGCGCTGGCCATTCAAGCGTTCACGCGTGACGGGGACGAAGTCCTGGCCGCGCGACTGTTCGCCAAGGCGATGGCCCAGCCCGACGTGCAGGCCGCGATGGACACCATCGAAGCCAGCAACCGCTACGCGTTCTCGCAGCTGCAAGCCTCACGGGCCGCGGCCACGAAGACCGAAGCGGGCGACAAGTCGACGCCCAAGGCCCGCGTCAAGGCTTCCGAAGAGGAAGCCGAGATGCCGACCGAGAAGCCCGCCGAAGAGAAGGAAGCCGAGATGCCGGTCGAGGCCGACGCATTCGACGGCGACCCGCTCGACGACGTGGTCGAGGAAGAGGAAGAAGTCGTGGAACCTGCCGAGCCCGTCGTGGCCGGCAAGCGCATGGCCGAAGTCCTGTCCTCGATGAAGAAGGCACGCGACGGCAAGTGAGCCATCGCGGTAGCACCCTACCGGTGCTTGAAAGGGGAGCCGAGTGCTCCCTTTTCTCATATTGGTGGCACTCAGACTCGTCTCATGCGAGTCTGAGGCCTAATTTTATGGGAAGTTGACAACATGGACCCGAAGCCACAGACGGTGATTGAACCAGTCCACAAGTTCGTGCGCGCTGGCTTCGTGCAGCGAATGCAGAGTCAGTTCCGTGCACCGGGTGTTTGGATCACAAGCCCAGACGCGATGGCTGCGCTGAAGCAGATGCAGGGTGAGAAGGGTCCATCCTACCCGTACCTGTTCTTCTATCCGCAGTCGGATGGCCCGAACACGGAAGCGTACACAACGAACCGACTGGCGCGCTTCGGCATTCCGGTCACGATCAACAACGACGGCAAGCAGTTCCAGACTGCGCGTCTGTTGCCGATGAACTTCGAGACCGAGGTCACGTTCATCACCAACGACTACGAGCAAGTCGAGGCCTACAGGAATCGATGGATGTTCACGCGGCGCAACGGCGCCCTGAACTTCAACATCAAGTACGGCCAGACCACGTTGACGATCGGTACGACTCTGGCAGACACGATCTCGGTGCCGAAGCGGGAGAACCCAGCGGACCAAGAGTCGGTCTATCAGGTCGTTGCCAACATCACCATCAAGGGCTACATCTCCGAGCCAGCGCTCGGCAGCAGGGGCCGCATCGTACAAGTCGTTCTCGGAGATGCCCCGGCGCTGAAGGCGGGTCAATCGTTCTTCCCATTCAACTGAGGTCACAAAATGGACGTTCAAAACCTGAACCGGCACGCGATCCCCGCGAAGCTCGTGGCTCCCGACGGCAGCGCCGACTACGTCACCGTGCAGGCTGGCCGTCGCGTCACGCTTCCCGACGGCTACACGGTCGACAGCAACTGGCTGGCCCTGACCCCGAAGGTCCGAGCCTACACCGACGCGAGCTCGAAGACGCCGATCAGTCTCAAGGGTGCTCAGCCCCAGATCGATCTGGCTCAGGTCGCGAAGATCACGGTCGGCGCTGCACCAGCCCCGGCTCAGACCAACCCCGACGTGAAGGCTGACTGACATGGTCCAAATCGTTTCGCGCGCCAGTGACGTCCGCGTCACCGAAATCAACCTCAGCTCGGTGATCACCAGCACCAGCGTGACTATCGGTGCGCAGCCGGTGGTCTCGAAGCAAGGTGTGATCGTCCCGAAGCTGTTCACCAACGGCCCATCGTGGATCGACGAGTACGGCAACCCCGACCCGTCCATCTCCATGACGATCCAGGCCGGCCTGAACTACTTCACGGAAGGCAACCAGCTGTGGGGCCTGCGTGTCTGTGGCACCGGCTACATGTACGCTGGCGTTCTGCTCAAGAACAACACGAGCGACGTCTCCGTCCTGATCGGTCAAGCCCTGTCCGATCCGGTCAACACCGACCTGACGAACTTCGAGTCGCCGGGTGAGACGGCGATCGCCTACTTCTACCCGAGCCGCGGCCCGGGTTCCTACGGCGACAACATCAGCATCGAGATCAAGACCGCGACCGTCAACTCTCCGGGCAACTTCACGGGCACGGGCACGAACAGCGGCGGCTCGCTGACCGGCGGTACCTACAAGTACCAGATCAGCGCCCTGTCGCAGCTGGGTGAGAGCCTGGTCTCGAACCAGATCACGGTCATCCTGTCCGGCCTGTCGCTGCCTGCGGGTTCCGTCACCCTCGACTGGGACCCGGTGCCCGGTGCCATCGGCTATCGGATCTACGGTCGTGCGACCGGCGGTTCCTACGGCCTGATCACCACGGTCGGCGCTGCCGTGACCGAGTTCCTGGACACGGGCGACGTGGTTCCGGACAACACGAAGCTGCCGATCACGAACCCAGCGAACGTGGTCGGGACGAACGAGTTCATCGTCAACGTCTACGACAACACGAAGCCGCTGCAGAACGCTCTCGAGTCGTTCACGGTCACGCTGTTCAACAATGTCGACGCGTCGGGCACCCAGACGGAGATCGAGAACCGGATCAACCCGTTCTCGAACTACATCCAGGTGGTGGCGAATCCAGCGGTCATCAACAACAGCCCGTACCCGACGGTCACGGCCGTTGCCAAGACTGCGATGACGGGTGGTGATTCGGGCGCGGCTCCGACCAGTTCCCAGATCGCTCTGGCGATGCAGGTCTTCGGCAACAAGAGTCTGTACAACCCGAACACGTTCATCGGCGCCGGCCTGGCCGACCCGACCTACCAGCTGTCTCTCGACACCCTGGTGCAAGGTCGCGGCGATGCCGTCAGCCTGATCGACGTTCCGGCCATCAGCCAGAAGTTCCAGGACTCGATCGACTACCGCAACCTGAGCCTGAACCTGAACTCGACGTACAGCGCGCTCTTCGGTCCGGACGTGTTGCAGGCTGACCTCATCAACGGCATGCAGGTCTACAACCCGCCTTCGGGCTGGGCTGGTGCCCTGTGCGCGCGTACCGATCGCGTGGCCAACCCGGCCTACTCGATCGCCGGCCTGAACCGCGGCCTGCTGAACGTGCTGAAGCAGCGCTACGCCTACGACGACGGTCAAGCCACGGCTCTCTTCAACGCGCAGGTGAACTACACCCGCACGTTCGTCGGTCAAGGCATCGCCCTCTGGGAGCAGCAGACCCTGGCTGGCCAGTACAGCGCCCTGTCCTGGCTGTCGGTTCGCCGCATCACCAACGTCATCAAGGTCTCGCTCTACAAGTTCCTGCTGTACTCGCTGCAAGAGATGGACACGGACGCGATCCGTCGCCAGATCATCAACAGCTGCAGCGCCTACCTCCAAGCGGTCAAGGATGCCTCCGGCCTCTACGACTTCACGGTGGAGTGCGACAACGGGAACAACAACGCGACGACCGCGAACGCGGGCATCCTGGTCGTCACCGTGGTCCTGGTGCCCAACATCCCGATCCACGAGATCCAACTGCAAGTCGTGATCTCGAAGCAGGGTGTGACGTTCCAAGAGACCCTGAATCAGGTCAACGGCAACACGCAGTAAAGGAGCAACAGCCATGGCAAACAAGCACTTCAAGCGCCTGGGCACCTGGCTGGTGCGCATCCTCGTCGGTCTCGATCGGATGGTGAATGCCATCATCGGCGGCAATCCGGCCGAGACCCTCTCGTCAGTGGCGTACAGGAAGCACCGTGATGGCGGTCGCTTCGGGTTCATGATGCACGTGGTCAACACGTTGTTCATGAGCAAGACCCACTGCGAGGATGCCTACAAGTCCGACCGCAGCCAGATCCTCCCGAACTGAAAGGAACCAAGATGGCTCGTACCAGTCTGGCGAACGTCCTGGCGCTGCCCGATGCAGCGCAGCAGTGGAACTTCGACCTCTTCTTCCCATCGATTCCGGGTAGCACCGGAGTCGCCCGCAGCCTGACCTTCAAGTGCAAGACCACGGCGCTGCCCAGCTCCGCGATCGAGCCGGTGCCGATCGAACTCCACGGCGTCAAGAAGCAGGAAGCCGGCCGTGCGACCTACCAGCACACGTTCAATGCCACGTTCATGGAGACCGTGGACTATTCGACGTACATGGCGTTCCGCGCCTGGCGCGACTACATGCGCAGTTGGAGGAACAACACCGGCTCTGACAGCGCGGCCTACAAGGTCAACCTCGAACTCGACGTCTACGACAACCAGGGCAACATCAGTCAGACGATCATCCTCGCCGGCTGCTTCCTGACCGACATCGCAGACATCACGTTCGACGGCGCGGCTTCGACGGTCGTCGACCTGAGCCTGACGTTCAGCTTCGACTACGTCAACGACGGCAACACGTTCTAAGTCCAGCGGAGAAGATGATGGTTCTCGAATCCTGCGTTCTGGGTCTTCATCTTCTCACCTACCACTTCGCTCCACCAGCGAGTGGCGGGACCTACCACTGGATGACGCCTGGCGTCTACGCTCATTGCGACAACGGGCTGGTCGCCGGATACGTCAAGAACAGCTTCGGTCATCCCAGCGAATACGTCGGCGTCGAGCACCAGCTCCCCTTCGGATTCAGTGCCGACATCGGTCTGGTTCACGGCTATAGAGCAGCACCTGTGTTGCCCATCGTCGCCCTGAACTGGCAACAAGGTCGGATGCGCTGGACGTTGCTGCCGGACCAACATCTGAAGCCTCTGGCCCTGAGCCTCGGTTTTCAGTTCTGACCAAAGGATTGACATGAAGCTCGAAGCCAAAGCCCGGCTTCTAGCCGCTGATCAGAATGTCATGTTGCACGTCAAGTACGTGTTCCAGGCCATTCATCAGGCGGAAGCACAACTGAACTCGATCAAGCCCCTGGTCGAATCGGAGCCGAGCAAGCTCACGGTCCTGGCCAAGCTCAACCTCGAGTTGTCGAAGCTGCGTGAGCTCTTCGATGCCGAGATGCCTCAACTCTACGAAGACAAGGAACAGCAGCCATGAAGCTCCTTGCCAAGAGCCGCCTGCTCGCCCTTCAAGACATGAAGACTCTGGGGCACAAGGTGCTTGACGTCCTGGTCGACACCTTTCCGACCGAAGGCTTCGAGCTCACGCGTCACAGTCCACAAGAGATCCGAAGCAGCGGACACCTCACGGACGGCATGTTCAAGATCGCAGGTCGCGACCTCAACAAGCTGGTGTTCTCGCACCTGGGCTACAAGGTCGAGGACAAGGGCAAGTCCATCAAGTGGACGAAGCACGGCGAACCGATCTGGTTCATGGTCCACGTCGGTGGCAAGGTTCACGTCTACGAGCAAGGCGAGGACTGAGATGAAGCTCCAAGCTCGATCAAGACTCAAGGCGGACGAGGTCAACACCAAAGACCGTCCGCCTTCGACCTACCTGGACGAGGCCGAAATGGATCATGCGATGCCGGACGGAAGTGCGGCGCCTGGTCCGATCGGAATGGGTGTTGGGCTTGGAGCCGCACAACGGCTGCTGAGCACCAGCCCCATGTTCGGTAGTCCTGGCATGGAAGCGTACGAAACCCTGTGAAGGAGATGGCGATGAGCGCCCCGGTTCAGACCTTTCTGCTCGAAGTCGAAGCGCGTGAAAGCAATTACGTGGTTGCAGCCTTCAAGTCGAAGATCAACGGCATGGAGCGCAACAACGCATGCCCGAAGACCCCTGGTCGACTTCACAGGTGTGAGGTCGCGGTCCCGTCAGGCATGAGCATGAGCGACGTCTTCACGGGCGCCGACGACACGTTCTACATCCAGCTGCCGGACCGTCGTGTCCAGATGTGCTGCGAGGGCTGTGGCATTCCTTTCAAGGCCGACGAGTCGGAGACCTGGAGCTCTCACGCGAAGTGGTGGTACAGGAATCCGAAGACCGGCCGAGAAGGCAACATGGCGTACGGTGTGGGATCGCCCGGCGCTGTCTACGAGTCTCCGTGGTACCTGCACGATGACGACAAGCCTTCGTCGCTGCTGTCCGACTTCTACATCCAGAACTGGCTGGGCAAGCGTCCGCCGCTGACGGTGGTGCTGCCTGACGGATCGCACTGGTGTATCGATCTCAAGTCGAGCCTGCCGAACGGACAGACGGGCTGGGGTCCGGGGTGGACCATCACGGGCGACAGTCTGCACCTGACGGCGAGCCCCAGCATCAACTGTCCTCGCTACCACGGCTTCCTTCAGAACGGCGTGCTGACGCCTGACCTCGAAGGGCGTACCTATCCCGAACAGGAAATCTGACATGCAGCTTCAAGCACGTATGCGCCTCCTGGCCACGGAGGCCGAGGATGTGACCTACGAGCAGTACGCAGCAGTCGTTGCTTCCCTGGCGCACGACCCGCACAAGCTGCAAGCCTTCGACTTTCAAGTGCCTGGTGCGCTGAAGAAGCTGTGGTCAGAGCTGAAGGAAGTCGGCCAACTCCTCAAGGACTCGGCGGGAATCGGCTGGGACGCGATCGTCCAGGCCTTCAAAGAGAAGTCGGTGTTCACGTTGCTCAAGGGTGTCGGCTTCTCGCTCTCCAAGCTCATGACCGCAGTGCGCAAGGCCATGGCGCTGCCTGCAGCTGCCGTGTTCCAGGCCTTCGATGATCTGGTTGACACCTTCGGGTCCGCTCAGATGCTGCAGAAGCTGGACGTACACGAGCGGATCAAGAAGCTGGACGAAGTGATCCATCGCCATCCGGTCCTGACCAAGGTGACGGGCATCGCAGTCGCAGGCTTTCTCGTCTGGGCCTTCCTCCACGGTTCGACCGTGGGAGACATGGACTACGATCTAGGCGTCGTCGAGGCAGTCATCAGCTGCATCAAGGGCGACTTCGATCTGGCAGACATGTTTGCCTCCAAGAAGGGCCTGCGCGACATCTCGGTGCTGCTCTTCGGACTCGCAACCGGCGGCATCGGCATCACAGCCTACGGAGCCTCGCACGTCGAGCCGATGCTGAAGTTCCTGGGCTCTCACGCGGGTCAAGCCAGTTCGATGATGATCGCTCTCTTCTACGCAGCAGCGAAGAAGCTCGGCCTCCACATCGACTACTCCGGGATGCCGAGGCCAATGACCGCATCTCTGGTGACGGACCCGAAGGCGCCACACGGTCGAAGCCACAAGTGGTTCCACGCGCTGCCGTACAAGGAGCGCAAGGCCTACATCAAGCGCTACCCTGGCACCAAGTTCGGGTCCGAACATAGCATCATCCTTCCGAAAGCCTGATCATGAAACTCCAAGCCAAGTCACGTCTGCTCGCTGCCGGTCCCGGGGAAGCGATGGAGGCGCTGGTGCGCGACGCCTACAACTACGTTCAGAGTCTCGGACTGAAGACAAGCAATCGATCGCCCGATGCCCTCACATACCGTATTGCATTCAAGGTCAACATGACTCTCGAAGCTGCGGAACAAGTGTTGGAACGTCACTTTGGCAAACCCGAACGAGTGTACGAGGACCCCATCAAGCACTACATCAGTCGCACTTGGGACACGGATCGTGCGCAGGGTCGAAGCATCACTCTCAAAAAGGTACGTGGGAACCTGCAGGTAGTCCTGTTGCAGTTGAGTGCCCGCAAGACCTGAGCCCCACATTTTCATTCCTCTAGCGACTCCTGTATCGGATAGCTCTCATTCTGTTTCAACAGTCACAACGGAGATCACCATGCAGTTCCAAACCAACACCATCGCCATCACCGACTACGAGATGAAGAATCCGAGCCTGGCGAAGGTCATCATCAGCTACACCGGCAACTTCGGTCGCGACTTCGTGCACTCCGAGCTCTGCAAGATGCTCGACGGTGCGGCGCAGCCGATCAAGGCCAGCTTCAAGAAGATCAAGGAGGGCGTCGCCGTCGGCTTCATCAAGGCCAATCGTGCGGTCCGCGTCCCGACCGACAAGGAGCTGAAGGCCATGCGCGTCCTGGGCTCGAACATGCTCATGGACGAGTCGGACAAGTCCCTGTGGGAAGTGAAGTCCGGCGCGACCGGCAAGTACCTGGCCCGCCACGGCCAGGAAGACCTGTCGGAACTGGTGCAAGCCAGCCGCCACACCCGTCCGGAAGTTCCGAAGCTGCGCCAGATCACGATCGCCCGTGC